TTTTCAATGACATTAAGCTCTTCTTCAATTCTCTTCTTGTAGATGTCCTGTTTTTCCTGTGACCATTTATCCATACCTCGACGAGTATACCCTTCCCACGCCAGCTTACGAAGATATTCAGCTGAATTAGCATACTTTATAGGAATTTCAATTTTTGGAAGCTCAGGTTCGTGCCATGGCATATCAATATCATCACATAAGTCAGTGACTAAATCCGTATTTTTAAGACATTCACAAACGGCATCATAACCAATTTGTTTATCAAGCACTTTATGAACTTCTTCATCTGACATTAAGTAACATCCATCGTAAATTTCTGATGCAGTTTCCTTATCCTGTGCAATACGAAGAAAATAATTTTGATAATATAAGTCCTCTTTGGTAGCAGCATGGACGTCATTTGTTACTACCACTTTTGTGTTAGTATCTTTAGCAAGTCGCATAATTTTTTGGTTATACAACATCTGTTGTTCATTATCGTGAGCCTGTATCTCTAAGAAATAATATGGGAACAGCATTTTATATTCTTGCACGAACTTAAGACATTCATCATAGTTTTCTGTTCTAGATAATTTACTGGCAAGACATGCCGATAAAATAATAAGATTTTCTGCCCCTTCTTTTGCAATGTCAAAACGAGTTACACGTGGCTTATAATAAAACCCATGTAAGTGTCCGAGAGTTGAAATACGATTTATTGCACGACGTCCTTCTTCATTACGAGCAATAATAATCATATGATAATATTTATTATTCGGATCTTTTATTTCCCTATTGTCACATTCATATGCCTCAATGCCAAACATCTGTTTTACATCTGGGTATTTACTTTGCAATTCAGCATAATATGGATGAGATGTAAGCTCACCATGCTCTGTAATAGCAAGACCTTTAAGACCCAATTCTGAGGCTCGTTTCAGATTTTCTTCTGGAGAACTATATGCGTCCAAAATCGAAAAATATGAATGTGTATGTAAGCTACTAGACATTCCGTCATCCTCCTAAAAATTAATCACTTTGTGCTGTGCATATTATACTCTTTTATTTTCTATAAATCAATAGTCAAAAAATGGAGTTAACAAATTTTTTACAATTTGCAACTCCATTTTTTTATAAAATGCTTTTATCAAATACGGGCGAATCCTTAGTTTCTATTTTAGTTAATGTGCCATCATCATTAACATTATATAAATGCCATTTCTTTTTCATTTCATCGCTAGTAACGACCTGTTTGATAGTACCATCAATAGCACATAGCGACTGCCAATGAATTTGACCTTTTGGAATTTTAATTTTCATATATCACCTAGTAGAGAGTTGTATTTATTATTGTAAAAAGCAATCAGTTGGTCGAGCGTTACTGGAATATAACCATGAATCATACAACCTACGTTAATGATATGTCCCCACGAATCAGAATTATTCATCTTAGTGCTTATTAGTTCTCTAGTCCAAGTCTCCACAAAACCTTGTTCTCTTGTTGTATGGGTATGCCCATGTAACATCCATGTTTTTGGATCATAAGAACCTTTATAACACAGGAGAGGGTAATGACACATAATGACGTGCCGACCGTTATCCGTAATTTCTTTGTACTCTTTAATATCTGCAAATTCATTTTTCAATGCTCTAGACATGCTCCAGAGATCATGATTGCCTCGAATAAGTTGCTTCTTGCCTTTAAGCTGCCATAAATACTCAAGCCATTTATCTTCTTTAAGCCAACAAAAGTCTCCAAGAATATATACCGTATCTTCGTTGGATACTATACTATTCCAGTTGTTAATTAGTGTTTCGTCCATTTCTTGAACATTTTTATAAGGACGGTAATCGAAGTCAATAATGTTAGAATGCCCGAAGTGTGTATCAGAAATATAATAATTACTCATTTAATCACCTATTTCTATTAAGTATTTTATTGTCATTTGATCTTCTTTGTATACTACAATTTCGTCATTACGAAGCATACCTTTATCTGCGTGCGCATGTAGACAATTAGCACCTGGCTGAAATTTTTGTAGTTTATCATAAGTTAAATCATAATATTTACTATTAAATTCATACACATTGTATGGTACTCCATAAGCGACATCGAATAGTGCCATATATGCAACATTACTTCCTCCCCTTGCCCAATATGAACCAGACAACGACGTATATCCAATACTTTTTGCACACTTAGGGGCATAGTAGCAACCAAATCCAAACATTTTTCCTGTAATCACAGCATTAGTTGGTCTAAGTACAAGCCCAGTTTTAATAATGGACCAAAAGTTTTCGCTACGGCTACCATGAAAAAGTAACTTCGTATTTGTAATATTATTGTCTTTAACGAATTTATCAAATCTTTCCTGAGTTTGTAAGTTAGTCACTTTCCAGGCATTCCTCAATTTACTAGCTGATTCGTTCATAAGAGTCTTAATTAAGGCAATATCATTTCTATCAGCTTCCTCAAAAACTAAACCAAACTCTTCGAGGATAGTTTTATCTTTTTTATCAACAGGATTATTAACTTCTATAGCGGGTTTTATATAAACCTGCCCTCTCATAACGTCAAGCAAGTCCTGTTCTTTAGAAACAATCTTTCCAAAATCATCTTCGGAAGATGCTAGATAATCAGCAACATTGCCCATCCTTCGAGGGATAATCATAAAGAGTTTTAAAAGAGTATCATTAAACGCTTCTATTGATAAGCTACTATTTGCCAGCTCATTAATAGTCGCCTGTGCTGCATTAATCATATCAGATGTAACGGCAGAGGCTTTAACTGTGTAGTTTTTATTAATAGTTTCTTTAGCAAGAGACTGAAGCTTATCCACAATAGTCTTAATAGCCTTGTTTTCAATCTCTTTATATGGACTATCAGGATTGGTAGAAGAGATTTCTTCTACCAAGTCCTGTTTAAGATCGGTTACATCGACGTAGCCTTTCTTCAACTTATTTTTAATTTGCGATTCCCATTTGTTTATGGGATATCTAGTTATTGTTTTGGTAGCATCAATTCTTCCATACTCGACTCGAAATTCATTATTTTCAGGAAAAAGATTATAGTACTTATTATTGTTTGCTGCACTAACCATAACTAGGTATGTAGGTCTAATCTCTATCATCTTTGTTCTCCACAATTATTCCATATTGTTCGTATAAATGTTTTTGCGGTGCAAATTCTTTAAAATATTTTTGTTCAGCATATAATCTTGCCTTAATTGCATCGTCTTTGTTATCAAAATACCCTAAATGAATCACTTTTTTATTTATGTAAATTCTCGATTGCCATTTATTGAGAGTTTTATGCCATCCAACCCCAATAACACCAGACGTATTAATACTAGATTTTGAATGATTGCGATTATTTTCTTGTTGATTTGTTGGTCTAAGATTATGCCTTCTATTATTTAGTGGATTCCTATCTTTATGGTCATAATATTTACAACCAATCATATCTGACATAGCAATAATTTTCTTATCTATTTTTGTTATTAATCGACGATATCCACTTGCGTAAATATGTTCGCTCCAACAATAATCTTTTATTTTGTCAAAATCATCTGCGTCAACAAAAAATTTTGCATTTGTATTATTTGTATATCCAATATAATATTTTCCATATTGATCTTCACATACAGTGGAATATTTATTAGTTTTACGATTATTACGACATCTTTCCGCAGCCACTTCTTTGCGAAGACAACCGCAAGAAAGTGTTCTTTGTCCTCTTATGTTACTGCCTCTAAGTATAACTATATTATGATCTTCACAAGAACACTCACACATCCACTGATCATAATGCTTTCCATTTGAACCAATATAGTCATCTACCTGTTTGATAACAATTAATCTTCCAACTTTTCTTCCAACTAAGTCTTCCTTGGTTTTAACCATTAAATATCATCACCTTATAGTTCACATATCAAAATATCCACGTCAGTATCCTTAAAAACATCACAAATGATATCATAAACCTTGTCCCACTGTAGACGATCAAGTCCACAACCTATCTTTGGCATTGCCAACTTAGTAATGTCCAAGTATTCCATTTGTGTTCTCATAGCTTCAAGTGCTTCTTTTAAAGTATCATATGTTGGTTTATTGTAACACTGAGGCTTAGTTACCAAGTTAAATACATTATCAATCAATAATGCTTCTCCACCATCGAACTCAAAATTATCATAATTATCATCATAATTCTTGAATAGCTTGAATTTCATGTTATATACTTCATCAAACTTCTTGGCAATTCCTGCTCCAAGCGCAAAGTCTGCCGAGATGCAATGAGCAAGATAGTATCCCTGTGGTACTGTAAAAAGATCTCTCTGTTCTTCATGAATAGTCATAATTTTATCCTCCAATTAAATTTAAAAATTCTTCTTCTGTTATGATTTTGGTGCCAAACTTTCTAGCGTTATTATTTTTTGAGCTATTGCTATTGGGGTCGTTATTTATCAAAAAATCAGTTTTAGATGTCACGCCAGAAGCTACTTTTGCTCCAAGTTCTACAATCTTTTCATTTATAGAATCACGAGTAAAGTGTTCTAATTTTCCAGTGCAACAAATGGATTTTCCTATAAATGGGTTATCTTTTATTTCTTTCTTTTCTTCGATGGTAAAATGCATTTCATCTGATAGTCTATTAATATCATTAATATGTTCATTAAAAAATTTAACTAGGCTATTTGCGGTAATTTCTCCAATATCATCAAGCTGTGTGAAATCGTATTCATGATTCCACATATCCCACAAAATATCCCAGCTTCCATTACAAGCCTCAGAAATAGTCTTAGCGGCTGACGAACCAATTCCCGGAATCGAAAGTGCTGTGATAAAGTGAGCCAAATCAACATTACGACTTTTTTCAATGGCATCAAGGATTTTCTCTACGGACTTTTTACCAAAGCCATCGCATTTTTGCCATTCTGACTTATACTCTATAAGATGATATAAGTCTTTAAAAGTATGTATCCATCCTTTGTTGATTAAGAATTCAATTGTGGCTTCTGATAAACCATCGATATTGAGAGCCTTTTTACTTACGAAGTGTTCAAAAAGAGCAAGCCGTTTACCAACACAATTAGGATTCGAGCACATAAGCACTTCGGATTCATTATCTTTTACAATTTCAGTGCTTCCACCACAAATAGGGCAATGCCAAGGAATTTCTATTTCTGCATCACCACCAATACAACCAAGTATCTGTGGAATAATCATATTGGCTTTGTATACAGAACACTTCCCACCAATCCTTAAGTTTAGATTCTTTATGATTGATATATTATGAACTGATGCCTTAGTGACAATAGTATTATCAATTTCTACTGGATCGAATACGGCAGTGGGTGTCAACTGACCAGTTTTCCCGAGCGTCCATTCAATATTTCGTAAGATAGTTTCATACTCCTCTATTCCTGGTTTTAGGGCAAAAAGTTTTCGATTATGATGCCCTGTTGAACCAAGACTTTCTCCATATATCAAATCATTATATTCAAAGCACCAACCGTCTGTAGGCAACTCGTATTTTTCACGATTTAGATGACTAATACAATCAGATAAAGAACCATATGTTGGGAATAGAACATTTGAGACAACATCAAATCCATTCTGTACCAGAAAATTCAATGACTCAGCTTTTGTTGTAACGCCAACATCTTTCCAGTTTACGAGAGTAAATGCATAGAAATAAATATTTCTTTTTGCTGCCTCATTTGCATTTAATTGACGTAAAGCCCCTGACGCAATATTTCTAGGATGCCCTAAATCACCATTAATGTTCATAGCATTATAATATTTCCATGGAATAAGTGCTTCTCCGCGAATTTCAAGATAGCCCCGATAAGGAATCGTCATTGGTAAATTCTTAATCATACACGCAGTATGAGTAATATCCTCTCCGTCAATACCAGAGCCACGACTAAGAGCTTGTACAAATTTACCTTCGGAAAACTTAGCTACAAGTGTCGCTCCATCCATTTTATAAGAAACTACTACTGGATGGGTTCCCACAAACTTCTCGACATCTTCAAGATTAGTTGACTTATTTGCTGATAACATAGGTACAGAATGATGCACCTTTGTTAGAGACGAAAGTACTTGCCCTTGTACTGTTCTTGTGGGAGAATTAGCAAGCCAAAAATTAGCTTCATCTTCGAGATGTTTCAACTCGTCAAATTTTTTGTCATACTCGGCATCGCTAATTTCAGGGGCATCTAAATCATAATAAAGATGACAATGATATAGCAATTCTTCAGTAAGCTCTTTAATTTTCTGAATCTTGTCCATTAAATATACTCCCCCTTCACGTGTCCACTTAATATACCAAACGTCTGAAGCCATTCCATCTCTCTTTCGACCTTCTCGGCAATATCAAAAGCAAACTGAGGTGGATTTTCTTTTGTCTTAAGTATCTTCTGATAATCATAAGGCTGAAGAAAATTTTCATCCAGCACATCAATTGAGATGTCACTCCCATCAAGAGGAATAAATACATTGAATGTAATATCATTACCAAGAGACTTACAATAATACCAACCCTCATTTCTGTTATTACTAAATCCAGCTTCACGCATTTGCTCGTCAGATAAAATGTGTGCTTTAATTGCGGCATTAACGCCATTCTTGTTAAGCTTAACCAATCTTATAGCCCTCCATAATCACTTTGTTTTGCATTGGTATTTTAACACAAAAGCACTTGTGTGTCAAGTGCCTTGTTAAATTATTTACATTTTATTCATAAATTACATTACAATCACAACCTGTTCAACGGCTCTAGTACAGGCTGTGTATAACCATTTTGCAAAATACTCTCTGTCCCCCAACCTTTCGGCATACACAAGCACTTTATTGGCCTGACTACCTTCAAATTTATGTACAGTAACAACATACCCATATGCAAATTCTTTAGGTTTTTGAACCTTGTAAAAATCCATATAATTTTCCTTAGTCACTGTAGGGATGCCTGTACATAACAATTTATAATCTATACATACTTTGCGGAACACCCCACTAGTATCACTCCAAAATTGCGCAGTCATTTTTGGTTTAAGCAATTTAGTATTTTGGGTACGAATATTACGAATTTCACCAAGCTCACCATTTATTAATGCTTCACCAGTATCACTAGAAAACCACCAATCGTTTTTGAGGGCAATAATCCTGTCACCTTCAATAGGAGCATCTTGATAATTATTACCCCATTTTAGCTTTCTAATATGTGAATTTAATGTCATTCTCGTATCGTTACGTCCACACAATACAATGTCTGCACCAAGTAATAATTTATTAGATACTTTTTCTTTTGGTATTATTCTTGCTTCTTTGGGACCACCATAAGACAATGTTTTTCCTTCTCTGATATCCATACTAAGCCGAATAATAGGATTATCTAGAGCCTGTCTCATAATTTCTGTAAGCACCACATGAGGATGCTCTAAAACTGTTGCATTGCCTGAAATTGGTGGTAACTGAAACATATCTCCCAATGCAATAACATATATCTGATGGGACAATAATAGCTCCCACATTTTTTGAGGCACCATAGAAACTTCATCTACAACAACTATTTTATAATCGTACTCAAGGGTAGCTCGCTCCTCAAATTCAACATCTCCGTTAGATAATGTCTTTGGAATATATAAAAGTCGATGTAATGTCATTGCGTTATGGCATCCTTTGTTGCGCAGAACTAGACTTGCCTTGCCTGTGAATGTTGCAAAAACGACATCACTCATGTCTACGTTCAATGCGTCCACAATATACCTGACTGTGGTCGTCTTGCCGGATCCGGCTGCCCCCGCAATAACAGTATATTTTTCATTATCTTTATACCTTTGTACCGCTACTTTTATAGCTTCTTCTTGTCCTTTAGTTAATGTAATACTCTCCATAATATAATATTTCCTTAATCACTTTGTTCTGTTATCTGTGCATCTTTAATAATACATTGTGGCTGTAGCACTCCCTGATAATCATTTAACGCACAGGTAGCTACCACATCAACAGTAATCTTATCTTCAGGGTCTCCCCAACTATTAACATATTGAAGTAGTGGTGCATCTTCAGGCATTTTAAATTGAACATATTTTATCCCATTACACTCAAAAGCTACACTGTTGTTATCTTTGCCCTGAACGTAAATATCTTTACGGCGCAGGGTGATGTTAGTGATGGCAAATAACGGTTCTTCAACTTCTTTAGCCCAAACTGATTTATATTTATCTACCTCATTACATACATATGCATCAATCTTGCTGCTATCCACTTCGAAATCCACTCTATAAATTTTTGCAAAATCAACGTCGGACAACTTGTCATTAAACCAAAGAGCTGCATTATTCACATCCTTAGTAGGTATTTCTACGCCGAATGCTGCTGGATGTCCTTGAGCTAAAGTAACATATGGACAACTTTCCACTAGCCCCCTAAAATCTTCAATAGGACAATAGTCAAATGCCCTACCAGAGCCACCATACAAATCAGGGTGTTCTACTTGTTGTCTTAATAACAGAGTGGGACGATTATACTTCTCAGCAACCTTAATAGCTACCAAGCCCGTCATTGATTGTTCTAAGTCTTTAGTGCAATCACACATAATGATTTTATTATCCGTACCCTGAGCATTTATGATTTTTGTAATAGCATTAAAACCCTTTTCTTTCAATCGATCCTGCTTACCTTTATATGACTTCATAAGACGAACGCAGTGTTCATAAATATTTTCTGTAATAGGTTCTGTCGTTCCTCTTTTGGTATATTCAAATGTCTTTGACTCATCTTCACAGAAGGCTTTTAATAGCAGCTCACGTTCATCTTTCGTTGCCATACGTAGAAAACTGTTAATCAAAGGTGCAATATAGAAACTGACCGTAAAGGGATTGATGATACCTTTTGTACTAAACTCTTGTGCTTCGAAAATTTTAAGTAGCATTTTATTTTTTAAATTACATAATCCCCAATTAACAGAAGCTCGTGTTTCTATTGATTTAAGTGACATTACATCAGCTATGTTGGCTATCGCAACCAAGTCTATATATTTGTCAGCATAGTCTGTCCAGTTTTCATCATCGAAAGCTCTACAAAACTGCCATGTAATTGCCGCACCACATTCATCTTTATTATAATTTGGACTACATTGGTTGTTAACAACTATAGCGTCGGGAATTACCTTAACTGACTGCTCATGGTGATCTAAACAAACAACATCAATACCTTGGTCTTTAAGCTGTCTGTGAGCAATAATATCATTCGTGGCCGAATCTGGGCATATTAATAAGGCTGTATTAGTCGGTATGTCAAAATCGCCACAAAGACCATGAGACTTATTTTGAGTATGCACGAGAAGTTGTGCATCAACATCTGGTTTTATATCTTGCAAATACTTATATATAATTGTCGCGCTGCAAGTGCCGTCAACGTCTGGATCAACCAAGATGCAGATTTTATTGTTGTGATTCAAATGTTTTTTTACACATTCGACCGCCATGTGTATATTCTCTAAGTTTTGCCAGTCTGAGATATCTTGTTGTGATGATTGAATATATCTTTTTACATCAGCAATGCCTCTATTTTTTAATGTCGTTCCAATAATATCAGTGATATTATTTTCAGAATTTTTGATTAATTTATATTTCAAATTTTCACTCCTCCAATAAAATCGGGTAGGAGGTAGATAATTATTTTATCTACCGACCTCCCACACCACCGCTCAAGCGGTCCCGCAAGCGGCGGTTCCTTAGTTTACACATACTCGTTCATAGTATTCTGAGAAAAATAAAAATCCTTCTTTGGATAGAGTTTTATTATCCAAAGATGATGCTAGTATAGGGCTATTGGATATTCTCCAGTAGCCTTTCCTTGTGTTTGCAAATTGTAAGGCTTTCCATTTCTCGATTCCAAGATGCCTAAGCATCTTGACTCTAGTACGGACTCTCTTCCACTGTTTCCAGTAAATCATTCTTATTCTCCGTCTCATCCATTTATCAATTGTCCTAAGAAGCCCTTTTATATCGGCAATCTTGAAGTAGTTTACCCAACCCTGGATATACTGTCTTAATTTCTTTATCCTGTATTCATTGCTCCAACCGTTGCTTCTAGATGTAAGCTCCTTGATTTTCGCTTTCATCTTGTTAACTGCTTTCGGACTCACACGAAGTCTGAATCCATCTTTATTGCTATACAAGGAGAACCCCAGAAATTTAACTTTACCGACGTAGTCTACTACTGTCTTTTCTGTATTTACTTTCAGAAATAGCTTCTTCTCTATGAAGGGAAGAATACTCTTTAGGGTTCGGTTGGCTCCTTTCCGACTTCTACAGAAAATCATCAGGTCGTCCGCATAGCGTACGAACCTGTGTCCACGTCGTTCTAGCTCTTGGTCGAGCTCATTAAGCATAATATTGCTCAATAGAGGACTGAGTGGGCCTCCCTGAGGCACCCCGATTTTCGTCTCTCTAAAGGTATGGTTGACAATAACCCCAGCATTAAGATATTTATGGATGAGTGATATCACTCTCCCATCCTTAATAGTTCTGGATAGAACTTCGATAAGCTTGCTTTGGTTAACGGTGTCAAAGTACTTCTCCAAGTCCATATCTATAACATATTTGTAACCTGCATTAGCATTAGCTACACATACATCCATTGCCTGGTGAGCACTTCGATTCGGTCTGAATCCAAAACTATTGTTAGAGAACTGTTCTTCGAACAGGGGCGATAGCACCTGGGCTATTGCCTGCTGGATAACCCTATCTACAACAGTCGGAATTCCAAGCATTCTTACTTTTCCTTTTTCCTCCTTGGGTATTTCTACCCTTCTAACGGGATTCGGGCGGTATCTTCCCTCCCTTATTGACTGGATAAGATGCTCTTTGTTCTCTTTGAGATATTGTAGAAGATGCTCCACTTCCATCCCATCGATTCCTCCTGCACCCTTATTGGATTTGACCTTTTTGTAGGCATCATTAAGATTTCTTCTGTCCAATATTTTCTCCATCAACTGCTCCGTCGACGAGTCTGCATTGACGAGGTTGTTTTCAGTTATCCTCGAAGAAGTGTACGCTTCGGCATATCCTTTCTGTTCCGCAGATTCTTTTTGCCGATAGCCCCCATTATTATGAAGTTGTCTGTACTTATTTTCTTTATTGGTAACATTCATTTACTCTCATCTCCTAAAGTTCAGCCCTTCCCAAAGGTCGTCGACTACCTTCGGTACTATGGCTTCTGCTGACTTCTCACGATAAATCTTGTTTCAACCGCATATCATACTTTTGTTTCAATGCGTCCGTGAGACCTCCCCGGGTAAGACTGCAATCTTTCCTTCCATATATCTGCCACATTTACACCGTATGTCTCCGGATAGTTTAGGGCTTTGACTTGTTTTGCAGTCTCACCCGACATACGTATGCCTAATGTGATTTCTGTTCGTCAGACCAGAAGTTTGCCTCCAGCTTCCTTCAGATTCCGCTTCACAACGGACACCCTTGCCTTTGACTATGTGCTTGGCACTATCAACCCGCACTAGGGACTTTCACCCATTAGATTACACCCATGCCGGGCGCACAAAAATGGAGCGTAGTTCCCCACGCCCCACCATTTACTCTTCTAAAATATCGTGTTTTGTATAACAGTTTTCGCAAAAACATTCTCCTGTTTCTATCTTAATAAAGTCACCTTCGATATATTCACCACAACAATCACACTGGATAGCTTTGACAAACTCATCTGAATGACAATAAGGACACACACTAACCATTGGACCATCTGGGTAAGGGTCTGTGACTAGCATATCCTTATGGTACTTGGGAGAATCGAAAACATGGTGGCAATTCAAGCAGTACCACATAATATTTATTCCTGTTTAGGTAGACACTGTAGCGTGTAGCCACAATGATTTTTAAGGTAATCTGCCGCGCTACAAGCTACAAGTCCAGCAAAACCACCACGTACAATGATGATTTTATCCTTTACTTCATAACTTCCTGACAGGGCTGCGAGTGCTGTCTGAGGTGTCCAAATGTGTTTCATTGATTTAACTCTCCTTTGTCAATAAAATAACAAAACTCCCCCTGACGGTAATGCTCCGTCTTCTCTTGGGTCAAAGCCAAGTGTGTCCACTTGTCCACTAAGGGGGTATATGTGGCATTGTTATGTTACTCTTCGCCACTGGTAACACCACATTTAGATAGGTATGTGATGACCGTGAATTACAACCTCACTCCCTTGATGATGTACACTCTCTTGAGAGAAAACTAAGAAACTTTCGTGGCCAACGCCCTAGTTGATTCTTTGCAAAAGCCTATAGTTGCTGTGACTTTTTTAAGCGACATATCAGGTTCGAACTGACGCTTTTAGCTTGGGAAGCTAACGTGCTAACCACTAACACTAATATCGCATAATCAAATAGCGTATTTCGGATTCGAACCGAAACTGCCGTGTGTTTGAGACACGTCTCTCTTCCTGTTGGAGTAATACGCCATATTGGATTGAGCTTTATAACTCAATCCCTTTGTTGTGTATGTATTATACCATAACTTGCTTATTTTGTCAATATATGTTTTATGTTATTCATAATTTATTTACGATTATTAACAAGGCACTTTGGTATTATAGATTAACAGCCTATTCTAGTAAAATTGCTGTACGTGCCTTTATTAGCCCTATATTATATCTTCAACGCTTCTTCAATGGGCTTGTATCTATCATCCTGTAACGCCTTTACCAAGCACTCGTAGGGATCTGTCTCCCCAGACATAACCATTTTAACGAGATTCTGACTATATCCAGAAATCAGCACTACGCCAAGCTCATTCTGTTGAATTGGAACTACATTGCTATAATACTCATTGACATTCCAGAATATCAATCTCGGAAGCTGATATCCATACGTTGAATACTCCTGAGCAATCGCCTCGAACAATGGCTGAGTGAAATTAAACGCCTGCCCATCAAACTGCAAATCGCTAATAACCACAATATTCTTAGGCATATCTTCCTGGGACATCTTGCTGTTTATCGCAGTTCTAAGAATTAAATCAAACACAGCTTTGATATTAGTATTACTACAATCTGTCTCCTGATAAGTCTTTACAAGCTTTTCTCTCAGGGTATCCATGCCATCAAGACTAATCAGCTTCGGCTTTGCACCAAAAGTAATAAACTGATTATGGAACTCACCAGTGCTTCTTTCAGCCATATAAATTGCCATAGCAGTACTTACGTCCATTGGCTTACCATACATCGAACCAGAGCCATCACGCACAACTAAGGTATTTTCGCTAGTGAGTATCGGTAGTGCTTTCCACAGCCCTTCAAGGGTTTCGTCGTACTTTTTAACATGATTGCCCCACTCAGTATACCTATGAACTATATCATCTGGGAACAAAACAGATGCATTAATTTTAGCTTCTCCCTTAGAAAGAGCACCAAGATATGATCTTCTACGCTCCTCGTCATTTCTAAGAAACGCATTGTTGTAAATCAGATTTGCACGAGAAGGCACAGCTTCATAGTTAATTTCATTCCACTGTTTGGCAGACATTTTGCATTCTACTACATCAAGATATTTACGCATCCGAGAAAGCGTCTGACGGTACTGTTTAGAAGTCATCCCCAAATACTTACGAATGGTTGCAGCATATCTTTTTGTTATATTAGACGAGGCCACTTCGGACGGAAGCCATTTCGGAAGCAAGGAAATGGACTGACCATCATTCATATATGCAATGTCTATAGATAACTGTGTAGCAATTAATGCCTTAACTTCATCCTTAACAGGAGTATCAAGCAAACACAACAAGTCATCCCATCGTCCATAGTCACTAATCAGATGTAAAACACTACGTATCATGTCGGGTTTAAGAGTTGCGAGGTATGTCATGACTACCCTAAATAGTCTGCGCTCACCGATTCCATATCTACAATCCCTACAGTAAAATAACCAACGCATAGCTACAACAGGATCTTCATAATAAGCATCCATAAACTTATTAATGATTTCTCGCTCCGGTTGCTTTCTCAGTGAAGTTACTGAAAAGTTTAAATCGAGCAGCTTTTTGCCAGAGGTTACGTATCCAACAGCACCATTGGTCGTTAAACATTTCTCGTCATTTAACTCGTTCTTAAGAGCATTTATAAAAGCCATTTTCCTTTTTCTCCTTTAAAATTGATTTTATTTTTTATAAAATCCAAGACACCTTTGGTTATATGAATTACAAGTTCATTCCAATAAAGTTGCTGTAAGTGTCTTAGGAGTTTACAAGAGACCGTATTGATTATTTGATGTTTTTTAAATATAGAATTATAAATATAAAATTTGCTGTTGGTCTCTTTGAATTTAGCAAGACGCATTTTTTTCCACTATGCAAGAAAAAATTTGCTGTTAGCGTCTTAGAGGAAGATAGATAGGACTCGAACCTACGATTACAGCTTGCCTTTTAACATTGCTGTATAAGATTTTAACAAACCTTATTATTTTGCTGTTGTCTTACCACTTGACTACTATCTCCAAATTGTGGACAGGAGCAAGACTCGAACTTGCGACCACGGCTTTACCAGAGCATTATAACATTGCAGTTTAGGCTTATAACTAAGCCCGATTATTACGTGCTCTAACCAACTGAGCTATCCTGTCCATAAACGCAGAGCACAGCAATCGAAGCTGATACTTTTTACAGTACGCACCGCTTAGCAGGCGGGCTCCGAACCTCTCGGATTTACTCTGCATATTAATGGCACTATCGTAGCTCCCACGCTATTTTCTTCCTATTTGTAAAGTTCGTTAGAAATAGTAAAGCAACCTATCTTTTGGTCCCACTGATGGAATTCGAATCCATACTTTAATGATTTTAAGTCATTTGCCTGTCTGCCAGTTGGGCTACAGTGGGGTACATAGTGGTTTTTAAAGTGAACCACCAAACACATAATCACTTTGTACTATAATTAGCCTACATTATCAAGGATTTCTTTAATTCCTATCAGTCCAGCGTAAGCATCTCCGTCACCTGATGTAATAATCGTTTTAACCGAACCATTAATCGCCTTTACGGCCTCGGACTGTACATCAAGTTCTTTGTCTCTAAAATACTCATCAGTATAAGCTTTCTGTTTTTCCAGCTCCGCTTCTTTAGTAAGTTTAGCAATCTGAAGTTCCTGTTCCGCAATCTTTATATTCGCTTCAGAAACCGACAGTTCTGCTTCAGCAGCTTTCTGTTTTTCGTAAGCCGCAGCATCAGCTTCATTCTGACGCTTAATCAGTTCCACTTTCGAATTAGCTTCCTGCTCATCAACTATTTTCTGATTTATTTCATTCTGCTTATCTCTATCAAGTTTTGCAAGCTCCACCTCATTCTGAGCCTGTGTTTTCTGGTCAATCTTTTCCTGAATATCTGCCGGAAGAATCAACGTACCAATTTCAAATCTAACAAGTTCCACACCATAAATCTCATTCAAAGTTTGTGAAAGAATTTCAAATACCTGATTCTGTATTTCAGATCGAGACGATTGAATGTCATATACCGAATAAGCCTGTGATACTGTCGAGAGTTTACCTTTAGTAAGACCATAAATGTCATTGTCTACAATACTGTCAAACGACTTCGTTCCAAAAGACTTAATAATTCTTTCGATATCCACTGGACGAATACTTATATAAATATCAGCATCAATATTCTTGCCTTCCTGCGAAGCAATCTGCATTGACATATCCTTACTGTTGTCGCCTTCAGCAAGACTCGTCCAGTTTTTCGAAATGATTGTGGTCGGGTAGGTTAGTACATCCTGGGTAATAGGATTTATACGAATACGACCTGTGCGTTCAACATTAATTACCGAAGTGCCTTCAATGACATTATCATCAGTAGGAGATGCTGTCCTGTCATAAACATAACCTACATAACCTGCATCAATTGTTTCATGAGTTACCCCGTACCCAATCAGCCCACCAATAACAATTACAATTGCTAATATTAATGATATTATAACTTTATTCATCTTCGTCCTCATCTTTTTCATTTGTAAAAAATTTTTTAATTTCAATATAAATTTCGTTGTGGAATAACAACGCCACAACAACAGCGATTAATAATAGAAGAATAATTCCCTTAATAGGCATATTACTTCTCCTTGCCCTCACATAATATATTAATTTCTGTCCATGCTCTCACATATGCCTCTTTCTGAGCCTCAATACTTTTTTCACGCTTTGCAGCTTCACGACGCGCTTTCTTTTCTTCATTCTTCTTTTTGCGTTCCTTGCGCTCTTCCTCTATCTTTATCTTTTCGGCTCTTTTGGCATCATTCTTAAGAAAAACTCTGATAGCTCTATCAATCAGCTTATTATAAATTGAGCTACCACCAACAAGCTTCTTAGTGATACAAATTGAAATGCCCTGTTCTACAGAGAATTCATCGCACTGATGAACTACTGCTTTTTCGGTTGTACCATCCATAAACTCTACAACAATTGCACAATTATTATAAATTCTTACATCTTTGATATCAGGAATCAGTTTCTTAGTGGATTGTAGGAATCCATCTTTATAAAATTTAGCGACTAGCTTACCGTCATGATCATCCCTCGTAAGCATTGTTTTTACTTCGGGGTTAACATCTGGTTTAACGTTTGCTTTCACCAAAATATCATCAAAGTTATCTTTTGTGCTATAATCAGTGGTAGTACTTATACTAGTAATAGTGTTACTAATTGGAACTGTAGTCGCATTTACAGTTGCAGTTGTAGTTTCGCCATTATCAAAATAAATTGTTCTACCCGTCGCATAAAAACTATTAATATTCTTATCGTTGTTAGTGCCCATAATTAATTCTCCCACCTATTTTTTTATTAAACATAGCAACTGTTATCATCGTCGCCACCAGAGTTAAAGAATTTTAAAATTATCCACATTATTAGTAGCGAAAGCCCTAATGATCCTAGTGCCGCCAATATACTCCATACAACCTCTCCCATATTGTTTGCTCCTAACCTCTTTGTTTTGTGTATATATTATATCATATTATCTTTTATTTGTCAATACGTCATTTCCGTATTTCACAATTTGTTTACAATTTACCTAATTCGTTGTAAATTATGATTCAATAGAGTAAACCACTTATCTGGCTCATCACTGGGACTTTCTTTTTCACCTAGAATGTTATCAGTATCGATAACCGCCCAAACAGGAACACCTTCTAAAAACTGATTAGCAATATCTTGGATAGCCTCTCTATTAATATCTTTATCATACGCAAAAATAATTTGCACACCCAATCTAATTAACATTTGAATTTGATGTTTGGAAATCTTACTGCCACCCGTAGATACACCATAAAACCCCATCTCGTATAGCTGCATTACTGCTTTTTCTGACTCGACTACGAACACTCTACCTTGTTGAATAATATTATTAAGTAGCTTATCAAGCCCATATAGTAAACGTGACTTTGAACAAGGTTCAAGGTAAATGTACTTCATATCAGACGAATCTAATTTCTCTTTAAAAATACGTCCTTTAACACCTACTAAATCCCCTATCTCTGATCTAATAGGAATAGTAATGTAATTGGTCTGAGGATCATACCCAACTTCAAAGAAACGCTGAGTGCTCAAAGAAATATTGTCTTTCTCAAAAAGATGATTCCCTATTGGTAGATAATAGTTCAATATCTTCTCGCTAATCGGTTTAACTAGGATGTCATCTGAACTGTTAATACAGTCACCTGATTGCATATCCTTTAATAGTTTTAAAATTTGCAAGCTCTCAGGAATTGGCTCTTCTTTGTCATAATAATCAATAGCACAAATATTACAAAGATGCCTGAGGGCATCAATGAAATTTAAATCTTTAGCCCACATTACAAGATCAAGAATATCTGCTGTGCGACTCTGCTCCTGAGGTAATATATCACGAGTGTAATCAATTACAGTCAAATTGTCATTTAAATATACTGTAATAGCGCTCTTGTTATCACCATCAGGATTCGAGCATGTAATATACCCATTACTATGACGTCGAATAAAGCGACAACCAATGTCTTCGAGAATTTCTTCAATCTTATTTTCTTCTAAGATTTTTTCTTTTAAAATCTCGACCCTCATCGATTATCCATCCTCTCTTTTAGTGTGACATTATTATATCACAATCACTTTGTACTGTCTATGGACAATGCCACTAAATTATTCGACAATGAATTCTTTTAATTTGTTATATATATCTATATCAGAAACACACCAAAGTTCATTCCACTCTAGAGAACATAATGCTCCAAGTATTGACTTTGCACTGACAGTGTAATTATTACCATCAGTAAGATAAATATTCTCTCTTTCAGCAGAGCATATATTAACAAACTTATTAATGTCTGCCATCTTATCCAATCTAATCTTCACTCTCATATTCTTATTGCCACCTTTCTTCAGTAAATCCATTTTCTATCGTATAAAATACTTTTTTGATGCCAAGCGAACGAATAACCCTTTCGCAACCCTCACAGGGTCTAGCTATCGCAGGCTCTCCATTCTTATGTTGACGAAAAATATAAATAGACGCATTGCTTAAATCTATTTTATTTTTAATCAACGGAAGTAATGCGTCTATTTCTGCATGACATTTACCAGGACATTCTATGCCATATCTTTCCGTATCAAGCTTCGCCTGTAGTGGATTGCATTTAACATTGCTATTACACCCACTAGAAATAATTCTGTGTTTAAGTACCACAACTGCCCCAAGGGGTTGCTTGTGGTCTGAGAGTTTTGCTACCGCCTTGGCGGCAGCAAAATAGGCTTTCTGTGTCCTAGTCATATCTAATTATCCTTTTTACTTTTTCTTTGTGTACTTAAGCGAAATCCATCCAGCACCAGATTTTAATTTTCCCCAGCCATTCTTCTCTTCAACAATAGTATATACTTCATTCTTTTTGATAGAAGTTGTTATCTTATACCCCGTTCCCGGACCAGACCGAACATTAAGTACATTCGCTGTTACTCGCACTGTATAAGGCATAAATGTCTTTACTGCAATTTCCTGTAGGTCAGTTGCGTCCACCCAACCATATGCTGTAGAGCCACCACCAGAAACGGCTATAACCATATATGGATGTCTACTTTTTCCTACTCGATAAACATTATTAACCTTTACTTTGCCTGGTTTACAAATATAACCTTGAATTGCGTCAGAAGACTTGTAATGCTTAATACCATTGAACTGTACAACCTGCCCTACTTTAAAAACTGGTACTATAGTATTAGTTGTATTAGAAGACGAAGAAGAATTAGTTACTCCGTAATATTTCTGTACTGCCTGAAGAAAATTATTCCAAAGCCCCTTATCTCTAATTGTTTGAGGACAGTTCTTTCCATCAGGAGCAAAGTCATGATGTTGTTTAACAGCACCAATAGTTAGGTTATGTTCTTTAAGAAGCTTTGCAGTAAGCCATGCAGCATTATCTCTAGCTTTGTCAAAGTTTCCATCAGAGTTGATGCAGATTTCTATGCCTATTGATGCCATATTACCACCACCCTCTACTCTACCATCAGAAGCATGATACGCAATTTCGTTGTCTGGAATATGGTGATAAATTGCATGATCGTCAACGGTGTAGTGCCAAGAGACATAAGTTGTATTTGCCTTGGCAAGATTCTTTAAATAAGTAGAATGGTTCTTTGCGTCGGCACCTTTAGATGAATTGCCTGTTTCGTGAATTACAATCCACTTCTTTTGTCGCACATCTCCTGGTCTAACTTTTCCACCTTTCTGTGGAATTATATCTTCAATAATATTCACTTTACCCACTCCTTTATTATTATTCATTTCTATTGGATTTTTGGTTGGCGTGGTGCTCGAAGATGTTTTGAGATAAATTACCAACATATTATCAACTGCCCTATTTTCCAATCCATTCGTAATGGTCTTGCCATCATAAATCATACGACTCGAACCACCACCATCAGCATTTAACATAAAACTCAAACCAAGAGATAATCCAAGATTTTGAAGTTCGTCATAAGTCATACCTGGAGAGTCAACGCAAATTACATAAATATAATTCGCATCATATCCTATACAAGTACGTCTTGTTTTGTATGCCAGTTCTGTCGCATATGTAATGATAGTCTTCTTACCCTCCTTAATAAGCATCGGGTACGCACTACAAAAATCTTTCCAATCTCGTTCTTTATGCCGCCCATATAAAAGCTCATTGGAATCAGTGATTCCAAAGCCTTCGGTTCGTAACCCGTCATATGCATACTGTTGATGATTGCTCACTAACGAAAAACATGGTAAACCAGCACTATTCATGCCGAAGAGCCCAAGATTCGTAACTAAATTGGGTTTTTTAGCCTGCCTATCGTAGAAAGACTGTAATGTCTCGCGAGGCTGTTGCCCTATTTCAATGCCAATTTTGTCAATTTCCTTTTTAGAAATTTTAACAATATGAACGTATTTTTTGTTTGTAGGTTCATATAATTCCATAAATACTACTCCTTTATAGTCTCACAGACAACCACTTTGTTCTGTTTGCTGTATTCTATCATAATTATTTTGCCCTGTCAATATGCACAACATACAAATATTTTAATGAGCTGCTAAATCACATTCGTGCAATTCATCAATCATCTTTCTGAGATAGGGTGACAACCTGTTATAATACCTTGTATCTAAAAACGGATCCATATGTGTCGATACAAGCCATGCTATCTCTATCGCAGATTCACCAAGACCATATATCATATAAGCCGAAACACATTGATGCTGATAATAATGTGCTGAATCAGACAATTCTCCTTTTGTATTTCGAAATGATTTTACATAAGGTTTTCCTATGTCGTGATAGAGCGCAGCACTGTACACGTCCCAATCAAATGCTTTTGTTACCCCATAAGAATATGCCTTCATACAATGATCATATATACTCAACGTATGATGTGGGTTATCATGTGGAATTTTTGCGCTATTCAAAACTTGCCTGATGTACATTGTTTCATTAAAATCGTCAGGACGAACAACTTTAATTTTAGAAATTCCTTCGTCGTAGTAAGGTGCCTGAAAACGCTTAAGCATTCTATCAATCACCTCTTTGCCAACAGTACGCTCCCTCGCCGCATCACGAGTAATACAAACTTCAATCGGAGCCCATATGATATGACATTCAATTTTGGCAAACTTCGGGCATACATTAATAATGCAAGACCGATCTTTGCGAGTCATATTTGTGGCGTCATACCAGACAGTTCGTCCGTCATTTAATGCTTCCACAGCCCTCCTTTGCATAGTAGTAAATACTTCCACTGGGTTTTTCTGAATTGATTCATCTCCATAAAATTCTTTACGAATAGAGTCAGAGCTTAAGATAATATCATCTTCAAATGCGTTTGTTTTAGCATATGTAGTCTTGCCACTTCCTGGAATTCCACATAGCAAGATTAATCTAGGTCTATTCATTTTTATTCCTTTCTCTTAAGTAAATACTCGCGGCTTACATTTTTAAAGGAATCCTTGCCATCAAGAGAACGATACACCAATCCCTCTCTCATCACATTAGAATTAATTGCTGATTTACCAGTAGCCAATTCTTTAAGTTTCTCCATAGTATCTGGCATCTGAACTGTTCCAAGAATAGGAACCCACTTCATACCCCATTGTTCGATTAGTGTCTTACCAGCATCTGATGACCATCTACCACGTACAGAATCTTTAAAATTAAATATATACAAATCATCTTCCACAAGCTTTAAGGGATTGCCCTGCACAGAACCTACACCTTCGCCCTGAATGCATACCCATTTAAGTTCTGGATTGTCATGAAGAAAATCTCTCAAATGTCGTTCAATATCATACTTAAATGCCAAATCCCAATAAATATTATGATCATGATAGCACTTCTGCTTTTCGTCCTGTTGTCTTACATTTCTAGAACAAACGTAAAATTCAAATTTATTTTTACCCTTTTTCTCAAGTGCATACGTGCATGAGGTTCCGTCCAACTTTTCTGTGGCGACATAAGTGTTCCCATCACCAACACGCCAAGGTTGGTTTTCGCAATTATGTGTAACAACTCCATCGGCAATAAAATTATGATTGTCCTCTACTTCAATATCATATACTGTATTGAATTTTTGTGGAAAAATCTTATTTTTTCGTTGGCCATTGTAAATATTAATAACAGGACAAGGTAATACTCGATATGTTTTTTTGTAAGTTTTCTTTTTTGTTTCAAGAAGTGGTTCATATTGTGGAAGTGTTTTGTAAGACATTGATTTACACATATAAGGTGTTACCAAAGAAAGAAAATTCAGAGTTCCATCAACATCAATATAGATATGGTAATATGCCTTGTTATTTTTCTTTTCCGGACTCACGTGACAAGAAATTCCAAATTTATCATTTAATAAATTTGCCAATTTGTGATTATCGCTTTCCGAAAATCCTTGTGTATTTAATCTAATACTTGGAGAGTGTACATTGTCCATTCTATAAGAAAGGCATCCATCATCCATATACCAAAACGCCAATGATTCTTCGGTTAATTTATTAAGGAAATTATCTGTGATTGTCTTTTTTCCATTAATAAAGCAATCTGTTCTTAGATTCATATCAACATATGCATCAACTGGCAGATACCAATGATAACAACATTTACCATTGCCAAAACTTCCAATGCCAGCATTGCAAATTTTCCCATCGTTAAATAAAGATTTTTTGTATTTCAGATATTCAAGCTGTTCTTCTCCGTTGGTAGCAATCACTCTAAGCAAACCTCCAACTCTTTTATCACGATAAATATGACTGTCGCCTAACAACATTCCATAGATTGGAGACAAACAAGAATCTTCATAAGCTTCTACTGGACTATATATAACGTCCCCAATTTTAATATCTTTCGCAGCAATATAACCATTCCTTGTAAATATCTTATGATCGGAAGTGCAACATAAATGATTTAATCTAGACGCCCCAACTTTATAAGGGTATTCCAAAGTCAAAACTTCTCCACTAGGATGATTGAATTTTTGATAATCTAAAATTTTTTTATACGATAATGTGCCATCGCTGTTCATGCTTAAAACTTTTACTGGAAGTTGATTGTTTACAATATTGGAAATACTTTTAATTCCATGATCGGTCACAATTTTAGTTTGTGCAATTAAACATCTTTCTTCGTCCGTTTTAGAAATAAACGAAGGGAATTCTTTGGGTGCATCTTTCTTCTTCCCGAGAAAAACAAAAATAAACTTTCTAAACCATTCGTGTTTCATCAATTTCTTAACAAACTTGTTACTAAAAAACTTGGGATGACGTGCCTTCATAGACTTATACTTAGCATTAGGATCTCCATTACTTTTTCTAATATTATCTTCTTCAACTGAATATTTAATACCCAAAATATCGGTAACATCAGTTCCCTCTCTGAGCCCATCCAATTCTTTGAACGCAGACTGTGGCAGTGCAAGTCCCTGTGAAATACAATTAAACTTACCAAGCTTCATAGTCTTAACCTTAAATCCCTTGGTACGCAAAAATTCAAACTCTTCTCTTTCAGGTACTTTTGAATCAATCTCAATATATACGCAAGAATCTCCCTCTTTGAATTCACCCTTCTTACATATCAGATTCCAACCAAGAACATAGCATTGTTCGATATTATCTGCTCCTTCAATAGGCCTGATATTGGTGACTTTTTCAATATGAGCCAATGCTCTCTTTCCGTTTACAATCATATTTATCTCCTTAGTTCATTACATTTTTAAACTCTTTCATAACTAACTGCAATCCGAGTTATTTCCTTTTCAATCTTCTTCACTCTATACGGTTGACCCCAAAACTCATCATCATGACACTCTGTCAACCCCCTCTCCCAATCGATCCTCCACAGCTCACCATCAATTTCGATAATAGTACCAATGTGCTGCGTCCACCTACCACTATCACCTTCGATTTCGTCAACCCTAACACCATCCCACACAAGGGTATTAATTTCCCTCTCGTTTAACTTTTCACCCTTCTTAAGCTTGGCTACAGTTTCATCATAATCTGCCCAAAATCCCATAATTAATTCCTTTCTATTTTATTGTGTTCATCACACCACTTTTGACATTCTTCCATAGACTCAAAGCACATATCTTCTCTGTGCCGTGGTCTAAAATCATTTTTCACCTGATAAGTTACATTCATAGTGTTTTTCTCAATTTCAATAAAAATTTTTGCTATCTCAAATGGTCGCTTGGGTGAAGTCCATTCATCCCAATATATTGGAATATAAACCTTGCTCCCAATATGATACTTAACTTCCATCTTTGTATCCTCTCAATCTTGTTGATTTCTCTTGTGCTTATTGACAGCTCTGAGCGTTCCCGGTACTTGCTGCCAAACATTCCTATCTAAATCCGCTTCTAACGCAAACATATCCTTACCACCATTTCTATTTTTTATCAAATTGCATAATACATATTTCTTCTTTTTGTCTAATGGTGTACTAGCAACTTCATCAGTCCAACCCACGAGTGGTTTATCAGCATTAACTATTTCGTAATCATCATATTGATTAGACTTCAAATGAAGCATCATGACCATATTCGAAAATAAATGGAATATATGCTTTGCAGTAGCAACAGAAGTACTATTTACATCTTCAATCTTTAAAGCATTCGCTGCATCTGCCATCTGAAAGCTCATAATGGCAGCAACATTCAAAGAAACATTTAATTCCGTCAGAAGCGTTGTAGTTTTTACAAAATCAGACCATGATGACATATCTGAATTAGACGAATGCTTTAGAGTGTCATAAAACCAACACTGTGTTTTATTTACACGCACAGTTTGCCTTACTAAACGTGTGATATTCTCATCAGAGTAATTCGCCGCAACATTCTTGAATAAAATCATATCTTTACGCTCTTCAAGCCATTTCATAGCATCTTTTACATTGCGATATTCTTCTGATTCATTCTGTAGCCGCTTGATGAACTGTTCTACTGTTTCTTTTTCGGGATTACGATAGATTATTTCTTTATTGCTATTTAAATACAATCCATGTTTAAATCTCTCTTCTGTGATAGAAATTTCGTGCCCAAAAAGCTTCTGAATCGCCGGAGAATTTAACACAGATACGTGAATGCATCGTAACATCTTATCTGTCTGCATTTCATTAGCAAAAAATGCGCACTTAACATTCTCTACTAAAGCCAAATGTGTGCATAGATAAATCAACGATCTACCCTTACCTGAGTTGCTTAAAGCTCCAATTCCGTATGTATCGCCCGGTAATATGCCACTACAATATTTAGTAATAAAATCCCATGCACAATTATAACCTTGAGCAGGTGTTTTGAAATACTCATCCATAATAGAGCTTGCATTTGCAACTGCATCTATTGGCTCATCAAGACCAGTAATTACTCTAGAGCATATAGTATCAAGTCCTCCACGAACAATATTGGCACAATCATCTGCCGTTAATTGCTCGAACTTAGGATGAGATAGTACTTTTGTTACATCATAGGTCTTGTTGAGTGAACGTAATAAACTATATTTTTTAAGCTTATCTACGAATTTGCCTAGCTCATACTGCTCAACGGCTACGCTCATAACTCCTTCGATGAACTTAAAACCACCAAATTTTTTATACCCCTGTAACCGTACCTCTGATGATGCCGCAAACATATTGGCTTTTGCAGCAGTGAATGTATCAGAACAATTTAAAATATAATCTTGAAAGAACTGATAGAAAAAAGCGCAACCTTTATCGAAAAAGTCATCATTTTTAATGACGCTAGTATAAGAAAAAGATACTAAAGAATCTTTAAAAAATGTTCCAAGCACAATCATTTCTGTTTGCGTAGAACATAATTGTAGTTCAAGTTCTTCATTCATAAACACACCGCCATCTTATATAAAATCGTCAAGAATATTACTCAAATTTACATTATTATCCTGTGTATGGGTTCCTTTGAGACCTTGCACCTTACTGTAGTCAATATGCTCTTTTGCTGCTTCTTCTCTTACCCTTTCTTGTTCCGCTATCTCTCGTTTACGCATGTCTTCTCTATATCTTGCATTCCAGTCTACTAATATACTCAAATCATACAAGATTGCGTTAATACCACCTTTTATATTTCGCCGATAATGGATTGCTTTTAAATCATCTATATAATATTTCCATTCTTTAAGCAGTTCTTTGGGAGAAATTTCATAGATTTGCCCTTTGGCTTTCCCCTTGTAAACCTGATCGAGTTTTTCAAATACTCTATCGTTTACTTTAGAAATATTATATTCCTTGCTAATCCAGACAAAAATATTATCTTTGTCTATCAGCGCATTTATCTTTGATTTAAACTCTGCAACAAACAATGGAATGTCACTTAAAGCCTGTTTCCAGATAGCTATTCTTGCCCTTGGACTACTAATTTTTATTTCACACATTTTCTTAAAGCAGTCTATATGATAGTACTGATTTTTATAAAACAATATATCATCGGGGATATTATCTTTATCTATAGCAATATTTTTTTTACACTCATTACATATTCTATTAATCATTAGCCCCTCCAAATCTAAAAAAAATATGAGAGTGGGAGTAATCACTCCACGCTCCCATTTAGTGTTTAATTTATGCCTTAAGAACTGTAAGAATTTCCTGAAGAGTTGCTGCGTCAGATTTCTTCATTGCTGCTGGGGTTGAAGGGAGGTTTGCTGAGGCGAGAGCGGACTTTTTCTCGGATTGTTGTTCTTTTGTCAGCCCCTTCATAATATTAGAAATTTCGCCGAATAGCTTATCTTCCTTTGCAATATTAGATGTAGCTTCAAAAGCTTCTACAGAGGAAAGCTCATCTTTATGTTCGTGATAATACGTTTCTTTTTCATTCTGTTCCTGTTTCATTTTTTCAGCCATATACTGATCGTCTACTTTTGTGGAGGTGATTGATTTTTTAATAGCTTCCGTAACAACTCTAATATAGTTATCTACAGAAAAGTCAACTTTTTGTTCAATGTCGGGGAATCTACCTCCTGCATCCACAAACCCGTCTCCACGGAACCACATATATCTTTGCGTATCAACAACCTTGTTATCTTCAATTTCCTTTTCAGCATTAATCATCATAACTATATCGGCTTTATTTGCAAAAATACCGTCATAGTCCGTATTAAGGTTACTAGTTAACAACTGATAAGCATCACCGTTTTTCTCAGTAATTTCCTTATATTTAGTGTGACCAATCCAGATTAAACCATATCCACTTCTTGACAACCTAGTCATTATATCATCAATAAGCGTTGTTAGTTTTTCTCTAGGTGCCCCAAAACCACCAAAACAGGCATTGAATCCACTAGGAATTTCCCCCTTTTCTCTTCTATGGAGCCTGATAACTTCCTTTTGCCCAATTTTAATTAATTCATCCACGGTATCGAAGCAAACAAATTTAAAATGATTGTCTTCTTTATTCTCGCACAGGTCATCTACAATTTCATTTAAAGTTCCCCAGTCCGGAACAGTATCATATACGACCCCATCTAGTGCTTTCTGTCCTTCCTCATTACCTATTTCAAGCAATAATCCATAACTTAAGTCTCCATAAAGCTTTTGAATAAAATCTTTAAATAAAGTAGTTTTTCCTATTTTTTTAATACCTCGCCAATAGTGTCTATAGTTCGCAAGATCTACTTTTACTTCATTTGTTTTATATTGTCTCGCCATCGTCTGCCACATCTCCTCTTAAAGTATTCAAATAATTATTTAGCTGTTCCTATGTTACATATCCCTATTCTATTGCGTTATCAGCCTATGACCAATGAAGCTTTTCTTAAATCACTTTGTGCCATATGGGGTAGATACTAAAACCTACCCAAACAACACGATTCTTACTCCACTGATTACCAATCTACCTCATCTTCGTTACTACTTACATCATCGCTCCAAGGTAGTTCATTGCTACTTGCTGATGTTGATGCTGTTCCCCATGTATCCGCATCCTTTTTAGGAGCTTCACCGAACTGCTTATCAGCTTTCTTGTTCTCCTCAATAGCTTTTCTCGCCGCAGCAATTGAGTCTTCTGCATAAGTCTCCTTATCAATTGTGCTAGGCTTTGCATTTTTAATAACAAGCTCAGAAATTCTTCTGCCAGTAGGTCTATCAAATGTAGTTTTCTCAGTGCCCCAAGAATCTTCCACTTCTACAGTCTCAGTAGGCACAAAGCTAGATATTGAACCAGCAATCTCAATAGAATTAAAAGGCTTAAGTCCTTTCTTTATATTCGTTGCCAGTGAACCATCTGTAGCAACGAATGTCGTCGGAACGATATCAGCATAAGCAACATGCAGTGCGTCAATTACAAATCTACCAGTTGCCTTATCTTTATCATCTTTCTCTTTATCAATGCCCTGGTAAATAATTGTAGCCCTAAAATCTGCCGTAGGCTGAAAATCATCTGCGTCAAAATCTATAGGCTTAGATAAAAGAGAAATCTGCGTTGGTACAAACTTAGTGCTTCTTTTAGGATTACCATCTTTATCAACGTAAAGACTAAAATCAATTGTGCCACGAATATATATAGACATATCGTCCGTGATATGATTTCTAACATATTCGCAAGCATCATATTCCGTCATGTTGCGATTGATATTCTTGCCAGACGCAACATCTTTTTCAAGACCAACCTTAATACCAATTAACTGTCCATTATGAGACTCATTTCTATTTGCCCAAGCTACAGTTTCTGTTTTCTTTGACTTCGAATCATAGAAATATACATTCTGTCTTGGCATACCATTTAAAGATATATACTCAGTCTGTCCTGGAGCAAATTCTACTCCGAAATTGATTGCTCTAAATCTAGAGCCATTTTTGGTATCCTTTTCAGTATAAAAACCGTTTTTTACAGTGCCACTTACTATGCCTGAAAGCACAAATTCTGTTTTTGTAACAGGTAAATCAAAAATTCTTTTGCTAGCCATATTTATCTCCTTATTAAATATAAAATTTTAATCACTTTGTTCTGTATGATACGTATAATAACGGTCATCCGATACTACATCGTATAATTCATATCTTTCTAATATATCATTGCCTACATAAAGATGAGATGTAACTGCCCTACATTCCGAGCAGTATACATCAATATATAATTCATCTTTAATTTGATTGTAATTTATATTAGAACAATGTATGTGTCCACATATACATTGGAAATAACTCTTATTATGTTTCAAATCTGACATTTCTCATTGCTGTCCCCCTTAGCCTCTTTGTCTTATGTACTGCAATGATTATACTACACTTTCACGTTTTTGTCAAGAGTCATTTTATAATATTCACAATTTATTTACAAATACCTTAATTAGCTGCTTGTCTGACTTAATTAAAAAAACATTTTTGTCATATGCAAACTCGGTAACATCATTCATTGGGATATATAAATCTTGATCCTTAAACCTCACTCCTATCTTATCTTCGTTGCAAATAATATGAATACAATCAGTTTTATATCTTTTGCCGCCAAATAGCTTATGATAAATATGAATAAGTCCTGGTGAATTATTGATTGAATTAAATAATGTTAAAAAATCTTGCATTTTCTGCCCTCCTCATTTGTCAATTCAAATAATATTTTGTATTCAGATTATACATTTTTTAAAAGACTATTGTCAATAAATATACATATGGTAAATTTTGGTTAAAATAATATAATCACTTTGTGTTGTATGTAATGCTAAAACTTGCTAAGGACAATAACGTCCTTAGCAAACTATACATATTGCTCAAATTTTGCTTTTAAAATCTGTGGATATAAGTCAGAATAAATATCATATCTCCTAGCTATTTTCTTACAATTTTGAGTTGTAATAAAATTATTAAATGTCATATTTTCTTTTTGCATTTCAAGTTTAATGCAATGCAATAAACCACTTTCTTGAATACTTGTTGGTGTCATATTAATATCTAAATACTTTCGAATTGTCATAAAACGTTTCTGGCACCATCTATAACGATGCTCGGCATCAGAGGGATTATTTGAATCTGAATATGTGTCTTTTACATTCGCATTCATTTTGTAAATACCTAAATTTTTCACTTTTCGCACAATTACCGGATCGGTAGAATTATATGATACTAATTCCATTTCACGAAGGGATTTTTCTAAAATAACATATGCACGTTCATCTAAAGGAATAACTTTCCCTGTTTTAAAGTAAATACACATATTATTTAAACTAACTTGTGTCCTTTCTAAGTAGCATAATTCCTTAAGCCATTGTCCTCCTACCCCCAAAAATAATAATTCTAATATAGCTTTATCTGTCCAATTAAGTAATTCATTTTGAATATCTATTAACTGCTCCCTTGACAGTATCATACTACGTTTTTTATCCTTATTCACACAAGGAATCAAATCCGCTTTAGTAATTTTATCATATACATTTGATATCTCTGACCTTTTTTTATCCTTTGCCCATCGTGCAAAATATTTGGCAATCATATTAAAATTTTGCAAATACTTTACTGAAATTGTGTTTGTCTCTCGATAAATATTTAATACTTCTTCTCTAGAAAAATCATAAAAATATTTTTGATATTGATCCTCATATGATACAAGTTTATATATTTTTGCCTTAACAGATTCTTCAATATCAAATCTACTACGCATATATTCCTCTAAAAAATCTTTTAATTCCACCTCTGTTGTATAATTCATTTCGCTTCCACTCTCCTCGTGGGGTATTTTCAATTTATTATTCTATCATCACTATACAATATTATCAATCATTTTGTACTATATCAAAACAAATTATCCAAAACTTTAATTGTCTTTTCTTTCTCTTCTTTTAATACATCAACATATCTTTGTGTAATTGCTATATTGCTATGTCCTAATTGTTTAGCTATTGCTTGAATACTTACTCCTGCTGCCGCCAAATTAGTTGCACTTGAACTACGTAATTTATGTGCAGTAATATGTTTTGCTATACCAGCTTCTTTAGTATATTTTTGAATCATATTATTAATTGCGTCAGGAGATATTCGATTGTGCTTTTGGGAGATAAATAACGCATTAGTATCAACATCCTTAAAAGCCCTACCTCTGACAGCAATCCAGTCACGTAGCAGTTCCACTGTTTGTTCTCCAATTTCAATATTACGAACCTTGTTGCGTTTTTCAATAACATGGATAACATTGTTATCAAAATCTATATCCTCTATATTTAAGCCAATAATTGCTCCTGCTCTTAAACCAGTAGCTAATCCAAGCCCAATAATTGTTTTATCTCGTGCGGCAGTAATCTTATATGGATTTTTATCAACAACATCCATAATTTTTTTAATTTCTTGTCTAGTTAGATAGGTGACATTATGTTCGTTATTAGTGGTGCTAGGTCTCGATGTCTTATCAATGGGATTAGAAACATAATAACCACGTTTTACTAAAAAATCATAAAAGTTTTTTAGACCACTCCATCTAGCGGCCTGAATATCTGTATTAATACGTTTAATTGTTCCATCTGCTTTTCTTGACGTTTCCATAGAAATCAAATACTCTTCAATACTTTCAATATTAACTTTATAAAAATTTTCATCATAAGAATTATGAGTAACAAATTTCATAAAACTTATCACATAATTTAAATAAACATCAATAGAAGAAAATGCTTTCTTATTTGCACGAAGATAGGTGTAATAAGTGCGTAAAATTTCTGGTTGCCCTTTAAGTTTTTCCTCTATTCTATTTTGAAGCTTTTGTTCTTTCTCTAGTCTACCATTCATAGTAATACACCTCCACTTTTTTATTGATGTCTAGTTCTAAATTTTACATACACAATTGTTGCCACAATCCAAATTATATATCTATCCTTAAAAATACAGCCACCAACCATAGTGGCAATATAGAACAATAATGCCGTACCATTTGCCATAGTCCCAGGACGATCCATATATTTATAATTCCAATGGTTGTTATATACGTCTTGCTGCTGTAACTGGCATTCTTCATTAATAGTATCCTGATTTTCTAATACTTTTCTTTTTTGCTTGCCTATATACTCCCGACTCTTTATCACATCTTTAAGAGCGTCCACTATACATCCTCCCTAAATATTTTATTAGCTTTTTTTGTTGCCTTTTTCTGTTCTCTTTGCCTCCAATAATCATTTTCTTCGTGCTTTTTAAGTGCATGACAATTCTTTTTAAGACATTCATGTCTTTTAAGTGTCGCTACAGTTAAATGAGCGTGATGTTTACGACAATAACCAACTGCTTTCGTTCGAGATATATAACTACCGTATAATCCAACTAAAGGCTGTGAATTTATCATTTCCATTTGTATTCCTCCATGTCACATCTGTGCATCCGAAATGTAATCTATTGCTTCGTTTATTGAGTCCATTGCAGAATCCAAATTATCAATTGCTTCCTCCATTGCTGAACCTCGCATTGTTGCTTGAAGACCTTCTGATAAATTATCAAAAGAAAGCTGCTCGTCATCCATAACGTTCTCAAGTTCATTTTTTGATTTTATCAAGTCTTCGATAATTTTCTGCAATTTTTGACGTCTTATCTTATTCATCTTCATCATCCTCATCCTTAGTCCAATAATTGCCAATTATTCTATCTGAACAATCACCGAGATCCCATACATATCCAGCAAGTAAAAGTGTTACATGCTCCTTGCCCGCATTCGCAACGGCAATTCCTTTGAAGTTATCGAGAAATTCTGATATCTTTATCTTAGTACCATCTTCATGAACAGGTTGCTTATGTTTTACCCATCCGTTATCTTCGAGGTATCTACCATATATATTTGCCACAAACATAATCTCTCCATATTTTACTGAATATTCGGTTAAGTCTCTTAGCACCTTTTCCCAAGGTGTATCCATTGCAATACATAATGCTCTGATAACACAATCATCGGTAAATTTATGTTTTGGATTAGCATTTACAAACTTCCAATATTTACTTTTACTTTTATTTTCCATATTGATGCATACCTCCGATATTTTTATTGTATTATATCATATTTTTTTGCGTTTGTCAATCACTTTGTCTGGTGTTTACATTTTATTTACAATGACCTTTGTCAGTTAATAAACGGTTTTATAGCTCTAAACAATGGTGCCGATTTTGTACCACCAACTCGCTCTATATTATTATGGAACAAAGCCTTAAGTATATTACACATCTCATTCGCAGACATATCTAGCTTTCTCGGTGTCTCTGGATAGTTCGCAATAAATTCTCCACCCGGCTCAAGACTATCATAAATCTGCTTAATAGTTTCAACAAACATCCCCAAACTAGACTGGACATTCAGAACATTACTTGCGAAAATCACTTTATATTGTTTAGAAAGTGCGTTTTTATTATGAATTCCATTAATACAATTGTCACCAAAGTCGTAAGCTGTACAATCAAAACCCCGATCTTTTAGCCACTGTGTATGAATTGCTTCCTTTCCTGCCCCATAGTCTAGAATTGTACTCTGCTTATCAATATGTTCTGCGATATAACGTGGAACTATCGCCCTGATGCTACCATCTTTGTTTATTGCCGAAGCTCCACGAGAACGGCTTGTTGCATTAGCTATACGAATTTCTTCAGCTGTAAACATTTGTTTTCCTCCTTATTAAAAGACCCATGATTACTCACAGGTCTCTTTTTCAAAACTATCCAGTACACCAAATTTTTCTATCAAGCTATAATACGCTTCCATAAATGGACATTTAAGACAATCCATATCCAATTTCTGCATTTCTTCAAAAGCACAACCAGAGCGACACGGATTTGTATCAAACATAATTACTTCGAGCGCACGTTGTTCATTTTTTGTAAGTGTAACATTAATTCTCCTCATAATTATCTCCTTAATTCCGTTTCAAAAACTTCCCATTCATAATAGATATCTGAATCTGCTACATAAATACTATTTGTTCCGTCAACAGTTGGTTCATAGCCATCTTCTTTGAGCATTTTGAAAACACTATTCATATCCTCTTTAATATCTTTTAACATTTTATCTTCGGAAACATACACTTCAATGGCTGATTCGCCGCTATAGTCATATGTATAAACTGCGTAAACTTTCATCCTTATCCCTCATCAAATATGCTCACACAAATAATAGTAATAATATAAATACTCATCATCACAATCTTGACAATCATAAAAATCATCAAGAACTGTTTTAATTTCTTCAGCTATAAGCCAAAGACTCATATCTTTTGGGTCTGTATCCTCAAATTCAGAGCCACCAAAATAAAACCAATAATCACCGATATAAGCTTTAAGACCGTCCTCCTCCAATTTTGGGACAATAACTCGTGAAATCAATCCGTCCTCTATTATTTTCTTTGTAATTCTATGTTTCATAATTACATAGCCTCCTTTAAATTTAAATCACTTTGTACTATAGGTATAAAACTAAAGCACCATTTAATTACGGGCAAGCACCAGCCATCTCCAAGAACTCCACTTGCTTCATTCCTATTTAAGCAAGACGTATATCCATCAGAAACACCCTGACATCTTTCAAGCTCTGTTTGATTTAAATATCTAACTCCATCGAAGATATGCCCATTGTACCCATCAAGGTCTTTTGCAGTAACCTTTCTTATACCACCACTAATTCTGTGGTATTCATTCACGCAAGCTCTATAATGCTGTTCGTCTTTAAATATCAAGGTCGTAAATCCCGAACTCATAAAACGATGAACCATTTTGACAGGAGTCGTAAGAGGTCTCGAATCGCTAACTAGCAGAGCACGTGCTTTATCCCTATCAGTGTATCCACTCATTAAAATATCCCGAAGTTTTATACCATGGTCTTTAGGCAAGTCAATTTTCCAATTTGCCCAATACAATCTATCTCTCAGGGCTGCTGTAAAATACGAACCATTAATTCGTACAGGCTGCATACCCAGCATATGAGATATTGCATCCTGATCCTCTTTCTTCATAATTACATTTTCCATGAAGTAATAATCTGGATTGCACTCCTGAAGAATTCTAAGACATTCATAGAATAAATTTGATTTGCTACCCTCAAGCCCTATTCTATCTTCCGTATGCATGGCCCGACTGAAATTTTGGCAAGGACTTCCAAATATTACCATATCTACATGATCTAATTCATAATCACCAAGCTCTGAATGCAACACACCATCTTTATATGAAACCTTAGTTACATCTCCCAAGTTATGACTGTCAGGAAACTGTGTCATAGCAACTCTATTTGCTGTTTCTTTAATCTCGGCACGATAATAAACCACATCATATCCCAGCTGCTCTAAGCACATCTTCCAATTGAAATACCATCACATAAACTAACTACTATAAATTTTTTCATCAATTCCATCCTCCGTTAATCACTTTGTTTTATCCTTAGCTTATAATTATATATCAATCACTTTGTACTGTATAGCACTTACTTTATAACCTCATTAATTACCTTTACTCGTCCACCTTTCTTATAGCATGACAAACAATCTATACACTTTTTACCACCACAATTTATCTCAACATTCTTAGCTGTCTCCTTATCCCACACTGTAAAAGTCTTAACTTTCAATCCAATTGCCTCAAACGGTGCCGGATTAATAGGTTTATTAACCATTAAACTTGAGATAATTATATTCATATTCTTAGGCTGTTTATGTGTCTTAAAATAATCCAGAACAATCTTATATTGCTTGGTCCACAACGCAAACTGACAATGAGGATTCTTCTTTGCAATATTCACAAAGTTCTCAAGATGAATTGCATTATGTAAGTCTCCATGGCTTTCAAATCTACAATATTGACTATTAATAAAGGGTAGCTGCTCTTTCGGAATAATACTACCACTCAAAATTTCTCCGTTTGCTTCATAACACTTTCTTACGTTCGGACGATAACTAAGTGCCGATTTTGAATAACAATGCTGACAAATAGTTCCGTTACACTTAGATAATTTCTGACAATTTGCGTTATTTGTCATTGAACTACTTATTACAGTCATACCTTCCATTTTGCCCGTCAACTTTGTGCTAACCTTTAATAACTGTGCCATTTGCATAACCTCCTATATTATAATCACTTTGTTCTGTTATTCTTATGTGAAAGAATCATATCATTAATCACTGTTGTTTTATCTGTGTATGTCTTTTTCTCAAATTTTGTTAAATCCTGATCGAGTAATTTGGTTACATTTTTACCCTGAAAGGAATCATATACGCTTCGTAGTTTATCACACTCTATTTTACATACTCTACGTTGCTGTTGAATATTTTTAAGTTGAACTGCTATTCTCACAAGATCTACTGCGTCACAAGGTTCGATTTCCATATAATGAAGCAAATCCTGTATTTGTAAGTCATAATGAGATATTTGGGCTGACAATTTTTCCCTATGGTCTACTATACTTTCGAGGGTTTGTTTTAATTGTGTCTGTAATTCTTTTGCTGTCATATTAAGCTCCTTTTTTGTGTTTTATCATTCGTAAATAAAATTATCTCTTCCTATATACTCACCGTCAACATAATCTTCGTCAGTTACTCCTGAGTACCAAACTAAATTTCCATGCTGCTTTTGTTTTTCAATTAACTCACACATACAATCTTCTTCGTCATTTCCACCGACTATGATTTCTTCGTCATCTGCGTATCTTCCGATCATTTTCCATGGATAAATAACTTTGAGCATTTTTCAATTTCCTCCACTTAACATTATTTTATATCACAAAAAATATTTCTATCTGACAAAATTGTTGCTACATAAGCAAGCTCATCGGCAAAGACAAAAAGAAGATTTTTATTTTTATCAATGCCAAAGTCATATCCATTCATAGACAAATGGTTTTCAAGTTCTTCCAAGTTTGTGTTCTCAGGAAGCAACAGACACACATACACATGAAATTCTTCCATAGTTATATCCTCCATTTTGCCAACTGTTCATTTACATATCCGATATGAACAAGCTGATTATTGATACTCTTTGTACGTTCTGCCAAGGTAGTGTTAATTGCAAAATCAAGTTCTTTCTTAAATCCGTCCCAATCATTAATTAAAGTAAGCATCATCCATTCAGCCAACTTACAAATATTTTTTATTTCTCCACTTTTTATTATTGAAAAAACAGGATAACCAGAACTAATAGCACTATTGTCATAAACATAGAATACAAAATAATTTTTCATATTGCTTAGTGCAAGATGATGATAGCGACAACCACAACATAGATAATCTGCGTTTGCTAATGTATCTCTAATGTAATTAGTAATTTGTTCTATCATCGTTTCACCTTTTGTTTCATATTGTGTTTCAGAAAATTCCTTTAAAGTTTTCAATGCTTCTTCCGCATGTCTGATTGCTATAGCTGCTGTTTCATATTTATTAATCATATCTAATTCCTCCATCTAAAATAATTCTTTTAATCTACTTTTAGCCAATATTTTTTAAGTTCATTTATTGATACTTCTACATCAGTTCCATTTTCTGTTGAGTGCATATATCCATCTTTATATTCGTAGACCTTACCACAAAGAAAATCTACTCCATATTCTTCAATTTCATCATTGTAAGTTTTCATGCACATGTATTTTCCATCCATTTTATGTCTTAATGCTGCCATTTCTTTGCCCATCTTTCAATCCAATATTTTATGTTCATTAGCCTGTATCCAATTGAACGATAGTAATTAACTATATGCCATTTTTTATAGTAGTCAAAATCAACGCCATATCCAAAATAGACTTTATATTTGTTTCCTTTATAATTCCATCGACAGACATAATAACCATTACGTTTAGTTACTATGATATCGCCGTATCTAGTAAGGTGCTTCCACTTTGACCATATATAATCTGAGAAATTTAAAATTTCTATTTCGTGCCAAAATTCATCATCAATCCTCTGTACCATCACTATTGTGCATTTATAGAATGCCACGGTGTATTCTTGGTCGCCAATGTACGCAAAGTAGTTTCCTTTAAGACGCAGGGGTCTATCTTCCTTTGTATCGAAGTCGTAGTATGTATCATGTTCGTCATCTTCCCATCCTACCATATCTTGCATTGGCGTAAACATATCAGTTGAGATGAGCTTTCCATTTTTAAAAGCTATTGCTCCATAATCTATCATTGCCATAAACTACCACCTCTTTTATTTAAAATATTCGTTAATAGGTTTATCGTTATCGTCTATCGGCTCTCCCTGAGCATTCACCACTGCAAGTAACCACAATACGCACTCACCATAGCTATCAAATTCTTCCATCCAGGCATCTCCCTCAGAATTGTCCATAGCTATATATTTTCTATCATCCATTGAGTAGTAATAAAATAATCCGTATGGTTCTTTGTATTTACCATTACATTCAGTTTCTAGGATATTATCTATAAACTTTTTTGTAACATGTTGAATTGTTGTTGTACCTAAAATTCCATTCATTTTATCTCTCCTCCATAATAAGTTCAATTTCTTCTTCTTTAATAAGTGCTTGAATCCAATCATCAAAATCTTCATCATACTCACCATATATCCACTCTTGTTCCAATTCTCTTTCGGTCAATATTCTATCAAATTGTTTATCTTTGTACTTTAACATTATTCAATCACCTCATTCTCTAATAATCAATGCTGTATTTCCAACTCTCACTACCCATTCGTCTCCGTATTCTTCGCGGAGTTCGCTCATCCTTTCTTCGTCTCCGCTGAATGGTTCGACTTTAAAGATATCAAATATACCTTCTATCCATTCACACAGTCGTTTTTCAGGTAGATTCTTAAGCTCATCTACGTATTGGTCAGCTAATGCTTCTGCGTCATCTCCCTCATCTTCAGCATAGAAGAAATAATCAATAAACTCCCCGTCAGAATCGAGCAGGTCAAGTCTATCGTTATTCCATACAATTGAAATTAAATCATTTTTAAAGAGCACTTTATAGTTAGCATTCATTTCTGATTCTCCTTTGTAAATTCCCGTTCAAGAGATTTTTGAATATCCCATCGAAACTCTTCTGTTTCTACCCAATATTTGTCTTTATCAATTGCAATAATATAAGATGGTTTTATTTTGATAATATCATCAATAATGTTAATATAATGATAACAATTTGAAATACTATCTGAGCCAAATCCTCCGAAATCAAACTTATTATCTGATTCTAAACAGGCTGCATAATTTGCAGCAATAGCAATGCCAATTAAACGAACTTCTTGAATATCCATACTTTATTCCTCCTCAAAAATCATGTTCGTCAATTTTAAACTTATGTGTATAATCTTCATTGTCCTCATCTGCCCACACAAGAACTTCGGTGCCAATGTTGACATCATCCACAATACCTATACCCCTTTCTTTTGCTCTTACTAACACAATATCCTGTAGTGCAACACCTTCTTCATCTTGAATACATACCACAATTTCAGGTGGAATTTCGTGACCATAATCGCACAGCTCTGCGACAATCTTGTGTCCATTTGCTAATTTAATTTCCAATTTGTTCATCGCTCATACCTTCCTTTTTTCAATGACTTCTTCACAACAATATGCAAGCTGGTAAAACCAATCTTCTGATTCATATCTATCGCGGTATCTTTCTATAACTATTTCTTTTTCATCTTCCGTTAAGTCATACTCATTTACTTCACACACATTTTCAAGATCTTCCATATCATATTTGTGTTCCATTTCGCGATAGGCGTCGTAAAGTTCTTCTCTTGTTAGCTCAAATTCTTGTCCATTACGAATGATTTTCATAGGTTAGTCCTCCTTAATATAATCTTGCAATGTCTTTTGTCAAGTTAATTAAATCTGTATAATGATTATCACCACCCGTCCAGTCTTTTTCGTGCTTCATTGTACGGATTAAGATGTTATCTATCCAGTTATTGATAAAATATCTTACATCACTAATACTCATATAAATGTATCTGCCAACATTGTCTTTAATTACTGCCGAGCAATCATAATATCCCTTATTCCAAGAATGAATTTCATATCCATTCGGCAACAATTTCCTGATTGCATTTTTATACTTTATATTAAATGACTTGAAGTCATCGCCACTATAAACTCCACTTGAGAACACATAATTTACAAATGGCCACAACGACTTTGGAAGTTCAGACTTGTAATGATACATATGATCGCTCCTTGTATAAAATCGTGTTGTGTTTCCATATCGTTCCATAAATTTTACTCCTCCTCAATATCTTCGTGATATTCAAGATATGTAATTTCTTTAATGCCCATTTCATTAGCAAGGCTTAAAATTAAATTCATCAGTTCAATTACCTCTTCCTCTGTCGAATTTCTTTCTTCAACATCGAGCTGAGTTTCATCCTGTTTACCATCTATGTTAATAAATCCTACATTATAAGTTACCAGTATTCATCCCTCCTCATCTTCTAAAATTAAGTATCCATATCCTAACCGAACAAGCTCGTCATTACTAAAATCAGCATCCTTAAGCGCATTATATGTCATAGTAACTTCATCCTCACCGTTATGTTCTATGATACAGTCTATCAAATTCGTCAATAGTTTAATTGCTTTCTGATAATCAAGCCCACCTTCGAGCGACCAATACATTTCCTTTTGAATATATATCAGCAAGTCATATGTTGGAATTTCAGCCAACTCCTTGGCACAATTTAGAAATGCCATATCTAAGCTTCTTGCTGTGAATGTAATTTTGCCATTTGCTTCACGTTCGTCATGATAATCATTAATTTGTTTTATTTTCTCAGCAAATGTTTCTTCATTTTGAAATGCTTTCTGTCCATCCTCTAAAAGATACTGGAACGCAACTTTCATAATAAGATTGCCAGCACAGCTATATTTTGCTGCTATTTTATCAAGTGCTTTTTTGCTTTCTGTGTAGTTTTGCATATTTATATTTCCTTTATTATAAAGTTATTGCCGCTTGCACCATATTTATTAAATATTTCATAGTGCAAGGTTCGTAAACATTTCCACAATTAATAATATTTTCATCATGATATACAGTCCATGTATTATGACCGAGAGAGTAATGGTAGTCTCCCCAAATTTCATTTGTTTTTGGACCATAATTTACTTGTATATATTTCCCACTATAATATCCTGAGAGATTTTTTGTTTCTGATGAGAGCTTCTTAAGTCCTTTTAATTTCAATTCCATAATATATCCTCCAATCACTTTGTTTCCTTTCTGCCGGAGGTTGACCGCTCCGGCTCGGTTTCAATCATTTTATATAATATTATCTGATAGCATTTTTACAAGCATTAATTACTTCCCTTGCTTCTTCTTTTGTCAGGACATAGGGCAACCATAATTTGTCTCCATTATCAGTAACATAAAACAATTCACTATCTGAATTGTCCTGGCATATGTAATACTCGTTTTCGACTGAATCATAATTAACCCACACGCCAAAACAATCATCATTATAATTCTCTTGATCTTCCATTTTTGCCATATTAATTAGTTGTCCATCCACTCCTTCTACATTTACTGTGAAAACAGTATCCTCACCAAAATAATCAATGTTTTCAATTGTTTTTACTTTCATATAAACATCCTCCCTTATTAATCAATAAATTGAATTTCTGTAGGTAACTCGTCTAATATGCCATTGCTTTCAAGTTCGTCCCCATAAAAGCCACTACAACCATCAACTTCTTCCCAATCATCATATTCATCCACTTCAATGACTTCGCCACAGTGAGGACACTTTTTCTCATTATGAATATGAACTTTTTTTTCTAATGTATAGCTATAAACTTCGCCTCTTAAATACTGATCAAGCGTTTCAACTTCACTGTCAATGACATCCAGCGCTCTGCGCTTCCAATCTTTTGCATCTCCACACTGAGTTACGAATGTTTCATAATCTACAAAAGCAAATCCTATAATTCCTGAATCCCACCTATCGTTGTAGGGATAATCTGTTATTGCTGTGGATATTGTAATTCCTGAGTGTTCATAACATGAAATATACTTAATTACAATATCTTTCGCTTGCTGAAGTTCTCTTATCATATCATTTTCGGAAGCTGCGTCAATATCGTCGGCTTCCATATTAGTATATTCCTTGCACATATCTGCAAGTACGTCCCATGCTGTTTTTCCTTTGGGCTTGTCATCTCCGATTGCATAATGATTATACCAGCAATAGATAGTTGAGATGTTATCATACATATCACGAGGACTCTCTGTGTAGTCATCTTGTTCAACTGTCAGAAGATATTCTTTTCCATCTTTATCAATCATATTAAAGGATCCTGGTGCATAGTGTTTCATAATCTTTTACTCCCTTTCTTGAATTACTGTTTTATCGTATTTTTTGCGTCTATATCGAGTAAAAATGCCGCTCGTTCAGTGACATTCATATAATCCCATGCCATATCAACAATCTTACAAAAGACTCGCTTTAGAGAAATATTTCCCATCCCTCTAATTTGTTTTTTACTGGACATAGCATGAATAAATTCTCCACATGTTGTTAATCTGTTTCGCAGCAATCCGTTTTTAATTCTATCATCCAAGCCCGCATCTACTATTGGCATATTATAAACCTTATCGCTAAGAAGAAATCTAATTTTTGAAGTTGAATAGGTCTGAAGAATTGCCGAACTAATCGTTGCGCCATTCGCTACGAGATTTATTACCTTTTCAGTAGAGTTTGTCATAATTTTAATTCCTTTCTTGTCTATTAATTAAATACATTGTTCCAAACTGCTTCTGCTATTGCACCGAGACTATTTGCAGTAACACATATGTATCTACCACCCGCATCTGTATCATCAGGATATAGTGCAACAAATTCTTCTGTACCATATTCAGACGAAAGAATATGATATTTACAATGATCCCATCCACATTCTGCGTAATGAATAGATGGCGATAGATATTGTTCTACGTAGATACTCGCTTCAAGTTCCATATCGGAATAACTCGATTGTTGAAATTCTTCTTCATACCCTTTTTCTTCAAGCTCCCACTTCCAGTAATATTTACTCATTGTTCTTCATCCTCCTGATTATTGTTGTACCATTCCCTCAGATAATCTATGTCAAAACAATCAACTTCCCATGTTCCATTCATAAAATCTGCATCTTCCGGGATGGGGATTACCCCCTTTTCATCTTTTGCAATTTCAATTGCTTCATCAAGTGTATTTGCTTCTACTGTTACGGTGCCCATCATAGTCCATACCACAGGAATTATCCAAGTTTTCATTTTATTCATTATCTCCTTCGTTAAGAATTAATCCATCTTTGCTAATTTCAAACTTTGATAAAACCTGATACTCTTTCCAGAACCATTCAGCAATTGCTTTATAGTTATTATCAGATGATATTGTCAAATCATTACACCACACATTCCCGTTTGAATAATATGGACTATTAATCCAATCAAAGTCAGTTCTGAGATAATCACTAGTCCATACTTTAATTCCTGCGGTAATACAAAATGTAGGATTTTCTTTTGAATGAATGCCCCATGCGTCGTTCGGGTCATATCCATCACTCCATCCAACACACACAGCAAGTCTATCATCGAGCTTAATTGTTGAACAACCACAATCTTCTTCAATGAGCCATTTTACAGCTGATTGAATTTCTTTTGCAAGTATATCTTTTGTCATGGTTAAACCTCCTTATTATACGTTATATAGTATTTCATTTTTAATTCTATCCTCTTACTGACCATTCGCTCGGATGCAACAGTTCTGGAAAGTCACTACACGTGATATATTTTTTTGCCGCTTCTTCTGTAGCGAATACACCTTCTATTTCCCATGGGTCTGGACTATATAAACTTCCACGTTCAATAATCCATACTGTTTTTGTTTTCTCCTTATCAATATCAGCAATTACATCAAGATATCTTTTGGCATATCCATTGAGAATTGCTCGTTTATCAAGTTCCGCTTGTTCTTTGAAGAGCTTTAAATTTGATCGACAACCCTTTGCATTTTTATCAATTCCTGCGCCACCTATTGGTTTACCTTTGTAGTAGAGCATATAATCCTTTGTGTTGTATGAGTAAGAAATGTCGTTTGCGTTAATCATTTTATTTCCTCCAATCATTGTGTATTATTACTGAATTTCCTGCATTGCCTCAATTTGCTCTTCTGTGAAACAGCAGCAAACATCATTGTATTCTTTCACTACAGCGTTGTAGATATTCTGAATTCTTTTTACGTCGGCCCATTCATTAACTTCGTATCCAAATTCACTCATAAAGTCATCAATGCTTCCGACATCGTATTTTTGCAAACATGCAAGAATATCATATACTGTGGGATAAATTCGTGCCCTATTAGGATATGAGTTTTTAATTGTGTTACTGATACTATCCCAGAATTTAACTTGCATGTTTCCTTTGGGAGTTACAATGTTTACCATATAAGTATCCCGTTCTTTATTATCATCCCAATCTGCATTTGCTTTTTTTCCGAGATACATAAATTTCATTGTTGCATTACAATCTTGCATAAATTTCCTTGCTTGTTCTGTATATACTGACATATGATTTAACCTCCTATAACAGTTGATTCTTTTTCAACTTTTTCTCTGTGACATTTCATTCTTGAAGCAAATCTACCACAAGAATTATCTCTATATTCCCTAAGTCTTTGCCGAGCCTCGCTATAAGTGTATTCAGAACATTCTATTTCCCATCCATAGCCCCAGTTGGTTTCTATGTCGTAGCGATCACGAGTTTTACGTTTATACATTGTTATTTCCTTTCCTCCTATTAATATAGCCCGTATAGCCGATAGCACAGCTTTTATTTATTTTACCAACTTGAACGGTAGCTGATTACTTGCTTGTCAAAATCTGTTTCTGATATTATTTTCGGAAGCAATTCAAATGTGTATTTGACATCTTCCATATAATATTCATCATAATTTGTGCCTCCAAAGAAGAATCCGCTCTGTGTCGGCAAGAGTTTTGCGGCTAATTCTGGATTAGTGATAATGTATCCATCTTCATAGATATTTTCCCATTCTCCAGTTTCGTTATTAAAACACTGCCCGTTTATTACTTTGTCTAGTGCAAGAGTTGATTCTGTGACGATGGTCTTACAAATCAAATAGAGTTTCCTTAGCTGCTCTTTGCTTACTTCGTATGACTGACAATTATCTACGCTATTTTGTACATTCTTTACGAACCATGTATGAATTGCATTTGCCTTTCTCCAATAACCAACCTCCTCAAAGATTGAATTAAATCCATATTTATGTTCTTTGTCCCATGTTTGATATCGCTTTATAAAGTATGGTTCAAGCTGCTTAATTGCTTTCTTGTTTAAGTCTTTATATGAAATGCCACACCATTCTTTAAGAGTGCATTTTTCTCCCCGAGTTTTTGCATTTTTCCAGTAAAAATAGCCCTCTACCGCTTCGATGTCCTGTGGTGTGCAATTTTCAATTTTTGGTGTTCTTTGTAAATACATATCAAGTCCCATTTTGAATCCTCCTTATTCAATCACTTTGTTCTATTATAGCTTCAAATTATTTCTAAAATTACTGCATTTTATGACTGTGATGTAAATTTCTCATCCCACCAAGCCATATTGGCGAATGGGATATCATACCATAATTCGTGATTAATATTATCTTTGAAAGTCGTAACATTTCCTTTGAATTCATACTGTTCAATTAGTGCCTTTGATATAGGTGTGACTTTGAGATACAAGTCACTTCCTAATTCGTGCTGACTGTCTATTTCCTCTGGTGCCATCTCTTTTGCCTTGTTGAACAATTCTCGTGCATTCATTCACTTAATCCTCCCTGAAAGCATTGAAGCACTGTTTGAAAAGATTCATTTTTGCTTCATATTCCTGATTTTTCTTTTCAAGCAATGCAATCTTTTTCATTGCTTCATCATTCATTTCTTTTGCTTTATGTGCCTTTTCCATAGCGTTAGAGATATCTATTATGTGAGATGACATATCCGAAACCAAGCAAAGCTGTTTGCTTTTTACGGTCTTGCACTTGCCCGAACAACAATTACTAATTGTGCTGTTGTTAACCCCAAGTGCTTTAGCCGCCTCTTTCTGAGAAGGGAATATTTCTCCTGTTGTAATGCAAAATACAGGCTTACTATTTCTTGTGTTGTACCCATCAATAACGAGTTCTTTTGTGATAATCATGTGCTTCATAAAGCTAATCCTCTTTTCTGCCATATGTTGGCTTATTTTATCTTTTGTTAATTGATTTACTTGTTTATGCAAATTAATATATCCACAAATTTGAGTGGTCTATAGGAATATATTTGTCATTCATATTAGGCCATTCAATTTCCTTGTCAGTAATGAATGTGCCACAAAAGTTAACTACTACGAACGGTTCAATTGTCACAGGTTCACACCAATCTCCATTGTCATCGTGCCGACAATGATACATATATTTTCCTTTAGGAATAGTTGCTTCATCTATGCGTAGGTCAATGAAGTTTCCTTTGTATTCAGTTCCGTCCTCGGCTGTGAGGATAATGGACTGTAAGTACCTTTGTACTTCTTTGCTGTTGTAATCATATTTCATTTAATTTTCCTCCTTTTTGCTGTTTCTAAGAGTTAGCCATTCGTGATAAGAAGTGCTGTAATATACTTCATTAAGAGTAACTTGCACCTTTGCCGGATAATATTCATCTGGCTCAAAGTCAATTTTTACTGAATAAATTACTCTGTATGTTGAATCTAATTCCTGTGGAATTTTAGTTGCAATATAAGCGTTATTATCAACTCCATATCTTCTAAAACCTATATATAATATTGTTGATTTTTTCGCTTCAAGATGGTTTTCAATGCTCTGGATATCATAAAGCAAGTCACTTGCAAAACGATCACAATAGCGACCTGCTTCTTGTATGAGCTTTGAATAAATGCTGCTCATATTGATTTCTGTTTTGTTTTCGTAAATATACCCTATCTCTGTGATTTCTGCTTGATCTGTATTTTTAAAGCATTCAAAGTAAATCATTTATATTTCCTCCCATTCAGTTTCTTCTTCACCATCTTCTGTCCTTGCGTGTATAAGCACAGCTGTTGGAGTTGATGGTTCTACTACAAATTCTCCGTCTTTATATTTTTCTCTGGCAAGTTCCATTGCTTTCTTAATATCTTTAGCTTCTATTTCAAAATCCTGTGAAATGGTTTCTTCTATCGTGATTATCAATTTTTTCTTTTCCATTACCAAATTCTCCTTCCTATTCTCATTACTGTATTAACGAGTTTGCCGTTATTCATTTCGCACTTTTCCTGCGTGAAGCTTGAAACTGCCCAGACTTCATCAACACATTTGCTCATTGTTGTTGTTTCTGTTTTCCATCCTCTAACGGTTTTATTGTGGAGCTTCTGAAGTCCCTGATTGCCACAGGGCACACGCATTCCACTATTTCCGAGATTTACAATTCCTACAGCGTACATTTTTTAATTCCTCCGTTTCATAATCACTTTGTGCTGTATCTTACTTAGAAAAAAGGGCTGCTTTGGGCAACCCTTATGTTATGCTTTATAATTTAATTTGTCGTTGATAAGCGAAAACTCTAAGTCATATTTCTTTGCGTCGCTTTGCATTAGTCTTACAGAGTTAGTAAGTCTGTCAACTTTTGTTTCCAATGTATCAAGTCGTGCTTCCATTTTGTCAAGTCGGTTTTCAATTCCGTCAAGTCGGTTGCCCAATGCTGTCATTTGCTCTGTCACTTTCATCAGCTGCTCCATAATTGCATCGAATTGTTTATCTTGCATTAAATCACCTCTTTTATGTTATTATATTATTTGCGCAGAGAATAATCAACTTCCTTATGTGCTTCATATCCTCTGACAAAAGCATCAGTGCATAAATCTAATTCCCTCATAGTTATACAACCATTTATTTCCGACAGAATGCCATGATAGATGATATATAATTCCTTTGAGTTTAGATAGAAATATGTGCTTCGTAAATAACTCCAAACGGCTTTTGAATCCTTTGTTTGAAAGTCGGCAATATCATCCCATGTCCAACAGCCATTTCCTATGGAATACAGATGTAATGTTTCACCGTTGATAATGAAATCCTTGCCCTTGAATTCCTCTGGTTCGGCTTCGTCATAACCATAGAAGATAAATGTATCTTCTGTTTCGTTATAGATTGCTCGTGGCTCATTATCAGGCATAAGTGCATTGTATGCATCGACAATTTCTAAAGCTGTTTCCTTTGTAAACCAAGGGCAAGCCCATCCATTCCAATGAGTACCATCAGTGTAGCCGTCATAAATTGCTATGTTTTCGCTGATTTCAAATGCTGTTTTGTGCATTGTTTATTTTCTCCTTTCTTATCTTAGTCGTTTCTGTGATTATAGGCATATGCTCTTTGTGAAAAAGCATAGTATTCTTTTGGACTTAAGCTGTTAAGAAAATCCCTTTTTGATGAGCCGTTATCGCAAGCTGAAGTTATGCTGCCTATGATTGCTATAACTACGAGTACAAGAGCTATTTGTCCAAAGATATTGTGTTTATTATTGTTATTGTTATTCATATTTCTATCTCCTTTATAGCAATTCATCATAATCAAAGTCAAGTATAAGAATCGGATTATTTGCTAAATTGCGTTCCATGCGAACGGTAATAGATTTTACGGCTTCTAAGTCATCCTGTACAATGACTACACGTGCCGTGCGTGAATGCTCATTTTCACGAATTGCTTGCAAAGCAAGAGCCTTTTCGAGCATGGTTTTTTGCGATTCGAGCTTCGCAATGCGACGCTGCAATGTTATTATCTCTGTATTCATAGCTATATTCTCCTTTTTAGTTCATTGATTAGTTCATTGATTCAGAGCATATATTGTAGTACTTTAATGGTACCCATTCGGTGCCATTAATGTGGAATAATTTTTTTGTAAGTGTGCTAATCACTTCTCCTGTATAGACGTTAATCCATATAGGCGTAGTGTGATGAGTGAGAAAATTCCAAAGCATTGTTTTTAGTTTCATTTGCATGGATACTCCTTATAATTAACACTGAGAATGATATCGTCTGTGATGTCAATAGTGCCGTTGTTGTCAAATCGTACTATGACAGCTATACCGTCTCCGTTAATGGTATCTGTGTCATAGCTCCATTTATTGCCGTCCTCTGTTATAACTGTGCCGTCAAGGTAATATATTCCGTCTGTGGTGTACTGAGTATGCTTTAAAGTGCAACCTATAGAAGAAAGTGTAAGAATAAGAGCAAGGGCAAAAGTAATTGAGCGTTTCATCATGTTGTCTCCTTCTTTTTCAATTAAATTTCGTCAGCTATCAGTTGATGATAGCTGATATACTCGACCTCTTTGACCGCTTTAGATTCAGGCAATCCAATCATGGGATTGCCTTTGATTTCGTTATCGTCAACAAGACGGAGTGCTCCGTTGTTGACAATGAATCTTTTATAGAGGTATGCATCCCGCGGGGAAGACGGGATGTCGAGCTCGTTTGCGAATATGAGTTTATAAATGCTCATATTCACGTCTTCGTATAACTCAGGGTTATCATCGCCTCTGCCGCATTGATTAATACAGTCGGCAATTTCTGAAGCGAAATCAATCGCTTCAGAAATGTTATAGAAACAATTTTCATAAAAGGAGCCTACTTTATACTCCCTTACAACCGCTAAATATTGTGTGTATTTCATAATGTTATCTCCTTATAACTATTTTGTATTTGACGCTTGAGTGTTGCAAGACGTTGTGGTATAATGTCAATATCGTGCAAGATATTGACATTCTGTTTCGCTAAAGCTCATCAGCTACGGACTTTCACCGTAGGACAGAAGAGTAGTTTTGTGACGTGCTCAGGTCAAGCATAGTTGTTATGCGTTGAGATAATCTATGTCAAAATTGAACGGCTTAATAACCCCTGCTTTAGCCATAGCTTCAGCAAGAGTGCTATAAAAGAGGTCTATGTAAGCCCTCTTTGTATAGACAGCTGTAAAGTTCTTGCCCTCCGACTTGAGAATCTGTGTACTCGTCGCTTTTTTCTTGCCTATGTCGGCAATAATACTGTTGATTGTCTCAATGTGAGGCTTCACGCCATGCTCAACGAACCACTCTGCCATCGCATGGATGTATTCTTTTTTGGCAAGAGTACCCTCTTTGTACTCTCGATAAGCACAGTACAAATTGGTGTCAATGTCACCAATAGTCATCTTGCTCTTGTTAATTTCAGCTATCCTGTCGGAAGCTAAGACATGGATAGCGTCAATTTCGTCATTAAGATTTTTGATTTCGGCATCGAGACTCGTCTGATTGACGTAAGCCTCTTTCGAGGCTCTTGTGAGCTTCTCTTCTATCAAAGTTCTACGGGCTGAAGTAGAACTCTTGACAGCCTTATTAATGCAAGCAACCTTACAGGTTGCGTTTGCATAGTTATCGACTGCCGTTGTGAAGTCTTTGGAAGTCGTAAAGAAGTTAAGTTTGCCTTTCTCAATGGTAATTGTAGCGTTAGTTCTGATATAATTTTTTGTTGACATAATTTTTTACCTCTCTTTCGCCTACTTAGTAGGCATATTAATTTTTTTTTTTTGAAGTGAAAAGACTTTGTTTATCGGTACAAAGTCTAAAACCGTTGTCAAGAAATTATTCTTGACGTGCTTGTGCTTCACAAACAATTAAAGCCAATTCGGCTATAAACATCTTGCAAAGCCTTTTATACGAACTAGTATTTTTTCCGTCAAGCATAGTGCTAGCACTTACGAAGAAGTTGCTTTCAATGTTAAAGCGTAGTTCTTCGCAAAATGTAGCACCCCACTTGCTACGCATGAAAGAAATTATGGTAAACAGTGTGTCACGCACTGTTTGTTCGTCTTCCCATAATTCAGCTATGGAAAGATTTTCTTTCTTGCGTGGAATGTAACTTATTTTGATACTCATAATGTTTTCACCTCCCATTTATGGTATCTATATACCGACAAATTATAGATTTATCAGTATATAGATACCATAACCATAAAGGTTATAGTATCTGTTATATAGTCAATCGGAGAGTTTCCCCCCTATGTAATCTTCCAATTTTTGCATACGGTTAATGCAAGGTTAGACTGATACATTTATTCTTCACTATGTGTCACGTGTGGGACAAGTCAACCACCATAGTTACTAGGTATCGTAATGCCTGATTTGATATCGGAGTATGCTCTCCGTTTACAATTGTAAGTTACAATTGTAAAAACCGTGATTCAGTTGTCAAAGAACTAACATATAATATTATGTTTTTTTGTAAACCGTAGTCTACAATTGTAGTTAATTCAACCGTAGTCGGATTAACCGATAATATTATATCTTCAAAGAGTTAAACCGTTTCCCATGGTGAGGCATTGTCGCTCTCTTTGTTGTCGTTGTTGTCGTGTCCCTTGCTGTGCCTTAATTATACTACGGGTAAAGGTAAAACACAAAAAAATAGAGATTTTTATGTGTTAGGGTACATAAAACTATAATGTTTTCTCATCCAGCAGCAAATACCCCTGGGTGATCTTGTAACACACTGACTTAAAATTTGACATAGTTATTTTTATCATTACTACCCTTACACAGTTCATTTTAGAATATTAAAAAATTAAACAAAATCCTTACAATTTATATATTTAAATACATAATATTTATATACTTTTACACCAAATCGTTTAATTAAAAACCATCAACAAATATGAAATCATTTTCACAAACCACATTATACGGTCACATGAACGCATAACCAAGCACCTTCACTTCCTATAAAACCTTAATCCCTACCCCTTCTTTTTCACCCCTATTCACAATTTTCATCCTCATTCACATAAAAACATTTACAGTCCTAATAAAACTATCACAATTCCATTTCCGACCTTAAAAAAGCTAAATTTGCATACAACCTCGCAAATATCAACCCCAATAACCCACTACAGCTTCTACAAACCTTTTTAAGGCTCTTTATATCTCCCCTATCAAATAGTCTACCCACAGCCTTATCGTTGAAATTAGACTCAAAAACATTGAACTCTACTGTAAAAAATTAATCTCTAAAATTATGCCGGGGGTACTTGTAATCTAAATACTCATACACCCCTCCCTATACATACTCTCGCCACATAAATAAAAAAAAGAAGAGGGGGCTACTTGTACCCTACTCTTCATTAACATTCTTAACTAATTAACATTTTTACATTTTACTACTCACAAGACTTCTACAAACTTCTCAGAGCTTTTTAATTTTCACCCTAACAAATCCTCTACCCCCACCATTAACCCCCGAAACAAACTCAAAAACACACTAATGAGTAGTGTACTTTCAGCGCACCAAACGACACTATGCTAGCGTATTTCCCTATTTCATATTTTTTTAACAATTTATCTGTTGACAAAACTTTTTCTAAATGATATAATATCACCAGTACAAAACAAAGTGATTGCAAAGAGACGGTATGTCCCCTCCAACTAAAAAACAATAACCGCTTGATGCCCTCCCCTAGCCGAGAGGTCATATTCGAAAATTCATTTCAATTCACATTCGTTTAACTGTTCGCTGAGGGTTTTGGCTTATGCAATAAGGCAAAACCCCGAATAATATTATTTTTATATTTTACGGAGTGTAACGGAGTAAAATATAAAAATAATATTATGAGTAAAAAGTATTTTATATTTTACGGAGTGTAACGGAGTAAAATATAAAATACTATAATTAAACTTTTTATATTATATAATATATATTATATATTATATATATATATATATATATATATATATATATATTATATTATATTATATTATATTTCTTTGGTTCTTTCTTTCAGCCTCTTGCTGAATCACCCATCCCACCCGTTACCAAAAGATAAAATTTCAAACTCAAAAGGAGAATAACACAATGGCAGAAATACGAGAAACCGCATACAATCAAACTAATGACAACAAAATAGCAGAGATATCGACTAACGAAACGGTATGGATCAACAAGCTGCTGCGACTTGCCGGCAAATATCCTAACGAGATACATATTCTTGAGCACCCAGATAGCAACTACGGTGTGCTTTTGATTGAGCTACCCAAATCGTGGTTTAAAATCAGTCCACCTAGAACGTGCAACTTGACTGATGCACAGAAAGCGGCGGCATCCGAAAGACTCAAAAATGCTCGTCAGAAACGTACATCTGAAGTGTAAAAAAATGATTTTAAAAACGCACCAATGAGTTTTCAGGTAAATTTATATGTTCTACCAATTGCGTTTTAAATTTGCATAAAAAAATACTATTGAATAGAGGAGCATAAAATGAGTATTGATTTTTATAACCAACATATTTATACCGCACGAAAAGAGCACGAATGCACTTTATGCAGAAAACCCATATTGAAGGGTGAAGAATATGTTTATACTGTTTGTAAATGCTATTGCGAAGATTTGTATACTTCTAAAATGCATCTTACTTGTGATGATTTGACGCATCGTTATATCCAGACTCTGGAGCCAGATGATGAATATAGTGAGATTGACGTGCTGGATGATATTCGTGACCAAGTATGTTCAATTTGTGAGGACAAGGCATCTTGTAAGTGTAAATATTGGGATGTACCCATGTGCTCAAAAGTTATTGAAACATACCGTTTGTAAGAAGGAGAGTAAAACGATGGCAAGAAAATATTTAAATGACCTCGGCATAAATGATAATTTTATGAAACTAGATCCCAAAGATTCTAGATGGACAAGATGGAATAGGGAAATTGAAGAATATGGATTCCCAGATTATGAAACCTGGTGTCTAGATATTTATTTTTATTGCTGGCTTTATGAGAGGTTGAAAATGTTTTTAGAAGTTAATTGCATAGATTTAAATGTCCATAAATTCAATTTTGAAAACAAAGAATATACTCAAAAAGAGCTTATAGATAAAATGTTGCACGGATGTGAGCTTGCCCTTTCTGAAGCATTCGAGAATAAAAAGCTGACAGAAGACGAAGAAAAATCAGTGTGTGATATTCCTTGGATTTGGGCAACGGTAATGCCTGCAATGTGGTGGTAGGCGAAAATATCTCGGACATGTAATAATTATACCCTATGGGAAACAAATAGATATATTATTAATAGATTTTTGTACCTCATAAAATATAAATCAAAGAAAGGAAAACAAATCATGGCAAAAAAGAATGTAACCATTTACACTTGCGACTGCTGTAAAAAAGATTTTTCAGTTGAGGGTAACAAGACCACAAACAATCCATTATACCAAGTTAATATACCTTCAAGAATTTATGATTGCGAAGGACGTGGGTATTCTGAGGGGCTGTCACGAATAGAACTATGCTCCGACTGCTATTTGGAATTTTGGGATTATGTTCAGGCTAAATATCAAGTAAGTGAACTCTATGATGTATCTATAAAAAAAATGTTTTGAAAAGATTGATATTAAGGAGACTATATGAACTATACACCACCAAAGCGCCGGATTATTCCGCAAGAAGAGTGGAAAAAAGTATACGAAAAATATAATGGACATTGTGCATATTGTGGTTGCGAAATCACCTTAAAAGCAATGCAAGTTGATCATCTTATTCCAATGCAATTTTATGATATATATAAAACCCAAGGCATTGATCTTGATACCTTTGATAACTATATGCCCTCGTGCAGACCCTGTAACCATTATAAAAGCACTTTTACACTTGAAACCTTCAGATCAATGCTTGAACGACAACCTGAAATATTGTTAAGAGACAGTGCAACATATAGAACTGCCGTAAGGTTTGGTACAGTAACCCCTACTCCACATAAAATAACGTTTTATTTTGAAAATCATGAAAATGAAAAATGAATTGGAAATTGAATAAAGGAGAACGAAAATGATTAAATATATAAATCGTGATGCACTTGTACATACTTTGTTAGACAAAGGCTTTTACCCTGTTATTGTAAGGAATGCTATCGAAGCCACTACGGTAACAGACGTAGCACCTATAATACACGCGCATTGGATAAGAACGGTAGATATCGATGGAACTAGACAATGTTCTTGTTCAAACTGCAAACACACCCGATGGGGACTAACAAAAGCAAAATACTGTTCGTACTGTGGTGCGCTTATGGATGAAGGAGAAGACGAAAAATGAAAAAAGAAAAGGTTGTTGAGCTAGACATTAATGATATTGTCAAAGCACTTGCTGATGTTGGCATCAAAATAACATTAGGTGATAAAAAAAACGATAAACTTGTTGCTGTTGATGACTATGGCAACAAACGTATATTAGACAAAGATTTTAATATATTTGAGGATGAAGGTAGCTGCATAGTACCACCTGAGGGGTACAGTTTTTCAAAAAAATTTCCAGCATGGATAATTGCTTATTGCGTTGATACGAATTCATGGTTTTGTACAAACCAAAGATTTTTCTACTATCAATATCTAAAAGAATTTCAATGTGAAAATGATGCTATTGATTACTTTGAGCATCATGTAGACGAATTTGTTGAGTTGAATATAGAGATAAGAAAAGAATTAAATCAGCCGTATAATAATTGTGTATTTCTTGAAAATAATGCAATAACATATATGAAAGGATTGAAAAAGGGAGAGGAAAAATGTTAAAAATTTATCACATAAATCATTGTGTGTCTATTGATGGTACTGAATGGCGAAAAGTTGGTTATACTGGGTATTGCGTTTCAGATGAAGATTTGAATGAAAAGATATCTTTTGAAAATTTATCATTCGAAGGAGCATGTGAATATCTGTCCAAGCATTTTATTAATGGTCTTTGGATAGCTAATCCGCTGCTTTGTCGTAAACCAATTATAAGAATCCGCCCTAGTAGTTCTTGGGAACCTATTTCGTATAAAAAGTTCAATACACTGTCTTATAAACTGAAGTATACAGAATGGACTGATGTTACTCTTGAGTGGATTATGAAACATTTATCTGTTGACCAGTGCATTCAGTATCTTAAGGAGCGTGGCATAATGGCTTGTCCTGTTTTGAAAGGAGAGTAAAATGAATTACAACGAATGGATTGATAATATTATTTCTCAGCTACAGAAGCTAAAAAATAATAACGAAGAAGCGAACAGATTAATTAGTTTTTACAGTGGCGTGTTAAATGCCCTTGGAGTGTCATATGAAACAACATTTGCTTTAAGTGACATTAGTGCAATGTACACTCTTCAGCAAGCTGGTTCGGACGAATGGTATTCCTTTGGATATGAATATGATGCACGAAAAGAATGTGAAAAGTTAATTGACAAGGCTAGAAATGAGATAGTAGAAAGAATAAACAATTCATAACAATTGATAAAAGATTTTATATTTATATAAGGAGCAACAAAAGATGAATGAATTAAAGGTGTTTGAGAACGAGGAGTTTGGCAAGATTAGAACAATAATGATTGAAAATGAACCGTGGTTTGTGGCCAAAGATATGGCAGTAGCACTAGGGTATGGAAGTGGTAAAGCTCCTATAAATGCAGTGGCAAAACATGTAGATTTAGAAGATAAAGGGGTCACTGAAATGATGACCCCTGGAGGAAGACAAAATGTGACAATAATTAATGAATCTGGTGTGTATGCACTCGTTTTTGGCAGCAAGCTTGAGTCCGCAAAACGCTTTAAACACTGGATTACCCACGACGTCCTTCCGACCATTCGTAAAACTGGAGGCTATATAAATAGCGACGAATTGTTCATCGAAACATATTTTGAAGGATCGAGTGAAGAAACCAAAAATATTCTTCGGTTAAATCTTTCTAAAATTAGACAGCTAAATGAGGAAAAGCGACAGCTCCAGCAAACGGTTTCTGTTCAGGCTCAGCAAATTTCAGAAATGCAGCCTAAAGTAACGTATTATGACATTGTGCTTAATTGTAAAGATCTTGTAGCCATTTCTGTAATCGCAAAAGATTATGGATGGAGTGCAAAACACATGAATCAGTACTTGCATGAAAAGGGCGTTCAGTATAAGCAGGGCTCTATTTGGCTGCTTTACCAAAAATATGCTTCGAGTGGTTATACAAGTACTAGAACGTATACTTATCAAGATTGGAAAGAAGAATCACATACGGATATTCGAACATATTGGACTCAGAAGGGTAGATTGTTTATTTATGAGCTGATGAAGTCAGATGGTAATCTGCCGCTTATTGAACAGGAAGGAGCTATTAAATATGAGCACTGAAATTCTTAATGGAAAAATTACATTTACGAGGCTTGGTGAAGAACATGGTTGTCTCTCTGTCAAGCTGACTATTGAAGGAGCTGGTTGGGGTTGTGGCTTCGGGGACTATTGCCTCGATCATTGGTGCGCTAAAGCTGGAGAGCATTCATCTAGTGATGGTTATGGCGCAATAATTGAACTTATGAAAACTCTTGAAGTTGAATCTTGGGAGGATCTTAAGGGGCAATATGTGCGAGTTGAGTTCGAAGATTGGGGCGGTAAAATTCTTCGAATTGGACATTTAATGAAAGATAAGTGGTTTTCTTTCAAAGAGTACTTTAAAATAGTAGAAATGAATCAGCATAATACACCATAATATGAATAATTTGTAAATTACTCATCTAAGCTATTGACAAATCAATCCTTTTGTGCTATAATTACTACAGCACAAAGGGATTGATTATTTTTACAAGGAGATTTAGTATGCAAATTAATATTAATGTTGATGAGACACAGTTCAAAGAGTTGATGGATAAGTCGCTTGCTGCGCTACCAGAAGAAAAGCTTCAGGAAGTTGTTTTAGAAGGTTTTCGAACGTATTTAACTAACACTAATGTGTTGAAAGAGTTAATAATGGCGAAAGACGCTTGGGGTTATGAAATAAAACCCACACAGTTTTTTCAAGAGATTATGCTTAGAACAACTAAGACAAACAAGTTAAATGACTTACGGGACGAAATGATTGAGGTTATTAGAGAAAATTTTGATGAAATTATCCATAAGGCAATGGCGCAGATTGTTTGCAATGGAATATTTAATGGAATGGAAAGATCTATTAGTAGTATAGCACAAACAACTTGTAATCAAATCATCAACGAAAGGAAAGAATATGGAAATTAAGACAGAAGTAAAAGTATATAACGTTGATATGGAATGCCCTCAGTGTCATAAAGGAAAAATGCGCCCAACAGGGACATGTCTGGATCTTTTTCTATCTACATATCCACATAAATGCACGAAATGTGGATATCTTGAAAATTATCATCAGACATATCCATATATGACTTATGAGAAACAGAATGCCGAAGAAGTCGTTAAAAAGCACTTGAGAAAGACGCGTCAGAGCGAGTTTTTAAAGATGTTCCCGAACGCGATTTTGACTCCGGAAGGTAATATAATCATATGTCCCGCCAAGGTTGATGCAACACACAAATGCCACTTGACCAATACGAATTCATTGGCATGTAAAAAATGTGTGCAAACCTACTGGCTGACCGAAATTGAAGATGAAAGTGAGGACGAAACATGATTCATGTTGATTTGCCGTATGATTTTGGAACATTTGTAAAAGTGAAAGACGAGGAATCCAATCTAATTCGTTATGGTAGTGTAGCGACATACGAGGTTATGGATGATGGATATCTAATTTGGGTTTCTGGTTACAAGGAACCTTGGTGCGGGGTGTATTTACCAGATATGGTTGAGCTAATGAGTGATGATGAAATTGAGGTGCTAGTGAAAAAATATGAGGCAATGTTTGAATAAATTAATTGATGAAGAAATAATTGATAAAGTATTAGAGTTTAGAATAAAAGTAAAAACAAATACTGGCAAAGAAAAATGGATTCTTTTTTCGGATATAAAAGGATATATTAGTTCTGCACTATCTTGTAAGCGTGATGATGGCGCACCATGCATTGAGTTTAACATGGAATGCTGTGGCTACACAAGACAGATTATTGATGCATTATAAAAATATAATTTTGAGAGGCAATTACAATGATCGATTGCAAAAATTTAATTATTGAAGACATCACACCATGGCACGGCGATGTGTTTGATCATCCGATCTATGAGTACTCTTGTAAACTGTCTAAAAAGAAAATCATACCTCACATTCATTGCAATTATAAGCGATGCAAAGATTATGTCCCTGTTAATGAAGATGAAAGTGTGAATTATAAGAAAGGAAATTAACAATGAAAGACTGTAAAGACTGCAAATATTTTAATGGATATGACTATGATGACGGCACACCTGAGTGTGATTACGAAGGAGGATATGAGGCTTGTCCGTACTGCTGTGAAGGAGATGTGGAAAAAGATAAATGCAAAATCACACTTGATATGCCCGATATTACGACATTTATCAAGCACACTGTTGCTAATACAGTTCACAAAGCAGTATATGATATGATTGATATTTGTGTTAAGTCAATGGTAAAGGACAAAATTGAAGACATTGCGGAAGCATATGTTAAAGAATCGCTTAAGAAAGTCGTTGACGATGAGATCAAGGCTTATATGCAAAAGGAGATTACTATAGGTGGCGGATGGCGTGAACCTGAAAGAAAGCTGAGTAGGAATGAGTATCTTGCTGAATGCACAGCTAAAGTCATTGACGAAAAGCTCAACCCTGAAAAAGTTGCAGATATAGTTAGAAACTATTGTCAGAGAACAATCGATGACAACGTTGCAAGCATTAAAGTTGCTGTTAATACAGGCATAAAAACTCAGTTTGACGAAACGACGAGAAAAGCACTGTCAGATAATGTTGTTTCAATGCTTATGGCGGGAGATACATATAAGAGACTTTCGGACAGTATGGAGAGAATACTGAAATAAGCGAAGATGAAAGGAAGAATAGAATGGATGCTGTAGAATTTCTGAAACAAAAAACAAGATTGTGTGATACTAGTGATTGTGTGGATTGTCCACTTTCCCGTTGCAATAATGGTAAATCTGATTGTGATTGTAGTAATTTTATTCTGGTATTTCCTAAAGAAACAGTTGCGAAAGTAGAAAAATGGGCTACAGAACATCCGCCGAAAACAAGACAAATTGAGTTGTTGAAATTATTTCCTATGACAAGAATGATAGATGGAGTAATTGATATATGTCCTATAGCTTTTGTAACGAAACCTGATGGTTCGAGGGAGTGTTTAATGACCGATAATCTACCAATAAGTCAAAATTGCAAACAATGTAAACGTCAATTTTGGCTTACTGAAATAAAGTAACGATAGGAGGAATGTGGAATGAAGCTATATTTTTTAGCTCGTTCGGGAGAAGAGGGGCTGCTTGCTACAGTGGATACTGAGGAAGAAGCGTTTTGCGAGATTCAAAAATTTTTAGATGAGCATAACTTCACAAGTTATTATACACGGATTACGTTATTGCCAGATGGTGGTAAGTGGATTGATGTTGGCAGCCACTCAGAATTCTTCGAAATAAGATCAGAAAAAGAGGAGGAATAATTATGACTGAAGAAATTGCAAAGATTTATGATTTTGTTGCTAAAATGGAGGATTTATATTATTCGAAGCTAACGGGAGGAGAAAATCCAACATCTGCTGATATGATCGTAATGGCTCAAGCGTCAGCATTCCAAAGAGTTAGATATTTTATTGAGAGTTTGGAAGAAGATAAAGAGCGAGGAAAGGAAAATGACAATTGAAGCAATTAAACAGATGCTCGGTACTTCTACATATGATTTTTTAAGGAATAACGAGCATCTTGGTGATAATATTATGTTTCTTACACTTGGTGGTAGTTATGCCTATGGAACTAATATAGAAACTTCAGATATAGATATCCGGGGTTGTGCTTTAAATACCAAGGAAGAAATATTAACCAATAAGAAATTTGAACAGTTTGTAAATGAAGAAACTGATACTACTATTTATGGATTTAATAAGATTGTTGGTCTTCTAACGAATGTGAATCCTAATACTATTGAGTTATTGGGTTGTAAACCAGAGCATTATTTATACATATCTCCTATTGGTCAGGAGCTTTTAGATAATAAGAATATGTTTCTTTCAAAGAAATGTGTACACTCATTTGGGGGATATGCCTCAAGTCAGTTGCGTCGTTTGGATAATAAGGCGGCACGAGACTTGGGTCAGTTTCAGCAGGAAGCTCATATTTTGAACAGTATTAAAAACGCAGCTTGTTCGTATAAAGAACGTTATTTTGAGCACGAAGAAGACGCAATTAAGCTGTATATTGATGAGTCGGCACAGGAAGATTATGACACTGAAATTTTCATGGACATTAATTTAAAGCACTATCCTTTGAGAGATTGGAAAGGTATGTGGTCTGATATGAACAATATTGTTAAAGATTATTCCAAGCTTGGCAAGCGCAATGCTCATGCTGCTTCTCACGGTAAGCTGGCAAAGCATATGATGCATTTAGTACGGTTGTATCTGATGTGTTTTGACATTCTTGATAATGGAGAGATTGTTACTTATAGAGAAAAGGATCATAATTTTTTAATGTCTATTAGAAACGGTGATTATTTAGACGAAAATGATAAGCCGACCAAAGAATTCTTTAATATTGTGGATGAGTTGGAATCTCAGCTAGAGATGAAGAAAAATAGTACTATGTTGCCGGAAACTCCAGATATGAAGCAAATAGAAAAATTTGTTATGAGCGTTAATGAAAGAGTTGTCAAGGGAGAAATGTGAATGTCGGAGAAAATTAAAATATTTGGTGAACACCTAATGCCTGTGTTTGAGCGAATAGGTATTTATCCAAAAAATATTTATCATGGCAAGATAGATAAGTTTGAACATTTTGAGGTTTGGGAATTGACTCTTGAGGAATTTGCGAAAATGAATAGTATATCTCATGATAGATATCATGCTATTATGCCTAATGGCTCTTGGTGGGTTCCAGCGGCAAAGGATTTTGATATGCAAGGTGAATAAAATGACAGAAAAGATAGTGGTAGGTAGCAAAGTTGAGAACTATGAACAGGCAACGTTAGTTAGTTTTAGTCAGATTGATAAAATATGGTGTGTTGATACTACTATTCCAAAACATTATAATAGATTTCTTAGGCAAGGTTGGAAGCTTGTTAGGGAATATGTTTGTGGTAATGGAGAGATTATTGGTGGGGTTTTTGAGGCACCAGAAAGAGCAATTACTGTTCGAAGTGTTACGAAGGAATAAGAAATATGAGTAAATAAATGTAAATGATTTGTAAATTAATATCCTGATATATTGACAATTGTCTGTTTTTGCTGTATAATATTTACAGTACAAAGTGATTGGGAAGGAGACTTGTTGAGATGTCGGGATTTTTTATTATCATACCCTTGTTCATGATGGAATTATACTGGATAAACCAGTATTTTGCGGATTGATTACAAAACAAAGTGATTGAGGTGGTGAACACATGGCAAAATCACAAAAAAATCAAACTTTTGTGCTAAAAATTAATACTAAATATTTATCGAAATATAATTGGCATTTAACTTTTAAACTAAGTGAAATTAGAAAACAGCCACAATTGGTAGTTAGTCTTGGCTCGTCTCAAGTATTGAGATGGTTAGAAAAAGAACAATGCCGTCAAAATAATGATTTTGAAGCAACAAAAATTAAACGAGAAATTAAACAAATCAAAAAACAAGAGAATAGCATTGAGAATAAGAAACGAATTAGTACTTTGTACGATCAGTTATATGAAAAACAATTTCAACAAGATTATTTAATGCTTGTTATGGATTCTCCAAAGGACTATAGATATGTATGTAAACATGGATTCAAAATAACTATTGATTATGGGCATACCATTAGGACTGTAGAATATAAAAGGTTTCTTGGAACCGCAGGTTCTATTAAAAAGAGCACTATTATTTTTGTCAATAAAGAAGTTCATGATATCTTAATGACAAAAATTAATAATGGACGCTATGAGGGACCCAAAGGGGACGAAGCACCTAAAAAATACAATGATATTGATTTAAATTATAAATTTATTGCAGCAAAAATCAATGCTTATTTTGCGTTACAATGTTCTGCTAGTATTGCCGTTCCTTGGCCACGCATTATTGTAATTAATGATGTGCATACGAAGTTCAAGGATGTCGTAAGACTTGTGAAGAACACTGGTGGTGATAATCCAGAATGGCCAAGTGTGACGGATGATATTAAGACGGAAATAGAAATTAATACTTGTGATGGTATGGGATTTATTTCTCCTGAAATGAGTGCTGAGTGGGCAAGAGCCCTAAATGAAGGCGATGAGCCGTTATCTGGGTTTAATACTCGTTGTGCATTCTTGAAGGGGATGGTATTTACGGTAGATTTTAAGAAATTTGCTGAAGAAATGGCGCATACATACATTATTAAAGACGCATGGGGAGACAAGAGAGACGTAAGGGATGCGGACGTTATTCTCACTGTTTCTATGTTAAAATTATGGGACTCGTATGCTGGCTATGAAGATTATTATAATAACTGTATGAAAAATGAATATGAGTTTTGTATTGCAAAAAGTACACCTCATGAACTACGTAATGTTCACACTACAAACTATCAATATCTTCAGGATTTTTCATTTACAGATGCGCAGATTGATGAGTTAATCAAACCTACTGTTACAGGAATTAAGGAATGTCTAGGGTTAGATTGGACAAAACTTATTTTATATATGTGTGGTACTGGACTTGACGAAAAGAATGTATTGTATATGGATCCTATGTGTAAGGCAATTATGGCAAATCCAGAACTCGTTCAAGATCCTTATGTGAGATCTAAAGTTAGTAGGATGATTCAAAAACGAATTAATTCGGCAAAGATAGGTGTATTGGACGTAGAGGGTGATTATAGTATTGCGGGCAATGACCCATATTCATTATTACAGCATATGTTTGGTCTAGAGGTTACTGGTTTGTTAAAAAAGGGAGAGTGTTATCATCAGTATTGGAAGGACAGAGGAACAAAAGAAATTTGTATATTTCGGGCTCCAATGACAACAATTGAGAATGTGTGTAAACTTAGTGTTGTAACTAACTTCGAGACGGAGAAATGGTACAAGTATATCAAAACATGCATCATACTTAATAGTTGGGATACTACGGCAATGAGATGTAATGGAGAAGATTATGATTCGGATTCAAATTTTTGTACAGACAATAGAGTTTTACTGGATGCCTTTGAGTACAAAACTACTCTGATGTGCGTACAGGATAGTATGTCCAAGAAAGTACCGACTGAGGAAGATTATATAAAATCTGACATTAATGGTTTTGGTGATGCTATTGGAAGTGTTACGAACAAGGCAACAAACATGATTTCTTTGAGAGCTCAGTTTGATCCAGACAGTGAAGAATATAGGAGACTAACGTATAGAATTAGTACAATGATGAACTATCAGCAAAACGCTATAGATAGAATTAAGGGCGTTGTCGCCCGTCCAGTGCCTAAAGAATGGTTAAATTCAAAAATGTTTAAAATTAAGGACAATGATGATGAAGATACTATTAGAGATAAGCAAATAAATACTAACATAGCAGCAGAAATTAAACCGTGGTTTTTTATCTATCGCTATTCTCAGTTAAAAAAAGAGTTAGATGAATATATTAAAACTGTTAGATCAAATTGTAAAATTAGGTTTGGTAAAAGTTTAGATGAATTATACACTTCAAATGACAAAACCGAGGAAGAGGAATTATTTGTATATAACTACGAAAAATATATGCCTGTGAGCAGAGCACCTGGAACAATGAACCGTATTTGTTGGAGAATTGAAGATGAATTTCAGACTGTAGATGTATTTCCTGATATTGAGTTTGATTATTCAATATTAAAAAGTAATATGACGTATGCTCACGAAGAATACGTATCAGTTCAACAGTTGTATGATGAATATAATAAAAATATGCAATTATTTTTAAAGGGTATTAAGAAAAATGAGTCTTCTAAGGAAGAGAGAGATGCATTTATGTCTCGACTGATTGAAGATTTTACTATTGCTTGCTATGAGAAATGCCCAAATACAGAAGCATTAACTAACATTCTTATCGACATATGTTACACATCAAATAAGAATAAGTCATTTGCGTGGAATATTGCTGGAGAACAGATTTTTAATAATGTTTTAAAAAATAATGGATATAAACTTCAATATCCAATCAAGGATAAAAATGGGAATATAGAGTTTTGTGGTCATAAATTCTCTTTATATACACAACAAGTAGGTGGTGATTTAGATGTTGATTCTGAATGAAGCAAAATATGCAAAGACAATCTATGATGGAAAAAATCAAGAAGAAAAATTTACTCTTGCTAAACTTAGATATGTTACTAGATACCTGTTATATGTTGAACATATAGCTGATGATGAAAATTATATAAATACTGTAGCGTGGATGAAAAAATATCATGAAAATTTTGAGGAAAGTTATTATTCTAAATTGATTTCCGATGCTATAGAACAAGCACACAAATATCCATTTTATAATATTGAGAGTATTAAGATCACCCGGTCTGAATTGGACGTCATATCTTCTTTAGATAATTTGAGAGCAGAAAAAATTTTGTTTGTTTTATTATGCATGGCAAAGCAGCAAAGCGTTTCGTGTGGTTTTACAAATGGTCTTGTAAGGTATTCTATTGTGGATTTATGTAAAATGGCAAGAATATCAGTCCCCGCTGAAGATAGAGAATATATTTTACATTATATTTTACAGCATGGATTTTTAGAATGCCCAAAGAAGAATAATACTAAATGCTTGATTGTCAATTTTATTGATAATAGTGATGATGTGGTACTCAATCTTGGTGATATTGATTGTCGAGAACTTGCTTATATTTATTTAAGCTGGAAGAATAATGGCAAAGGATATGGTTATTGTGAATGTTGTGGACGACCTATGAAAAAATCTAAAACGAATCCTAAGAGGTTTTGTGAAGATTGTTCTAAAATTGTAGGAGAGGTTCCCGATGATAAAAAAGTTGTTTTATGTGTAGACTGCGAAAAGCCTGTGTTTATAGATAATATGAACACAAGAACCTGTCGGTGTGAAGAATGTCAACGAAAAAAGCAGTTGGAATATCAAAGAGCTTCCATGAAAAAGCTTAGAGAGAAAGAATAGGTTGTGAAGTGACCATTTTAATTTCATACAGTACAAAGTGATTAGGAAAAACTTAGGGGGAAATACGCCTGACAAAAAAATAGGTCGAGATTTTCCTAATGAGAGAAAATAAGAAATGATTATTCTCTTAACATTTTTAAATACGAAACATATAAAAGGAGAAAACGAATTATGGATGAACTTATGAATATTTTAGCGGAAGTTCCAGAGTCAATAGCAAATCTTCAGCTTCCTGATCCAGAGCTTAGAGACTATTACAGAGATGAGCAGGATAGAATTTTCTGGGTTGATGGGGCAATTGATGAATCTACACTCGATTTAGTAAAATTTATCTTTAGATGTAATAAAGAAGACGGCAATAAGCCAATTGAGGAACGTAAAAGAATACTCATTATGATTGATTCTCCTGGAGGTTCGGTTGAAGTATTGTCATCTATTATTGGGGCAATGAAAATTAGTAAAACACCATGCTGGACATGTTGCTATTGTAATGCTTATTCAGCAGCTGCAGATTTATTGGCTTGTGGACATAAAAGATTTGCCTTACCGATGACTTCTATGATGTTTCACGCAGGTTCTGCTTGTTATCAAGGTAGTCAAAATGATATTGACAAGGCAAAAAGGTTTTTTGACGCTATGGGTAAAAGAGTTAATGATGAAGTCAACTCAAAAACTAAATTTGATAGTAAATTTATGAAAAAATTAAAAACTGATGATATGTATATGGATGAATGTCAAGCTCTGGAAATGGGTGTTATTGATGAGATTATTAATGATTTTTGTGATATAATTTGAGGTTAAATAAAATATGTGTCAGTCAATAAATTTACAAAAGAAAACTTCTATGCGTGGGAAACAAAATAAAAAAGATAATTCATATTGGTATGATGATGAATTACAATGTTATGTATTCTATTGGGAAGATCGTGAAAAAGTTATGTTAATTGACAAATGTGATTTTGCAGAAGTTAATAAGTATCGTTGGAAATACTTTGAACGTAAAGATGGGTATATTAGAGTATTGGCAAGAGTTGATGGTGTTGAAATGTCTTTATTAAGATTTTTAGGTCTTTCTGGATACGATCATAAAGATAGAAACCCATTAAATAATTTAAGAACTAATTTAAGACCTGCAACTTTTAATGAAAATGCGCAAAACCGTAATAAACAAAAAAATAATACTAGTGGAGTTATTGGAGTTGTATGGCACAAACAAAGCCAAAAATGGGAATCTAGAATTAATATTACCGGTAAAAGAAAAACACTTGGTAGGTTTAAGGATATAATAGATGCAATTACATCACGTTTAATGGCAGAAATGCAATATTACGGAGAATTTGCTCCACAGAAACACTTATATGAACAATACGGGATTGTAGACACATATAATTCATAAAAAGGAGCCAAGTTATGGCAAAAAATAAAGATAAGATTAAAATTTTTTTCGTTGGCGAAGCAGCAAATGATGTTACGGGTTCGTCTATCTGGATACAAACTCCAGATAGACAGATTCTGTTAGAATGTGGATTATTTCAGAGTTGTGGTAGCACTCTTGAGACATACAAAGTAAATAATAAGCATTTTGAATTTAAACCAAAAAATATAGATTATTTGTTCTGCCTTCATAATCACAGTGATCACATCGCGTTGTCCCCTCGTTTATATGCAAAAGGATGTACAGCACCAATGATTATGCCACAAGGTTCATATGAAATTGCGGAAATCCTTCTTAGAGATAGTGCCAATATTATGAGAGCTGATGCAGAAGAGCTATCTCTTAAATTTAAAAGAGATTATGCTCCAATTTACACAGATTCGGATGTTAATATGTGTCTTCAGCATTATACTGAATATCCAATTGGAGATATAGTTCAGTTAGATGAATATGTAAAATTTAGATTTGTTCCTTCGGGACATATTCTGAATAGTGCGCAGATAGAGCTTTGGATTACTTGTGGTAATTTAACTAAAAAAATTGTATATACATCTGATCTTGGTAATGTTCATATTAAAAAGTATTATGCAAATACTTTTGAACCTATTAAACGAGCGGATATTTTAATTGGGGAAACTACTTATGCTCGTCAACCTAAAATTGCAGACGCAAAGATGAGAGAAAAAGATTTGGAAAAACTCGAAAGTGTAATTAGACAGACGTGTTGCGAAGACCGTGCGAGAATTCTCATTCCAGTTTTTGCTAACGATAGGGCGCAAAATATACTTACATATTTGTACGATATTTTTGGTAACGATGAAGCTTTTGATATTCCTGTTTTAATTGATTCGCCTATGGCAATACGTTGTTGTAAAGCTTATTCTCGTATGTTAGATGGTGAAGATGCAAAAAAATGGGAAACAGTTTTGCAATGGAAGAATATTCATCTTGTTGAGGATTCTGTTGAAAGCAAAGAGTGGAGAGATGCTAACATTCCTGTTGTGGTGCTAGCTAGTTCTGGAATGATTGTCAAAGGAAGGTCTACTGGTTGGGCATGTAGCATGTTACCTAAAGTTAAAGATAGAATCGTTTTCTGTGGCTTTTCGGCAGAAGGAAGCATAGGGGCTATTATCAAAGAAGGTAAACAGAAAACTATTACCATTTCGGGCAAAAAATGTGCAAATAAATGTCAAGTTACTAATCTTATGAGCTTTTCTAGCCACGCTCAGAGAGATACGCTTTTAGACTATTATAGTTCTGTACAATGTGAAAAAATCATATTGGTACATGGGGAAATGTCAGGCAAGCTTGACTTTGCTAAAGAGTTGCAGGAAAAAATTTTTAATAATGACAATACAGGTAAAGTTGTAGTAGCGCAGCGTGGATATGAGCTGTCCATATAACATAAAGTGATTGATATACAAAGGAGTAAAAGGATATGGCTAAACAGGGAGTAAATAAGAAATATTCAGTTTCGGCAAGTGGTGTTTTAAACATAGAAAATGGCATTTTGACTATTTCAGTAGAAGATATTGGAGATTTTCGTCTTGATGTACTGTTGCGTGATTTTGATGGCTGTCCTATCAAGTTTACAGCGGTATATGACGAGGAACAGGAATCCCCAGAGGTTGTTAATGTTGAAACGGGAGAAATTGTAGAATAGTAGCTAGAATCAATCAAGCCTCTCAACGATGCTCAACCCGATTGGACTTTCGTAAAGGTTGGTGCGGAACCTTCAAATCCGCACTTTTGCTCTGATAGCTCAGTTCGGTAGAGCACCTGACTTTTAATCAGGATGTCATAGGTTCAAATCCTATTCGGAACATCAATTAGCCTAGTTGATTATGTTTGCGGTTGTGTGGTTCAGCTCATTACTTGACTACTATTCTAGCAAGAAATCTATTCGCCGCAGAGAAGGTTCTTCGGACGCTAGGCATATAACAGCATAAGTAATTGGTAGCATCAAGTGCGAGTGCTTGGAATGGAGGTTCGAACCCTTCTGCTGTTTTTTTATACAATAAAAAAATAAAGATAAGGAGAAAAATAATATGATTATTACAAGAGAAAAGATTATCCATGAGCTGTCTGATAAATGTCAGTTTTATCAACGAGACATTAGGGTATTGCTTCGTGGACTTGATGAAATTGTCAAAGAGCATTTTAGTGAGGTTGCAGATGATGAAGAAGTGGTTCTTCAGCTCGTCGAAGGAATTAAAGTTGGATTTAAGGTGGTTCCTGAAAGACAAAGAAAAAATCCCGCAACAGGGGAAGATGTAATTTGTTCGCCCACATGTAAGCCATTCACTAAATTTAGTATGCCCTTACGAGACAGTATTCAAGAAGCATATGAAAATAGAAAAAAAACATCAAAAGAGACGTAATGTCTCTTTTTTTGTTATATAAGAAAGGATAGAAGATATGGAAGAGATACTAAAAGTTTTGCCAAATGAAACTGAAGATGAATGTTTATTTAGGATAGGCGAAGCGAAACGAGACGGACTCTTAGATCTTACATGGACACAGATTGCGGATTTTTTTAATCAGTCGTTTAGGCTAGATGAGACAGAATATAGAACTGAGAGTTCGTATCGTAAAAAATTTAAGAACTACATTGACGCTAAAGATATGTTGGTTAAATCTAAATTTACTGAATCTGGTCTTGATGAACAATATAAGGGGTTGGAAATTAAAAAAAGGGAATTACAAAAAGAAAAAGTAAAGGTACAGACTGAAAAACTTGAATATAACCGCTGGCTCCGTGAAGAAGCGAGAGATGAATTGATTGCTGAGAAGATTGTGGCAGTAATTAAAGAATTACCTCCTCTTGAGGTGCCAGAAGTTTTATCCGCCGGTATATGCAATAGAGTTCACGGTGACAGAGAAGGTTGTTTAATATTTACAGATACTCACTATGGAGTTGATTTAAAGATTACTGGTTTATTTGGTGAAACAATCAATGAATATAGCCCTGAAATTTTTGAGAAAAGAATGTGGGATTTGCTTACACAGGTTATTGATATATGTGTAAAAGAAGGCTTTACATCGTTGAACGTATATGATTTAGGAGATGAAGTAGATGGTATACTTCGTGTATCCCAATTATGGAAACTCAGATATGGTGTAATCGAAAGCACTGTTCGGTATAGTAGATTTATTACTGAATGGCTTAATGAATTATCTAAACATGTATGTGTGAGATACCAGATGGTTAAAGACTCAAATCATTGTCAATTGAGACTTCTAAATCAACCGAAGGGTACTTTTAAAGATGAAAATATATCTTATATCATCTCTGAAAAGATTATGGATAGACTTAAAAATAATCCAAATTTTGAGTTTATACAGAATCCTACAGGATATGTATTTGATAAAATTCTTGGTTATAATGTTTTAGGTATCCATGGTGAATGTAAAAATCTTGAAAATGAAATTAAAGAATTTTCAAAGACATACGGCGTTAATATTAGCTTTTTAATTGGTGGTCATAAACATCATCAGAACAGTAGCAATATTGGAATAGAATCTGATGTTATCGGAGTACCCTCGGTTATTGGTGTTGATGATTATTCGTTGTCATTACATAAGACCTCTGACCCCGGTGCAACTTTATTTGTATTAGAAGAAGGCAAAGGTAAAACGATGGAATATAATATCAAATTATAACACCACAAAGTGATTAAAGGAAACGAGGAAAAGAAAGTGAGTAAATTATATTGTTGCTACAGCTTAAATCTTCGTGATTTTTTATATAAACACGGAGTTAAATACGATCTGTGTGCATTAAATCCAAATAGCAAAAATATGTTTTGGGCTTATATACGAAATAAAAAACTTAATACATTGTTGGATGAGTGGTCTGCAAATAAGTAGATCACTTTTTTTTGATTTAAAAAACTTTGGAGGCAAATTATGAAAGAAAAAATATGTGGAATTTATTGTATTGAAAATATAGTTGATAGCAAGAAGTACATAGGCCAATCTATTGATATAGAACAGCGATTTCGTGCTCATAAAAGTAAACTGCGTAATAATAAACATGGTAACGCACATTTACAAAGTGCGTGGAATTTGTATCAAGAATATAATTTTGTTTTTTATGTTGTTGAAGAATGTGATAGATGTAATTTAGATGATAAAGAACGATATTATATTGCTCTTTATAATCTAACGGATGACAATTTTGGTTATAATTTTGAAAGTGGTGGATCAGAAAGTAAAAATATGTCTGAATCAACACGTAAAAAAATATCATTATCAAAGCAAAATTTAAGTGAAGATATTCGTAAAAATCTGAGTTTAGCCCAGAAATCTATACCAATTTATCAAATTAATTTTGATGGTAAAATTGTCCAAGAGTGGCGTGGTGCAAGAATTGCAGCTAAGGCGTTGAATTTAAATCAGTCGTGTATTTTTGAATGCATACATCATAATAGGAGAACTTATGGTGGATATATTTGGATTTTTGTTTCTGAGTATCAAAACTTTGATCTTAGCGATTATATCAACAATAATACACAGGCTCGTGTAATTGTGCAATTAACTATGGATGGGGAGTTTATTAAAGAGTGGCCGAGTGCAAACTCTATAAAAGTTGAGGGATTTGATTGCTCCCATATAATTAAATGTTGTAAAAGTGGTGGTAAGAAGAGTTGTCATAGGTATCGATGGGTATATGCCGAAGATTATTATAAAACATCACAAAACAATGGAATACGATATTAAACTTTAAACGACACAAATTAGATTAAAAATGAAAGTAGTTAAGGAGATTAAATTAATATGAATATAGAAAATCAGAATATAAAAAGTAAATTAGTTTTTGATTATCGTGCGTGTCGAGCACTTTTAAAGAAGGGCTTGCAGGTAATAGACATAAAGCCTCTCAAGACTGATAAAACAAAGCCAGTGATAGTTTTTGCTGACACGCCTGAGTTTCAAAAGGCTTTTGCTGAAATTACAGAAGAACTTAAGAAAAAAGACGAAGCCAAGAATGAATCTTCGGCTGAAATAGTCGATTAATGCCATAGTGGTCATTTTCGAAGAAAGGAGTGATACCTGTGGCAGGTCGTGCAATGGGTCCAAAAAAGAGATCGGATGACCCAATTAATAAAGAAGAATTTTTATGTTATTATTGTGGGAATAAAAAAGTAAGGTCGAAATTCTATGCATCTACGGATCCGTTCAATACCGTGGGCGTCATCCCTTATTGCAAGGAATGTATTGAAAAAATTGCTCGTAACTACAATAAGACTTCAAAACAGTTTGGAGATGTAACTAAGCAATCTTTGTGTGCGGCACTTGAAAGAATGGATTTGCCTTATCTAGATATACTTTGGGAAGCGTCATACAAAGAGGTTAATGCTCCAGATTTAGATAGACCAAAGACAAATGTATGGGCAGCTTATATTAAAAATGTCAAATTGCCTCAATATAATGGAATGCGTTGGCGTGATGGAGATTTGTTTAAAAAAGGTGAAGTTAAAAATATCGATGAAGATTTTGAGAGAAATTTAACACCCGAAGTTTTAGATGAATATAAAACTAATAAAAAGGATATTATTCGACTTGTTGGATATGATCCTTTTGCAAACTATCCTGTGGAACAAGATTTACCTGTATTGTATGCCAAGTTAATTAGTTTTATAGATGAAGAAACTAAAAATGATGGTATGAAAATGAATGCGGTTATTCAGATTGTACAATCATTTAATCAAATACAAAAATTAAATGATGCCATTAATGAGTTGTCTGCGGATACATCGAAATTGAATGCCAATAATGGTACTATCAAACAACATGCAGATACAATATCAAAGTTACTTAGTGGTGCGAATGCTCTTGCTAAAGATAATGGAATTAGTTTGAATTATAATAACAATAAGTCTAAAGGTCAAAATACCTTAACTGGTAAAATGAAAGATTTAGATTTGATTGGTTTTAGAGCGGCGAAAATTAATATGTATGACATTGATTACTGTAAGGGAATGCAGCAGGTCGCGGAAATTAGTGCTAAAGCACAAATTGACCAAATTGGATTTGATGAAAATGTCATGAATGAGATAAACAATATTCGGCGTGAGCTTGTCGATAATTTACAAAAACAAAAAGATAAGGCTCTAGAGAGAGCGCGTGTCTTACTTGTAGAAAATAGGGACTTGAAAGATTTTTTAAAAGAAAAGGGACTAATTGATGAGTTCGGGCAGGTGATTGAAGATGAGTGACACTGTTTTGACCGAACGGGAGATATTGAACAGCTGTATTGAAGATTGTTTTGAGGGTTTTAAAGATTTATGTGATGAACTTAAAGATACATTCATGGAATATGGAATTTTTGTTAAGCCCAATTTATATGACATGACTACCAAGAAATATCGAGAAAAATTGGATTTGGCAGAATTTTTACAGTGGGGTAGGCGGAATCCGTCTCGGTTCATAGAAGAAGTTTTTAATGTTCAGTTAATGGATTATCAACGATATCTTATTGATAGCTCATGGAATAAACCATTTGTTGTATGGGCAATGTCTAGAAATGGAGGTAAGAGTTTGCTTGCCGCCTTATTCATTATGGCAAAAATGTTATTGATTCCAGGATTTAAAGCCTATATTTTGGCAGCAGTAGGCTCTCAGTCAATTGAATTGTTCACTAAAATGGAACAATTCGCTATGAAAAATATATCTTCATTTACTAATTTAAATGATGTTTTTCAAAGTAATGTTGTAAAATCGCAAGCTAATTCAAATGGTTGGATTCATAATCCCGCATCTTATACAGTAAGAACTTATGGCGGAAGCCAGTGTTTTACATTGAATGGTGCGTTCGATAACAACCGGAGTAAACGGTCTAACTTAAATGTGTATGATGAGGCCATGAATTCTCCTGATGAGTTATTCCATACATCTGAGCCTTTTACGACTCAGAACTCAGAATTTAAAATGGGTAAGGATTATAATGTAGAAGATGTTTTAGCTGAACCTTCCGCTTTTCCGAACCAGCTATTATATTGTTCTTCTGCTGGACGAACTGACCAATATTTTTTTAAAAAGTATAAAGAATTTTCATTACGAATGTTTGCAGGAGATAAAAGGTATTTTTGTGCAGATATTTCGTGTGATGTTATTATTAATGCTACGGTACATAATAAATTATGGCCAGTGCCATTGTTGACACAAGAAAAGGTTGATCAAGCTATGCGTGAAGACAAGGAAGCAGCCATGCGTGAATATAGAAATATTTTTACGTCAGAAGGTGGAGATGGCCAGATTATTAAAAGGGCTGATATTATTCGAAATTCTGTTCCACGATTACCTAAACTCGCAAATGATGGAAATGGAAGTTTATGGGGGCTTATGTACGACCCAGCGAGGTCACGAGACAATTCTGTTATTTTCGTTCCAGAATATTATCAAGATCCAGTAGTGGGTTGGAAAATGAGAGTGCAGAATGTAGTGAATTTAATTAATATAGAGAAAAAAAATAAAACCCCTATGACAACACCAAATCAGATTAAGGAGCTAAAAAGGCTACTTTTAGCATACAATGGAGAAGGTAATGCTGACTATGAGAATATAGCAAGTATATGCGTCGATCAAGGTAGTGGTGGTGCTGGAACTAATATCGTAGACTTTCTATGGGAAGATTGGGAAGATGATAATGGTCATATGCATAGAGGGTTGATTGACCAAGAGTATAGTCCAGAAGAAGTAAGATTATATCCTAATGCAATAAAAAATAAATTACATCTTATCTCTCCAGTTAAATACAAAACAGAAATGTTTAAGGCACTAATTGAAATGATTAGTATGAATTTGATAGAATGGCCAAACGAATATGATAATCGTGGGTATGTAAGCTTAATGTATGACTTGAATACAAAAACTGGAGAAAAGATACCACGGTATATAGAACCAACAGAAAAAGAAATAAAAGAGTTGTTAAAAAAAGGTATTGAAGTTGTGAGGGAACAGCGTCGATTGGACAAAGACGAAGAAATTGCCTTAAAACAGATAGACGCTATGAAGACCGAACTTGTTAACATCTATAGGTTTAAACAAGCAAGTGGTGCTGATAGATTTGATCTTGCACCAGATCGAGTAGGAAAACTTAACGACGACCGTGCCTACGTTGCTGCCATGGGAGCATGGGTATTACAGCAATTACGTCGTGAGCATTTGGTTACAAAAAAACGCAATAGTTCTACTAATCTTGCTGAAATGTTTACTCTAACAAGAGCAAAGCCAGTTAATAAATTATTTGGATAAGGAAGGACGGTGAAGCGATAATGGCTGAAAAAACAACAAAAGAAAAGATTGAATATTTGTCACAAAAGGAGCAAAATGAATATCTTTCAAATCAGGATAAAGGAAAGGCAAATTTTGCTAAATTGAAGGACATATTGCAATTAATTAATCTTGAACAAAATAGAACTACTAACTTAAGTACATATAACAAAGAAAGTCTTAGATCATATTTGCAAGCACCGTCTACCGAGACTAACCAGAAAAATTTACGTAAGCTTAGTGATTATCTTTATACGGTTTCTCATATTTATCGAAGAATGATTAATTATAAGGCGGAGCAAATTACTTGTCGGGCATGGACTGCGTACCCTGTTGTTAATTTAGTTGATGAAAATGACGCAGACAAGATTAAATCAGATTATGAACGCATTACTCGCATTGTCAATAATATGCATATGGAAACTCAGATTTTAAAAATGATGTTACGTGCATGGAAACATGATGTTGTTTATGGCTATATTTATGGTGATCCTGAAAAAGAAGGTAGCTTTTATATACATTTATTAAATCCTGATTATTGTCGTATTTATAGTGCGTCATATTATGCTGGTTGTCTTGGTATTGCTTATGATATGTCATATTTTAGAACATACCCTGATGACTTAGAGTATTTTGACAAAGAATTTCAGAAGTTATACAACCAATACCAAAGTGATAATGTACGATGGAAAGAATTGCCTATTGAAAAAACTATATGCTTTAAGATTAACATTGATAACTTAGATTATCCAGTAGTTCCACTGAGTGGCATCTTGGAAGAAATTATCAACCTTGAAGATTTGCAGGCTGTACAAAGTGTTGTAGATGAATTGAGTGCATACAAAATGATTTGGGCAAAGATACCAACTATCTCTGGGTCTAAGGAGCCCGATGATTTTGCAATAGATTTAGATTTGGCAAAAGAATTTTATCAAAAATTATTAACAATCGTGCCTGAAGGTATTGCCTTGGGTTTATCTCCAATGGACTTAGACGTGTTAGAGTTTCAAAATAATTCTGCGGCAGAAGACACTAATACATTAAATAAGGCATATCAAAATTTGATAGAAACTAATGGTAGTATTGTACTTAATTCTAACAGGATTACTAATAGTGAAAGTTTTAAGAAGGCTATGATGGTTGAGTGCCTTGATGCTATGAAACCAGTTACACAACTTAATGCGTGGATTAATTTATATTTAAAATTAAATTATAATGTTGAGAATTTTGTAGTGGAATATAGTGACGTGTCTCCATATTTTGTTGAGGATAGATTATCTACACTTAAAGAGGCAGCAGGTTATGGTTTGCCAGTAAAGCTTGAATATAGTTCTTTGCTTAATTTAACACCTGTTAAAGAGCGAGGTATGGCGTATGTAGAAGATATTCTTGGACTTGGCACAACAGACTGGATTCATCCGTTAGTTAGTTCTAATACTCAATCTGGGGTTGACCCATCTAATGATGGTTCTCAGGGTGCTCCAACGAAGGATGATACTGAAATTAGTGCAGATGGTGTTGCTACAAGAGATAAGAAATAAGTGAGGTGCTTGTAATGTCACAGGATAAGAAATTTATTAAAACAACTGATAAAAAAACTGCCGATCAGCTTATAGCATCGGGTTTTCGGCTTGTGTCTCAGATTGGTAGTGTGTATACTTTTTTGAATGAAGTGCCAAAAAACTTTAATTTTGATGAAGTAGATGGAAAGAAAATTGTGTATGATAATAAATTAAGTTTGTAGTCTCCTTTCGGAGTTGCAATATATAATTCTATAGAAAGGAGGACGAACACATGGGTAAACAATCTAAAATTTTAACTCTTGATAATTTATATCAGTTTTTTGTAGAACAGAATAAGACTGTTGATTTTAGTTCTAAAGATTCTAAACAACCAATTGTAGTAACAGTACCTGGAAACTTTGAAGAATCTGAAAATAATATGCTTGGCATGTTAAAGCTGAAACTTAAAGTCTGCCATACCCAATTAAACCGAAACGGGAGTTTTATTTCTGAAGAAAATATGAAAAAAGCTATGCCGTCTTTGAAATATCGACCAGTTTTGGCGTACATACATACGACGAGTGACGGTATTGAAGATTTTTATGCACATAACATAGAAATTGTTGAAGATGAAAATGGTGAAGAAAAGATTAATTATCTTGAAAAACAGGTTGGCTGCTTCACTTCGGACGAGCCATTTTTGGAATATGATAAAGATATGGATAAAACATATGTTATTGCATATGCCGTTATACCTGAAGAATACACAAGTGCTGCGGAAATTATTCGTAGAAAGAATGGCACTAAAGTGAGTTGTGAGCTAGTTATTAATGAACTCTCCTATAACGCTAAAGAAAAATACCTTGATATAACTGATTTCTACTTCGGAGGAACGACCTTGCTAGGTTGTAATGAGGAAGGTGAATCTATTGGCGAGGGGATGTTGGGTGCGAGAGCAGATATTTCAGATTTCTGTCACAAAGAACCTGTGTATACATTCCAAGATAAAATGATTGAGGTATTAGATAAACTTAATACAACTTTATCTAATTTCAATAATAATTCTAAAGAGAAAGGATGTGATAAGATGGGAAAATTTGAAGAACTTCTACAACAGTATAATGTAACTGCTGAAGATATTACTTTTGAAATTGAAGGATTGTCTGACGAAGAACTTGAGGTAAAATTCAAAGAGGCTTTCGAAGATGGTACGGGTGCTGGCGATGATTTAGGTACTAATAAGGAAACAGGAGATGCTTCTGTTCCTGCAGGTGATACTGGCGTGGCATCTACGTCTGAATTTACGCATAAGAAGACTTGCTCTGTTGGTGAAGATGGTAATATGACAGTTTCTTTTGAGATTTCACACGAAGATATCCGTGGTGCATTATATACCTTACTTGAGGTCTATGAACAGGAAGATAATGAGTGGTATTGGGTCACAAATGTATTTGATAACTACTTTATTTTCGAAAATTGGGATGGTAATAAACTTTATAAGCAGTCATATGCTGTTGACGGAGACAACGTTTCTCTCAGTGGTGATAGACAGGAAGTATTTAAAATGATTCTTACGGAATCGGAAAAGCTTGCTATTGAAAAAATGAGAGAAGACTATGCCGTCCTTGAAACTGAGTATAATGAGCTTAAGACGTTTAAGGACAACTATGACGCAGCACAAGTAAAGGCACAAAAGGATGCTATTTTCGCAAGAGATGAATACTCTGTTCTTGCTGAAGATGAGGCATTTAAGACGCTTATGGCTGATGCCGCTAAGTTCAGCGTTGAAGAAGTAGAGTCTAAAGTAAAATCTATCTTTGCAGATTTCGTTATTAAGACGGGAGAGTTCTCTGCGAAGAAAGATGACAAAAAGATAGGTGCTATGCACTTTAGTACAAAGAGTGTTGATGAGGCCAACAAGAAGCCTTATGGTTCTCTTTTTAACAATTAATAAAGCTTAATTAGAATTCAAATAAAATGAATTCTTTTTTTATGTAAAAATTTTTAAAATAATTGGAGGAAAAAACTATGGCTCAGGATATTAATAATAAACACTGGGTGGCAGAAATTTCTAGAGTTTCTGCCGTTTATGGCGATGGCCACATTCTTAGTGGCAAGATGGATAAGGATAGAGATAATGGTGAACTCGTCTCTGTTGGCGACTACATTGAGGGCGAATACTATACTGTAGCTGATTTTGCTGGTACGCTCAATGCAAAAGTAATTGATGTTGTTCACAACTCAAACCTTACAATGGTAAGATTTGAGCTTCAGGAAGATTGTGATGCATATTTCATTCAGAATCCCGAATTGCTTCCTAATGACTTCCTTAAGATTTATCAGGAGCGTTGGTGCTATTTCAATGCAAAGGATTCTCGTGCAAGAATGTATCCTATGAAGAAGCATGACGTATTTACTGTTTCTGTTGATGCATTTGGTGGCACAGAACCTGCTGTTGGTCAGTCTGTAACTTGGGCAGAAGCTACTGGCTACACAGCGGCGTAATGGAATATAGGAAGGAGGAAAAATATTATGACTAAATTTATGAGATTTGATACAACCGCAAGAAATGCGTTTGATAATGACGAAGCTACATATGCTAATTTTGAAAAGCTTCTTGTAGACTCTGCTCGTAAGCAGGTTAAGGAATACTCTGCCGAGGAAGCTAATGCTAAAATTGTAGAGAAGTTCCGTGAGGCTCTTGGTATTGATAAGGACGCTCGTACTCCCCAGGTAAGACGTGCCATCCGCAATAACCAGAATCTTGTGTTTACAATTATTGAAGAAACTGTTGAAGAAATGATTAGAACTGGTTGGGATAACAACCCCTTCTTCATGGAATATGCTGAGATTAAGAATCTTGCACTTGGTGACACCAATGATTTCTATGTTGAGGATGATTCTATCCTTAGTGTTTCTAAGATTTCAGGAAATCATCATAATATGATACGCCAGAGATTGGGAGCAGGGCGTCATTTTGCTGTAACAACCGAATGGTTCGGGCTTAAAATTTACACAGATTTTGAAAGAGTAATGACTGGCGCAGAAGACTGGGCATCTTTCATTCTCAAGATTGTTGATGCAGTAAACCGCTACATCTATGATGCAGTTTATGCTGCTCTTAAGGGTGCTTCCGCTAACCTTGGTGCAAACTGGGTAAAGACAGGTGCTCTTGACGCAGCTAATAAAGCAAGCCTTGTTAAGCTTTGTCAGGATGTTGAAATGGCAACAGGTTCTGCTGTAGTTATTTTTGGTACTCGTTCTGCTCTTTCTTCTCTTTCTGCAATGGCAAACGTTGATTGGATGCCTAATAGTGCAAAGGAAGAATATTATCAGAACGGTGGTCTTCTTGGTCTTTGGGAAGGCTTTAGAGTTGCTGAAATCGGTCAGGGACTTAAGCGTGGTGCTGCTATCAACAGTGCAACTGTAGATTATCTTGTTGATAACAATCAGCTTTATATTGTTCCTGTTAATGCAGTTAACAAGTTCATTAAGATTGTTAATGAAGGTGATGCTCAGATTAGTCAGGTTTCCGACAAGGATACTAATAGAGATATGAGTTACGAATATGAGTATATGTTCAAGATGGGTATCTCTGTTGTATTTAATACCGTATTTGGCTACTGGAATGTTGCTTAACATATAAAACAAAGTGATTGAAATAATAAGGAATAAAAGGAGACAAATTTATGGCAAACACAAAGAAAGCTACAAAAAATGTAGATATAGAAGATATAGATGTTGAAGTGCAGGAGACTCCTGAAGAACCCATTGAAGAAAAACCTGTACAGGAAACCAAAAAAGCAACTAAAATAAAGCACGATCCCGACGAGCTTATTGCTTGTCGTAGTGTTACTTTTGGAGAGCTGCTTATTATTGGTCCAAAGACCAAGCTTGTATATAGCTGGTCAAACGAGGGTGATGTTCGAGAGGTAGAATATCAGGACTTAATGTCTCTCAAGGCACTTAGGCATAAGTATCTTTATAACCCATACATTATTATCGAGGACGAAGCACTTCGTGAAGAGTGGAAAATTGATTTAGAGCCAATTTATAAAAAGCTTGACGATATCAATCTGAAAGATATTTTTGATCTTCCTCAGAGACAGTTCGTGGCAAAGCTTAAACAGCTTCCAGAAAATTTGAAGACTTCGGTACAGAATATGGCATATTCCATGATTCAAGATGGCACATTATATGACCTTCGTAAAATCAACGTCATAGATGAGGTTTTAGGTACGGAGCTCAAAATGATGATTTGATAGGAGGTATGCTAAATGACTTCCTATAAGGAAATTTTTGATTTAGCTCTTAGATTGTACGATGATCCTTCTCTTGCTACATGGCCAGAGGAGGATTTGTCTAATGAGCTATACAGTCATCTGCAAATAGCAATAGCTAACACACCCAAGATACGTTCTGAGGTTTCAGATAGAGATGATTTTGACCCCCTGTTGATTGATTCGACTGGGTTTCGAAATGATCTTTCTGATGTTACGAAAATGGTGATTGGGTTAGGGATGAAAAGGGCTTGGCTCCAGCCTCAAATAGCCTCTACGACTCTGACTCTCCAAAGGTATTCAAAAAAAGAAGGATACTCACAGCGCGAATTCTTGAATGGTCTTATGTCGCTCGACGAAAGCATTCGAATTGAAATTCGAAAATTGCTTCGTGATAACAGCTATGTAGACAATGGCTATTTTGACGATTAGGAGGTATTTCTATGAAAACATTTTATGGAAGTATTTCTGATGATATTGTCGAAAAGCAGAAACGCTATTTTTATGGTTCGATAATCGGGCTACTTTACTATCGAGAGGAAGGATATCCTCTCTTAGATCAGCGCATCCAAACGCTCGTTAATCAAATATTAGGTTCTATGAAGCTATTCAATAATGCACCTGAAATACTATCTATTGTGGCGTGGTTAGAAAATGCACGTATTAATCCAGAACAGTTTCGGAAAAATGTTTTAGATGCTGCCAATATGGTTGATAACTTGAAGGGCGGTGATTCAAATGTATGAAGATTTTCGTAAACGTATGGAGAGAAAAGGCACTTATATGGGCGAGATTATGCGTCGTCAATCTGACATCGTAGTAGATGCACTTTGGATGAATAGTGTATCAACTCGTCCAGTGCAAGTTAAGGTAATTAATCAGGGGTTGCCACCGACATATGAAGCTCCTGATGATTTTGAAGATGTACTATGGGCTCATTTTGAAGAGCATAATAAATTTAATGTTACCAAGGACGAGCAAGACTGCTATCTTACTTTTCGTCCAGGGGAATTGGCACAGCATCCCGAAATTAAGCCGGGTTCTTATGTTTGTGTGCCCAATGTAGATAATGAGCCTGAGTGGTGGCTTATTGTGTATATTGACAATGATAATGAGCTGAGAAAAACTCAGATTTTAAAATGTAATTGGGTACTTAAATGGGTAGCCAATGGTAATATATACCAAACTTTGGGTTGTCAAAGAGTCGCTAATAGTTACAATAGTGGGTCGTGGGATGCGGATCGCTTGACGTTCGTAGATAACATTATGTCAGTCTGGCTCCCAACTAACAAAGACACTCAAACAATTGGTTATAATCAACGTATGCTTATCTCGGATGAGGGTCGCTATCCTCCGATAGCATGGCAAGTGTCTAAGATTGAAGACACTATTCCAGTAGGCATAACAAAATTCCGTTTTACGCAAGAAAATTTCGATCCTGTACATGATAATTATGAACTTATGCTAGCAAATTACTACGATACTCCCGTAGAACCGTCGAATCCTCTTGACTGGAAGCCATCACCAATATCCGCCACAATAACCTATAGTGGTACAAAGCCGACAATTAAAATTGGTGGTAACTTTAAAGTCTTTACGGCAGCATTTGCTACCGAGGATGAAACCGTTAAATCATGGAGCGTTAGTGACGAGAATGGCACAATTACAGAAGATATAGAAGATTATATTATTGCGTATGATGGTAATAAATTAAAACTTAAAGTGGTACAAAAATATGATTTGGTAGGAAAGGTGCTTATTATTCAGGTGATAGGCACAAATGGAAGTACTGGTGAATTAGAAATGGAGGTGGTTGGATGATTAGAGATGTTCAAAATATTGAAGATGATATTTCTTTAATTAAGCGCATTATTGAAACTGTTTTGTGTAATGACTCTGATATTATAGAGGTGCTTGACAATCGTGACTTAGATCCCAACCAGCCCGAAGAGTATATGTTTACAAACATCTACCCATTTATTCGAATTCCTGGTACTCAAGATGTTTCGATGAATTTTATTTGTTTTTCTGTAGATGACCTACAGGAAGAAACACGTAATGATATTATCAAGCAACAATATATTCAATTTGCGGTTTTTGTCCACAAAGATTTGGTAAAAACAAATTATGGTGTCGCAAGGCACGACATGATAAGTTTTTTAATCCGTGATTTATTTAACCGTAGTCATATTTTTGGTCATGAGTTAAAGTTGGTTAGTAATCGCGAGGGCGCAACGGACACCGACTACTGTACAAGAACACTGAGATTTCAATTAACTACACCAGAGGTCGCACAAGATGGGCTGTTCGACAATCGCTACGAAAGGTTTTCTTTGAATAGTCATAGTAGAGAGATTATAAGAGAAAATGTTCGAAGTTGATGATTTAAAAGTCTGGATGGGCGAACCTTATGTGATTAATGATAAAATTAGTGTTTTTCAACCGTCACTTCGTGACATCATAAATACCAGTGAAAGAGAATACTTTTCCACGGTGCAAACTATATGTTCAACAAGTTCCAATATGAAAAGTCAGTTAGATTCTATGGGGCTTGATTGGGAGAAAATAGAAGATTTCCAAATGTTCATGATGTTGAGTCAGGCGTTAACTGTAGATAAAACGCATCTTGTTCTTGGGGATTTGGATTTGTCAAAATTCAAACCGCATGAAAATACGCAAAATGGCGATATTGTTTTAGTAGATGTGAAGAATAATATTGTAATTGATAAATTAATTTATATGCAAATTACTGAGTATCTTCGTAAGGTGCATGGTTTTACGAGATTGCACGATGTTGCTTCAACTCGTTTTGCACATCAAATGGCAATTGAAATGGACAGAGAAGAAATTGAAAAGAACAAAAACAAACCATACAAATCATTTTTATTCCCCTTGGTATCTTCGTTAAAAGCAAGGCAAAAATATACTAAACAATATATATTGGACATGCAGATTTTTGAGTTTATGAATGAAATTAATAGATGTCAAATTATTGTACAAACAGATGCTTTGTTACAAGGTAGTTATTCAGGTATGGTGGATATGAAGAAGATACCGAAATCTTCGTTCGATTGGCTTCGTGATATTGGCGAAAAACAATCAGGACAACAGTTTAGTGCAGGTACTTTTTAAATAAAGTGCCTTTCATTATATTTTATTTATTTATATTTTTAGGAGGACTACAATTATGGCATTTACAATTGATAAAATTCGTCGCATAAGCCAGTATGCAGCAGCAGACAAGCCTGCATCTGAAAACCATGGTATCGAAGTAAAGAAGGGTGATATCCTTTGGACAATCAAGGACGTTACTGACTTTACAATTTCTAATTCTAGCGAGGCAGTTGAGGCTACTGATGGTGAAGGTGTTGTTATTGAAAGATACCTTAGATCTAAGGCAGCAGAAGCTAGCGGCTCCAACGCACTGTTTGACATGCCTCTTGCAGCAGCTCAGGCTGGTACAAAGATTACTACTGGTGCGGTAGACATTGACTTCCATGACGTTCTTAAGATGGAAAAGGACGCAACAGAACTTACTCTTTCTAAGACACCTAAGACTGGTGGCGAACCTGAAGTAGTTTATATTTGTAACGACGATGGTTCTCTTGGCGAAAAGCTTGAAGTTGGTGCAGGTAAGACAGTAACTTATGCTGATGGCAAGCTTACATTTACAGCTACACCCGCAGCTGAAAAGGCAGTTAATGTATTTGTTCCTTATACATATACTCAGGAAAATGCACAGAAGTTTACTAACTTTACTGATGCAGACGCTATCCCTGGTCGTTGTGTTGTAGAAGGTATTGGTAGAGATGTATGTTCCCATGCTCTTTGCTATTTTTATGCAATTGCACCATATGCAAAGTTGTCATTGGATGGAGACCTCAATCTTGGTACACCTGATGCTACTCATGATTTTACTATTAACTTCATGAGAGAATATTGTGGTGAAGAAGGTCTTTATACCATTATTACATGCTAATTGAACAGTATGTGATAATACAAAACGCGAGACGAGCAAGGAGTAATTAATCTTGTTGACAAGAAGGCGGATTTACCTCACCGCCTTCTTCTCGTTTTGTTATTTTGAGGTATTTTATATCAAGGGCGGTGAATAAATTTGAAACAGCAATGTAAGATTTGTTCTACAGAATTTGATTTTTGTCCATCATGTCATCTCAATCGTTTTTCTGCAAAAGCAAGAGGGTTTTGCAGTGATAGTTGTAGTAATATATCAACTATTTTACAGCGTCATGCAGGGCATAGATTGACAGCCGAAGAGACTATTGAGGCATTGAAACCTTATGGTATTGATTCTATGAAGCTCCAGCCAGAAATTAAAGCTTATTACGATAAAGTTCTTGCTGAGATAGAGCCAATAAAGCAAAAATCAAAATTTAAAAATAAAAAAGAGTATCCTGTTTATCAGGATGACACGAGTAGTTTTAGCACCGAAGTGTGCGTATCTGATGAGGATATAGAAGCTACTCCTGAAATTGAGTAAAATCTATATCCTTATTTTTTTTGCAAGTATGCGGTGTACAGACATACTTGCTTTTATTATGTCGAAAAGGAGAAAAATACAAGAAATGATTACTAGCGAAATAACACATAAAAAATACGAGCCAAGTACGGCATTATATTTTAGCAATCCCATCCAATGCCAACGCTATTTGCAATATCTAGGAACCGAATTTTTTTTAGATATTATATACAGCTCGGAGAAACGACCAGATGCACTAATTTTTGTATGGAAACGTTGTCCCGAAACTGCACGAGCAAAGGAATTGTGGGATCAGCACTTGCTCTAAAAATAAAATCATTTTTCACAGAAAGAAGGTGAAAAAATGCCTGTAATTAAAGTTTTAGTTCGTAATCAAAGACTCTCTTTATATAGTCTTCCTGTTGTGGCTTCAAATTCTTATGGTTATTTAAAAATTCAAGCAACTTTTGTAACGTCAGACTGGATGGATGTAGATATTAAAACAATTAATTTTAACTGGAAGGGCTATAATAGGCAGGCTGTATTAGATGAAGATAATCAATGCTATGTTCCTAAGGAGGTTATCCGTAGTCCCGGTTTTCAGCTCTCTATTTTTGGTGGGGGCATAACAACCAATCAAGTAAAAGTACCTGTTATTAACAGTGGTATTGACCCAGATATAATGCCGAATTTCTCTCTTGAGCTTTATGAGGAACTTATTGCAAGAATGCAAAATGCCACAGATAAACTTGAAGCATCTAAGGCAGATAATATTATTCGTAACGAAGAAGATAATACTATTCAGCTTTCAGCAAATGGAAAGCCTATTGGAGATAAGATAGAAATGTGTAATTGCGGTATTAAGAGTTTTGATGTTGATGAAAACGACAATATTACTATTACGTTGCTTGATGGACGTGTAATTGATTTAGGTCATATTGCTGGTGCGTCTGGGGCAACGTTTATACCTCACATTTCTGATGATAAGATTCTAACATGGACCAATGATAAAGATCTTCCGAATCCCGAACCAGTCGATCTTAACCCGTTTGATGAATGGGGAACTTTAGGAGGGGAAGAAGATTCAGATTATGTCTGGGAAAATTTGGTATAAGACGGCATAATATCCGTTTTATATAAATATTTTTTTTGAAAGGAGACGTGGATGACATGGCTCAGAATGTTCGTTTTTTGATAGCTACTCAAGCAAAGTATGACCAATTGGTAAAAAAGAACGAGTATGCATTATACTTCTGTCTTGACACTCAGCGCTTATATAAAGGTGATGTGTTAATCGGCGTTGGTGCGGAAGCTACAACTTCTGCCGCAGGTCTATTATCTGCTGCCGATAAAGCAAAACTTGATGCCCTCGTAGCTGGCTCTACAGTAGGTTTGTCCCCTATAGATTCTAGTATTGTCATTACAGACGAAACAGATGGTACAAAGAAAATTGCTGTAGGTATTTCCAAAAAAGAAGGCAATCTAATCACTGTTGAATCTGATGGTTTGTATGCTGTAGCACAGCCTACACCTTCTTATGAAATTGAAAAGCAAGAAGTTGCAACAGATGGCTATTCTACTACTTATAAACTGAAGAAAACTGTAGGCGATGTAGTATCATATTGCGGCACAATTGATATTCCTAAAGATAAATTCCTTCAGAGAGCAACAATCAAAACTGTAACCGAAACCGACAATCCTTATATAGGGGCAGTTGTTGGTGAAAAATATTTTGATTTCTTGTTTAATGACGCTGAACAGTCTCATGAATATGCACCATTAAAGGAACTAGTATCAACACAAGCTTATACTGCTGGAGATGGTATTCAGATTAGTGATGCTAATGTAATTTCTATGGCGTTAGCAACAGAGACTACACCTGGTGCAATTTCCGCTGAAGATTTTAAGACACTTCAGACCATTCCTAGCACCTATATTACTAAGGAAGAAATTGAAGCAGTTAAAGCAGAAATTAAACAGGATGTTGAGGCAACCGTAGGAACCCCTGACGCTTCTCAGTTTGCTGTTGATGAAAATGGTGTGTTGTCTATTACTGAGTTAGCTTCGGACAAGATTACGCATAATGGTCAGAAGCTCAATGAAATATTAGATGGCATGGCTGACACATTTAGTTGGGGTACATTATCTGAAGAGGTTTCTGTAGATACAAATAGTGTAAATGCTGCTAGTTTAATTTCTAACGCTAGTGCAGATGCGGAAATAACACTTAATGAAGGCACTGTGAATGCCCCTGTTAGTATGACTAAATCAGCAACAGTAAATGGTGTTAATAAGGGTATCGCACAAAATCATAACCAGGAGGTTGGATAATATGGCTACAAAAATAACTGAAAAATTAACAATTAATGGCGATCAGTCTAGTGTTGTTCTTGATGGCCTTGATTTCACTGGCAATGGTTATGTTGAAGTAAAGAATGCAGATGAAGTTATTATAAGAAATTGTCGCGTTTATAATATGAATGTGACTGGTGCAACTAAGAATTTTTGGCTGCGCATTTTTAATGATATCCCAGTCAAACTCGTGGTTGAGCATTGTTTCTTTGGCAGCAATCCTAGTGCCGATGGCAAGAGAATGTATAACTTAATAGAACCTTATGCAAAGTTCAAAAACGGTTCATCTATCTCTCATAATTATTTTGCTGACGATTGTTGTGTACACAATTGCGTAAATGTTTACGGAGTGGTTGATAATGCTACCATTAACATTGACGACAATGTTTTCGAAATAAGTGCGGGTACAGTTAGACTTGGGCCCAAGGGCGAACCAAATGCACAATCAATGTGAGAGATAATGTAATTCTTGCAGATAATCCTGCCTACACAGCTGAAGACCAGGGACTGCTGACCATTCAGCCATACAATAAGGACACTACTAGTCTTAAAAACATGACAGTTGTTCTAAAGAATAATACTTTGGCTAGCGAACAGGTTGGTTACTTTGGTTATGGTGCTAATGACTTAGTTATAACTGATGAAAATAAAGCGAAGATAATTATAAATGGTAAGATTGCAACTTTGCCAACTTACCAGTGGTAAAAATAAAATAATAAATTCTCAATTAAAATGGAGGAATAAAATATGGCTCAACTTAGATTTTTAAGAGGTCTTGAAGCCCAGCTTCCTAAAACCGCCACTGACGGTTATTTTTATCTGACTAGTGACACACATAGACTCTATGTTGGTCAGGGCGAGGCTCTTGTGCCTGTTAATGAAGGCGTTCTTACAGTCGCCAATATCGAGGCACTTCCTGCAAGTGCTCATGCTGGCGATTTTTATTATGCAACTGCCGAAAATGTACTTTGTGTTTATAATGGTTCTCAATTTATTCAGATCAATCCCGACACAGGGATGACTTCTGTCGAAGTAGCTGGTGAGGGAAATGCAGTTACGGCAGCTTCGTATGATCCTACAACTCGTAAACTAACTCTTACTAATGGCGAAACTTTTGCAACCAAGGCACAGCTTGATGCAATTTCAACTTCAGTAGAAGCAGCAAAGCCTGAAGTATATCAGGTAACTTCTGATAGTACAGATATCGCTGAACTTACTCAGGGTATTGCTGGTAAGGCTGGTGACGTACTGATTGCTACTAACACATCTGGCATTAAGTCCGCATATCACTATGACGCAGAAGACGGTTGGATTGCTTGTGATGGAAATGTAGATGCCTCTACTGTTATTCTTAAGGATGATATTACAATGGCAGGTAACTATACTCAGGTTGGTAATCTTAGTAAGACTCAAACTGGTACAGCTAAATTTGCTACCGCTGGTAAGTCTGTTGCAGATGCTCTTACTGAAATTTTCTCTAAGAGACTTCAGCCTGCTGATCCTACAAATCCTGCAATTACTCTTACATTCTCTCAGGCAAAGGCATATGAAGTTGGTACAACTGTAACTCCTACATACTCCGCTTCTCTCAGTGCTGGTAGCTATACCTATGGTCCCGCAACAGGAGTAACAGCTTCTTCTTGGAGCGTTACAGACGGAACAACGACCAAAGATACAGCTTCTGGCTCATTTGACTCTTTTGTAGTCGCTGATGATACTAATTATAAGATTACAGCATCTGCTACTTACGGTGATGGTGCTATCGCTAAGGACAATCTTGGTAGCGACTCGAACCCTGTAAAGCAGATTAAGGGTGCTACTATTTCTAAAACATCTGGTGCAGTAACAGGCTATCGTAGCTTTTTCTATGGCGTAGTTAATACATCTACCGCTGACGCACCTCTGACTTCTACGATTATTCGTGGACTTACTAATGGTGGTGCTTATACTGCAAGCAAGACATTTACTCTTAATGGTAACGCTAATGCAAAGAGAATTGTTGTTGCAATTCCTTCTAGCTCCACTCGTGCAGGTGTAAAGGAAGTTATTCTTACATCTGCTATGAATACTCCTGTAACAGACTCTTATGTAAAGACTACTGCGGCCGTTCAGGTTGAAGGTGTTGGTGGTGCTACAGCCGTTAATTATGACGTATGGGTATATGAGCCTGCCGCAATTGATGCTGGTGAAGTTCATAAGATTACTTTAGCGTAATGAATATAGGGAGGAAATAGATTATGGCAAAATTTAATTTAAATGCATACACTAGTGCGGACGGTCTTGGTTTCCCTCTGAATTTCAGACGTGGTAATCCTAACCCTCTTGACAATTCTTCTGTTTGGGCTAGCCTTGCAGCTGCTCAAAATTATGCAAAAACTGATCCCGTTGCATACGTAGGTCAGGTACTTACTGTTCTTGATGTTGTTGACGGTACAGCTAATGCTGCTACTGTATATTGCATCCAGAACGAAGCTGGTGATCTCGCTCGTGTTGGTACAGTAACACTTGGTGACGATACCACAATAATTAAGAATGAAGATAATACTCTTAGTATTAAGGGTTATGCTGATGCTGCTGAGGGTGCACAGCTTGTAAAAACAGCCGATGGTCTGGCGTGGATAGTTCCTTCTACAACTACAGTTGAAGGTCTTCAGACTGCTGTAGCAGCTCTTCAGGAAACTGTTGGTGATAGTACAAAGGGTCTTGTAAAACAGGTTGCTGAGAACAAGACTGCCATCGAAACACTTAATGCCGATTCTACCACTGAAGGTTCTGTAGCTTATCAGATTGCCCAGATTGTTGCTGGTGCTGATGCAAGCTTTGATACATTGAAGGAAATTGCTGATTGGATTGGTACTCATACAACTGATGCGGCTACAATGAACAGCCAGATTAATACAAATAAGACTGACATTGCTTCCCTTAAGGAACTTGTTGGTAGTGAAGCCGTAGCTACTCAGATTGCTAATGCAATTGATGCTGCGCTTAAGTCTGGTGAAACCGATAAGTATGCTCTTGCTTCTGACCTTACTACGCTTGCTGGTAGAGTAACTACTGCCGAGCAGGATATTGACGCTCTCGAAGCAAAGGTTGGAAATACTACGGTTGCAGAGCAGATTGCTGCAGCTCTTAAGGGTGAAGACGATGAAGACAAGTACGCCCTCAAAAACCACACTCATATTATTGATAATATTACAGGTCTTCAGGATGCCCTCAATTTAAAGGCAACCGATGCCGACCTTAAGGCACTTGAGGCTGTCGTAGATGGTAAAGCTGATAAGGCAACTGATCTTGCTGGCTATGGTATTACTGATGCTTACACCAAGACAGAGGCTGATGAAGCTGTTGCTACTAAAATTGGTGAAGTTGGCGAAAAGACTGTAAAGGCATATGTAGATGATGCTATTGCTGCTAAGTCAACAGCCGATGGTACAACCTATGCTACTAAGACAGAAGTAACTGAAGCTATTGCTGGTGCAGGTCATGCTGCTCAAGCGGATCTTGAAGCACATACTGGTGATACGACAGTTCATATCACTGCTGACGAAAGAACACAGTGGAATGCCGCAGAAAAGAATAAGATTGAAAGTATTACTTCCACTTCTAATACTATTACGGTTGCCACTGGTGAAGATCGTAGTGTTGATATTAGCCTTAACTGGGGTACTTTCGGAGAAGGTTAATTTATAATTGATTAGATTACGGTAGGGAGATTATCCTCCCTACCGATTTTATTATAAAAATATTATTTTTTTGGAGGATAATTCTATGGCTATGTTTAAGATGCTGAGGGGTATTGAAACAAACATTCCCTCTACTTATACAGACGGTTGTATTTATTTTTGTAAGGATACTGGTAATTATTATATAGATTATACTGGCACAGATGGTGAGCTTCATCGTTCCAAAATTGCTGCAGGTTATGCTGACAAGCTTCGTTATATGAAGGATGGTCAGTCAATTGATGTAAATCCTGCCGATATTATTACCAAGGACAATTACCTCACTGTTATTGGCACTGCTACGGACAGTAAGGCTGGTTTAATGTCTGGTGCAGAGCATACAAAACTCACAGGTATTGAATCTGGTGCTAATAAGACAATTATAGACGATGCTATTAAAGCAGATTCTACAAATCCTGTACAGAATAAAGTAGTTAAAACTGAGCTTGATAAAAAGGCAGAAAAAGAACACGAGCATACACAGTATGAAAATCAGAATGCTTTTGCCAAGGTAACTGTTGGCGCAACAACAATCGAAGCAGGCAATACATCTGATGGCATTACTATTGCTGGCAGCTCAAATGTTACAGTTACACCTGATGTGGCAGGTAAGAAAATTACCATTGAGGCAAAGGATACTACATATGAAGCTGCTACATCAACTGCTCCTGGTCTGATGTCTGCTACGGATAAGGCAAAGCTTGACGGCATTGCTCTTAATGCCAATAAGTATGAGCTTCCTGTTGCTACGACTGATGTACTTGGTGGTGTAAAGCAGGGTGAAAATATCACTATTGCCGAGGATGGTACTATTTCTTCTAAAAACACAGAATATGGTATTGTTACCACTACTAAGGAAGGTCTTATGAGCGCAGGCGACAAGGAAAAACTCGATGGTATTGCGGCTAATGCTACTAGAGTTCTTGTCGATGCCGAGCTTAGTTCCACAAGTGAAAACGCTATTCAAAACAAGGTTGTAAAAGCTGCTCTCGATGGTAAGTCAGATTCTGACCACACTCATGATTACATTCCTAATTCTCAGAAGGGCGTAGCTAACGGTGTTGCTACTCTTGATGAAAACGGTCAGGTTCCTGCTGCACAGCTTCCTAGCTATGTTGATGATGTTATTGAAGTTGCAAATTATGATGCACTTCCTGAAACTGGTGAGACAGGTAAGATTTATGTAACACTTGATGATAACCTCACATATAGATGGGGCGGCACAGCTTATGTTGAAATCTCTAAGTCTCTTGCTATCGGTACAACTGGTTCTACAGCCGCTGCTGGTAATCACCGTCATGACAATGCCACTACAGAAGCGGATGGTTTCATGTCTGCCGCTATGGTCGAGAAGCTTAATGGTATTGAGTCTGGTGCGAACGCATACGTGCTTCCTGAAGCTAGTGCAACACAGCTTGGTGGTATTAAGGTTGGCAAGAACCTTACTATGACTAATGGTGTGCTTGACGCAACAGATACAATTTACGAAGATGCAACAACTTCCACATCTGGTCTGATGTCTGGTGCTGACAAGACTAAGCTTGATGGTATCGCTGATGGCGCTACTAAGGTTATTGTTGATACCGAACTTAGCAATTCTAGTGCAAATGCAATTCAGAACAAAGCAGTTAAGGCTGCCCTTGATAATAAGTCTGACGTTGGACACACTCATGATGAGTATGTAAATCAGAACGCATTCGGTATCATCAAGATTGGTGCGGCTTCTGTTGAAGCTGATCAGGCAATTGATACACTTGAACTTGCAGGTGGTGACAATGTAACCATTACTCCCGATGCAGAAAATGATAAGATTGTTATCTCTGCAAAGGATACAACTTATAATGACGCAACTGCGAGTGAGCATGGTCTTATGTCCACTGCTGATAAGACTAAGCTTGATGGTATCTCAGCAGGTGCTCAGGTTAACGTAATTGAGGCAATCAATAGCCAGTCTCTTACTGTTGGTGCTGTTGATAACAAGAGCGTTAACATTGAGATCAATTGGGTTGAATTTTGATAATTGAGTAGTTTTTAAACCATAAGGGAGATGGAAACTATTCTATCTCCCTTTTTTTTATGAAAAGATTAATTAACACTTCAGAGAGGTGAAATTATGGCAAAAACAGGTTTTTATATTGGTAGTACACCTATTGGTAAGATTACAGTTGCTTATAAGTCTACTACGCCCTCGACTCTGCAAGAAAAGAGTGTTGTCCCTACTAAAACTGCACAATCAGTTTTGCCAGATGCCAACTATGACGCATTGTCTAAGGTAACGGTTGCTGCGATACCTGATGAATATCAAAATATATCAGAGGTGACTGCGTTAGCAGAGGATGTAGTACAGGGAAAGAAAATAGTGGATAGCACGGGAGTAGTTTCTGGTACTATGTCAGACAACGGTACTGTCTCTAAAGTTTTAGACACTTCAACTAAAAGTTATACTATTCCTGGTGGAAAACATTCTGGAGCTGGAGTAGTTTCCATAACAACGCAAGAAAAAAGCGTAACACCTTCCACTTCAGCTCAAGAAATAGTTCCTGATGTAGGTAAGGTACTTTCTAAGGTAACGGTTGAGGCGGTTACTTCTAGTGGTATTGATACTTCTGACGCAACAGCAACATCAGGCGATATATTGTCTGGTAAAACGGCATATGTAAAAGGACAAAAGGTAACAGGTAATATTGTTTCAAGAAACGCTCTACAATGTAGCGTTAACGAACGTACAGTAACAATTCCTGCGGGGTATTATGCAGTAGAAGGTTCAGTAAATGTAAATAAAGGAGAGCTAGCTTCGCCAGACGTTAACATTATGAAGAGTACTGGTAAAGTTATAGCAACTGCCAAAGTAGGTACTTCTGGGTATATCTCGGTTAATGAACATATTGGTGGTAGTCTTCAGTTGGATACGATGTCTGGTATAACAATTATTCCAGGAATAAATACAACGCTCGCCGTAGCGTCGGGAAAATATACTACAGGAGATGTATATGTAAGTGGTGATTCAAATCTTGTTTCAAAAAATATTAAATCTGGTGTAACTATTTTTAATGTAGCTGGAACTTATGAGGGTAGCTCATCTAGTTATCGTTACGATCAAACAGGCACATATTTTGCTGGAACAGTTTCTAGTACTAGAACTATTACGTTCAATATTGCGGGAATAAAAGATGTTCCTCTGGCAGGCTTTATTGTATTGCCAGAAACTACATTGTCACGTCCCTCGTTAACAAGTTATAGTTTGATCGTTTCCCTTACTTGTATGGATGGTTATGGGCAGGGGGATACTGGTGATGGAAGTATCAGCGTTACAGATGGACATAAGTGGGAGTATACCACCATAGGCAGATCAACTGGTATTACTTTTAGTAGTGATGCAGATTCACAATTTAGTTATACTCGTTCAGGTAGCACTTTAACTATCACTTCAGCGACAACAAGCATTAGATTTTCGACCATCAGTGGGGAACGATATAGATTATACCCTATATGTGCGAATACTGTATATGCTAATTTTGAAGGCATTCCGGTCGAAGAAGGCTAAAACAACTATTTTATATTTATAAATTACAAGGAGAACTTATTATGGCTATTAAAACTAAATTAATTCAAAACGTTTCTATTGATAAGAAAAATGTGTTAAAAACAAAATTGATAAACAAGGATGAAGAAAAGCTTAAGCCAATTATTACTGACGAGAACGGCAAGGAAATTGTTGATGATACTCATATAGAAATGACTGATAAGGATATCAGTTTTAGAAAACCTGCTGATGCAGAAATTCCTCCTCAGCCAAAGCCGAAGCTTGATGTAAAATAATTAAGAGGTGCATAATAGAGGGTAATTTCATATTTCCCTCTATTATGATTATTAAATATTATGAATTAAATTTATCTTTAGAAAGGATGAATTAACTATGGCTCTTTTTAAAATATGTCGTGGAGCGGAGATAAATCTCCCTACCACTTTAACAAGTGGGTACTGTTATTTTTGTACTGACACTACAAATTTTTATATTGACTATACGGACACATATGGTGCATTGACACGTGCGAAGATCGCGTCAAAGTATGCAGACAAGCTTCGTTATACGGAGGATGGTAATTTTATAGAGCTTGACCCAACTGATCTTGTTACGAAAAGCAATTATGAAACTGCTATAGGTGTTGCAACTTCCGATAAAAACGGTTTGATGTCTTCTTCTGATAAAACTAAACTGGATGGTGTTGAAAGTGGAGCTCAGGTAAACGTCCAATCTGATTATTTTCAAAACGACACAACTGCGACGGATTATATCAAAAATAGAACGCACCATTCAGAACCTTATACTGCAATTCCTTCTGCTGAGCCAGTTGATTTGTTACAACGTTCAATAGGGGATATTATTAGACTGGATAATCAGGCTGCCAATGGTGCTATAATTGTGCAAGTTATAAATTCATTAGGCACCCGATACGGTGGAGTGAGAGCAGCAATTCGTGAAACCACGTATAATACCGATTTTGAGAAGGTTCATACACATGATTGGGATTGTTCAGATATTAATGTTACTATTGAAGAAATAGGCCATCATCCAAAGTATGAGGAGTTGGGTAATAAACTATGTCATATTGTACGAGGCAGTGTGGAGCTTTATGTCGTTTATTTTATTGCGTATCCAGCCTATTTAAATGATGAATATAAGACACAGTTTCCTGAGATAGGAATTTATCTTAAATATATTGCAAAGCCTGTTTATGCATCACAGTACTTGAATGTATCCCTCGTGACAACACGATACTATTCGTTATCACGACATTATTTGCCACAAAATGTTGAAAATACAGACAACAGAGTCATTGCAATTTCGGCAGAGTCTGATGATACTCATTATCCTACAGCCAAGGCGGTATATGATGCTTTGCCGACAATCGTATCTACAGATAGTAATGGATTAATGTCTTCGGTAGATAAGTCGAAGTTAGACGGAATTGAAGCGGGTGCTGAAGTAAATGTTCAGGCTGATTGGAATCAGAGTGACACGACTGCCAAAGATTATATTAAGAATAAAATTTGTTATGATTTTTCTGGTTGGAAAACTACATTTAGCCAATTACTAAAAACTGACGCAGATAATATGTTCATATCAAGTTATTATCCAGATTATACATATGCTTATTCATTTGTAAAAAAAAATCTTGAAGAAGGCAGTACGGTTAAAATTGCTATTGATGATTCATCCATTGATTTTGTAGTACCTGTGTCTGACGAGGCGCAATGGGGTGAATATACTATTGGAGATTATCAAATAGCCTTGTTTGGTGGAACTGGAAACTATGGTCATTTTATAGTAGCGATGGGCTGTAAAACAGACATTTCTGGTTCTACGTTTAGTATACAGCAATATGTAAATGAGACTAAAACCATTGACGAGAAATATCTTCCTACATATTTAGATAAATTGGCTTATTGTACATGTGCAACTGATGCCTCGATAAAGGCAAAGGTGGCGACCTGTTCTGTAGGACAATTCACTTTAACCAAGGGGCAAAAGGCTGTAGTGAAGTTTTCATATGCAAATACTGCAGTAGGTCCAACTTTAAACATTGGTTCAACTGGGGCAAAAACAATTTATTGGCATGGGCAGGTTCTTCCTTCTACACAGTATTGGGAAGCTGGTGCTGTGCTTGAGTTCGTTTATAACGGCTCTCAGTTTGAATTAATTGGAATAGCAAAAGATAATAGCAAAGAATATTCGGTGGCTACAGCGTCATCTGATGGCTTATTCTCCGCAACAGACAAAGCAAAGCTAGACGGTATATCGTCTGGTGCCACCGCCGTCTCAATCGACACTACGCTCACCCAGAGCGGACAGGCAGCGGACGCTAAAGCCGTTGGTGATGAGCTGGCAAAGAAGCTCGACAATCCTCAGACTGCGGCTGTAGGCGATGTGCTGACGGTTGAAGAAGTAGACGGTGACGGCAAGCCCACAAAATGGAAAAGCGTTGACGCCAATGCGGTTTTGACGATAGACAATACGGGCTACAAAGGAACAGACTATTACGCTTTGCCGGACGGTGTTTATAATCTTTTGTCATTATATGTAGCTAACAAAGATGGAATGAATCTGCGTTTGCAAGGCGTCACAAGCGTGAAGAATCACAGTTTTGTTTGTGCCGGAAAGAACACAACCGTTATATTTGGCTCTGACGGGTCAGTGGTTGGATATGATTATGGTGTGTGGCGTTGGGACGAAAAAGAAAACGTATCGAACAAGGTTACATCGTTGTCTGCAACATCTAAAGACAGTCAATATCCATCGGCAAAGGCTGTATATGATACACTGACTACGGCTATCCCCACTACACTCCCTAACCCAAACAAGCTCACGTTCTCCGGTGCAGTCACGGGCGAATATGATGGTTCATCTGCGGTGGCTATCGAGATCCCGAAGGGTGGCAAGGCAAGCGCGAATTTCCTCATTCAGCCCAATGGCACTGTGTTATCGGCACCTACCTATGTGCAGTTGACTTCCGGCGCATATGCAAGCTTCTATGCCTTGTATGGTGGTACATTGTACGCTTTGTCTCAGCAGACGCAAACGAGTGGCACTTTCACGTTTAAGTTTAACGACGTTCCGAATGGCAAGATGTATGTTGTTACGGTTGACAGCTCGGATAACACTACTTTTGCTGAGGAAGATTTACCAACCACTACCGTTACTCTTAAAACATGGACATCTGCAGATATTAGTTAAAGGAGATGATACATATGGCTACAGAAAAACAAATTTCCAATTTAGTAATCAATAAAGTTGAAAGCCAAGCAGTTTACGACCATATGGCTTCCAACAACTTAGTTAACGAAGATGAATTATATTTGATCGAAAATACAGGCGATGATAGCGGCGGCGTGTTTTTTGGTACTTGTATGACTGTTGCGTCTACGAACGAAAAGGTTGTTACAACGCAACAGGGAAACTTTAAATTAGAAGTTGGTGCAACAGTGTATGTACAATTTAATACAACATCAACGTCTACTGCTACTACATTAAATATTGATGGTACTGGTGCGATTGCCGTACAAACTTCAGCGACCAATGTACTTATGGCAAATCAGATTGCACCTAAATCGGTTGTTGGTTTTGTTTATGATGGTACTGTGTATAGAATGCTTGATGGGGCTATTGCAACAACAACCTATTATGGCGTGACTAAATTATCGTCTGCAATTAATTCTACATCCACTGCGACGGCAGCAACATCATCGGCGGTTAAACAAGCTTACGATTTGGCTGCTGCAGCACTTCCTCTTAGTGGGGGTACCATGGAGGGGGATTTAACTTTATTGGATGACCCCACAAACGATCAACATGCGGCCACGAAAAAATATGTTGATCACTATGTTACCTCTCTGACAGAACAAGTGCAGGCAATTGTGGCGGTGTTAAAGAAAAATGGTATGACGGTTGATATTGGTGGTAACGTCACTCCCGCTGAGTAAAATTTTATTTTTAAATAATAAAGGAAGAAATGCTTATGTATTACTATGCACATATTAATGAAAGCTCCATTGTAATTGAAGTTTGTGCGTTAGCTGAACCGATATCTGATTCTGCGTATATAGAAATTACAGAAGCACAATATAATGATGGAGAGAATTTAGTGGGGCTACGATATGACCCAGATTACCATACTTTTGGTGATATAATTTATTGGATTGGAACAACAACAGAAGTAAGTTATAAAACTACTCCTAGATCGTTGAGTGGTAAACTTGATGAAATTGATAATAAATTAGCAAACAAGGCAGATATATCCCATACGCATGATAATAACGGCAGTGTAGTAAATATTGTGAGGTGGTAATTATGACAGGTTTATATGTTGGCAATGTGCCAATTAATCAAATCAATATAGTTCCTTCTACCTCTGGGATTGATACTAGTGACGCAAATGCCACAGAGAATGATATATTATCTCCTAAAACAGCATATGTTAATGGCGTTAAAATCACAGGCAGTATTCAATCAATGGCGGGAGGTATTTACGCTTCTAACCAAATAATATTTACTGCAGGTAAATATCTTACAGGGGACATAGAGATTAATGTACCACCGTCAGGTATTATTCCAAGTGGAACAATGAGTATTACTGAAAATGGTACTTATGATGTTACCAATTATACAAACGCACAGGTTAATATTGCTTCTTCGGTAGTTAGCACTCCGCGGTCTGTGATCTTTACTGTTACAACAGATGTAATGGAGACAACATCTACGAAAGTTATTACTGGAAATACTTTTATCGCACAGAATATTAATAATGATAATTTATTTGTGACATTGCTTCGAAAAGAGACTACTGCTAATGATACTATGACTATATGTCAAGCATCATGCGCAAACTCTCCTGCTTTTTTAGGTGGTTATTTTATGACCGTGTATAAATCTGGTCTTGCTGCGGCTGTACAGACCAATACTAGTACAAATTATAAGTTAAATAGTAGCACAGCAGGAACGTATACTCGTATTTATGCAGATAGTAATGGAGATGTTTATATATTGACATATTATGCTGGGTTTTCGTCTACGAAGGTTGGGCTTAAAGCAGGAGATTATACGCTATTTTACGGTTTATTTGGCGAACAGTGATTTAAGGGAGAGAGGTGCGATGTATGCCTACTACTACACGTGTGAATTCTTTAAATATAAATTTATTGACCCAAGCACAATTTAACGCAGCAGAAAAAGACCCTAATCAAATCTATATGATAACTGACGCTCAGGAAAACACAGATATTTCAGTTGTAACTACTACCGAAAATGGTCTAATGAGCTCTGCGGATAAAGTTAAATTAGATGGTATTGCGACTGGGGCTACTAATGTATCAGTAGATGATGAACTCTCGGGCACTTCTACGAATCCAGTACAGAACAAAGTGATTAATAATGCGTTGAACGACAAGGCAAATTTAGCTATATCGATTATAGCTAATTTGGTTGCCACTGCATGGATAGAAGATGGAGAAGCACATAAACAAATTCTAACTATAGATGGTGTCACGCCAACTAGAAATGGTATTGCTGGTGTTGCTCAGACAGCAACCGACGAGCAATGTAGACAAGCGGCAAGTGCAATGTTACGTATTGCAGGACAGGGAACTAATCAGCTTACTATTAAGGCATTAGGAGAAGTTCCGACTGTCGATATTCCTTTGGAAGTTATTTTATTATAAAGCAAAATATTGAATAAAAGGAGATGGTTTCAAAGATGGCAAATAATAAGTTAATTGTACAACATAGACGTGGTACAGCCGAACAATGGGAATCATCTGGTATAGTTCCATATGACGGAGAGATTGTAATTGAAGAATGTGCAGACGGGACTTTTAAGACAAAAATTGGGGATGGCGTTAACACCTTCCCCAATTTGCCATATCAAAATTTAGATAAAGAAATTGCGGAACTTAAGCAGTACGTTGACGGCAAGGTTGTTGATGGGCTGTTGTATGAGGATAATAAGTTATATCTCACCTTGGGTGGAGAAGTTGTATCTGAACCTGTTGAGATAGCTGGTGGTTCTGGTGGTGGAGGTGGATCTACGTATATTGTCACGCTTCAAAACCTCATGGAGTCACGCTATATTACGGTCTCAGAGGGTAGCGAAGTCAATATTAAGTTTAGTTATTCTTCAGTGGACGCAGATGACATAAATGATGGCGAGGGTGTTGGGACGTTATATGTTAATAATATTTCTGTTGCGACTATGGTAATAGCTCAAGGCGGAAACTCGTTAGATATTACACAATATTTAAAGTCAGGTGAAAACGCCATTAAGTTGCGCGTTGCCAACTCTGAAGGCAGTTCAAGAATGTTAACCTATAGCGTTTCTGTGATTTCCTTATCAGTTTCTACTACATTTAACGAGCTAGACTCCTACTCTGGCAATGTTACATTTATGTATGTCGTTACTGGTAGTGGTTTAAAGACAATACATTTTGTAATGGATGGCGTTGAAATTGGCACTACGGAAACTACAGCCACTGGACGTTCATTAGGATATACAATTCCAGCACAATCACATGGTAGTCATATATTTGAAGTGTATGCGACATCATCTGTAAATGAAGTTACTGTAAAGAGTAATATCGTTAAGCTCGGTATGCTTTGGATTGGAGATAGTATGCTTCCAGCGATTATATCTACATTTACAACAACAAGTGCTATTCAGGGTGAAGTTTTAACTGTTCCTTATATGGTTTATGATCCAACGAGTGAAAATGCAGCCGTTATGCTATCTATTATTAAAGAAGATGGTGCGGCATATAGTGTGAAAAATTTAACCGTTGATAGAACAGCTCAAAATTGGACTGTACAAGACTTTCCAACAGGGAATATTACATTGAAGATAATATGTGGTAGTGTATCAGTATCTTTTCCGATAAATGTTCAAAAATCAACATTCACTTTGGAACCGATATCTGATGGTCTTACCTTAGAGTTCTCGGCTGAGGGACGCAGCAACAATGAACAGAATCCTGAATCTTGGTCGTATAACAATATGGTTGCATTATTTGATGGCTTTGGCTGGGCTGGGGCTGATGGTTGGTTAGATGACAGTAATGGAGCAACTATGTTGAGATTTTTACCAGGTGATACTATGACTATCCCATTGAAGATATTCGAGGATGATTGTCGTTCAACTGGATTGACAATCGAAGTAGAAATGGCAACTAGAGATGTGCGTGATTATGAATCTGTAGTTATTTCTTGTATATCTAATGAACGTGGTTTTAAAGTTGCTTCACAGTATGCAGAGCTTAAGTCTGAAGGCTCGAATGTAAGTATGCAATTCAAAGAAGACTCTCGTGTTAGAGTTACTTTTATTGTAGAACACAGAAATCTTAACAGGCTTATATATATTTATATTAATGGTATTTTATGTGGTGCAACACAATACCCTGAAGCTGATAACTTCTCACAGTCTCCTGCAGTTGGTATCACTATTGGCGCAGAATCTTGTGGTATTGATTTATATAGGATTCGTTGTTACAAAAAGGGGCTAACTCGATACGAAGAGTTGAATAACTATATTTGCGATAGACCTACTTTAGCAGACCGCATTGAGGCTCAAAAGCGCAATGATATACTGGATGAAAGCGAAGAAGTGTCTATTACAAAGCTACCGATGGATCTTCCTTATATGATTATATCTTGTCCTGAGCTACCTCAGTATAAAGGTGATAAGAAGCAATGTACTATTGAATATGTGAATCGTATTGACCCTAGTAAGAGTTTTACTGCGTCGGGCGTGCAGATTAATGTTCAGGGTACATCTTCAGCAGGATATAGAAAGAAGAATTTTAAAATCAGTTATAAAAAAGGTTTTGATATGACCGAAAGTGGTGAGCACGTTGACGGATATAAGTTGCGTGATACTTCTATTCCAGCGAAAGTTTTTACTATGAAGGCAGATGTTGCTTCAAGTGAAAATGCTAATAATGTAAAGCTTGTGGATTACTATAATACACTATGTCCTTATAAGACTCCACCACAGGTAGTGGATAGTCGTGTTCGGCAAGGTGTTGATGGTATTCCGATAGTTATTTTCTGGGAAAATACTGGTGCAACACCATCTGTTACTAGATTTGAAGGCAAGTATAATGCAAATGATGATAAGTCTAGTGTTGAGGTTTTTGGTCTTACAGAAGGTTGTGAATCGTGGGAATTTCGCAACAACACTTCTAATCGCATGTTATTTAAGGTTAGTGACTATGGAGATGGATGGCTAAACGATTTTGAAGCACGTTATCCTGAAGATAATATTGATTTTACTAATTTAAAACGTATGACTGACTGGGTGGTTAGTACCGATAGAGAACAGGCTACCGATGGAGTTTTAGAAACACCAGTCATTTATAATGGAATACAATACACAACAGATTCTTCAGATTATCGTTTGGCAAAATTTAAAACTGAGTTTGAAGATTATTTTATTAAAGATGCAATGATATTTTATTATCTCTTTACTGAGATATTCTTAATGGTTGACTCACGTGCAAAGAACTTTTTTGCTAGTACATTTGATGGAATACATTGGATGCCGTTACCCTATGACTACGACACTGCTTTAGGTATCAACAACGAAGGCGTTCTCGCCTTTTCATACGACCTTGAAGATACCGATACGGTAGGTGGGGAGAATGTGTTCAACGGACAAACAAGTGTCCTGTGGTGCAATATTCGTGATGTGTTTGGCAATGACATCAAAAAAATGTATCAAGACTTACGTAGTGAAGGTTATTTGTCATATGAGGTTCTACGAGATATCTATATTAAACATCAATCAGCTTGGCCCGAAGCACTTTGGAACGAAGATGCTTATGAAAAATACTTGCAACCACTGATTATCAATAATGACAAAACCTATCTCCCTATGATCCAGGGCGACAAATCCTCACAAAGAGACTGGTGGCTTTTCAATGGCTTTAGATATAGGGACAGTAAATATTATTGCGGAGACGCATTAAAAAACGTCATCACTCTTCGCTGTTACGCAACAGGAGATATAACAGTAACTCCTTATTCTAACATATGGCCTACAATCAAATATGGTTCATACTTAGTTACTCAGCGCGGAGAAAGAAACATTCCATATACATTAAAATGTCCTTTGGATGAAATGAATGATACGGAAGTATATATTTACTCAGCTGATAGAATTGGTAACATTGGTGATTTATCAGGACTCAAAGTTGGTTTTGCAGACTTCTCTATGGCTGTCAAATTACAGAGCTTAATACTCGGTAGTAATGTAGATGGTTATGAAAATACTCGTCTTGAAACAGTTAACGTTGGTAATAATGAACTACTAACGCTTATAAATGTAGAAAATTGTACGTCTTTGACTCAAACAGTTGACTTATCTGGATGCACTGGACTGGAAACGGTAAAAGCAAAAGGTTCGGCTGTTACAGGTTTATCATTGCCCAACGGTGGTCACTTAAAGACATTAGAGCTTCCAGCGACAATTACTAACTTCACTGTTCAGAATCAGCAGCAACTTGAAAGTGTTACGTTCGAAGGTTATGGTGCATTAACTACCTTACGTGTAGAGAACTCAACTAATATTCCTATTGAGGCAATATTTGATAATGCAATAAATCTTAATCGTGTAAGATTAATGAACGTAGAATGGACGGCTTCAAGTAGTGACGAACTGGCTAAAACTATTAATAAGTTAAAAACTTGCATCGGTATGGACGCCAATGGCAATAATACAAAGACAGCGATAGTTAATGGTAGAGTGCGAGTTCCTGCTGTTGATGATGCGCTTTTAGCTGATATTGGCACTAACTTTCCTGATTTAATAGTTGTCGTTGGCGATGTGGCTTATTATATTGTCAGATACATTAATGCCGATGGTACACTATTATATACAACTCATATGACTGAAGGTAGTGAACCTATTGATCCTGTCGCCAAGGGACTTATAAGTACACCTACTAGAGAAGGCACAGGAGATATTCAATACACATACAACGGATGGTCTAATATGCCAGCGACTATTACTGGCAATACGGCAATTATTGCTTCTTATAAAGAAACTTATTTGGTTGTGTTTTTAAACTATGATGGAAGTTTATTGGATTCTCAGTGGATCGATAATGGTGAAGATGCTGAAGACCCTGTTACTAATAACATTATTGAAAAGCCTACTCGTCCACAAACGGCACAATATAATTATGCTTATATAGGATGGGATAAGAATCTTACGAATATTACGGCACCAATAGATATTACGGCACAATATGATGCTATTATTCGTAGTTATACTGTAAGATTTTTAAACAATGATAAAGTACTTGAAACCCAGACAGTTGAATATGGTCAAGCAGCAACTTACACTGGGCAAACCCCAACTAAGTTAGACGTTGATAATCCTGACGATTATGTGTTCACTGGATGGACACCAAATCCTTCATATATTGAAGGTGATTTAGACTGCTATGCTTCGTTTAAATTTACAGGATATATTGAAGACAGTTGGGTGGAAATTGCCGATAGTATTGTTGATGGTACTTATGCAACAAAGTACAAGGTCAATAGATTAAAGGAAACGACACTTACATATTCAGATGGTACGTCAGATACAATTGATATTGAGTTAGTTGATTTTAATCATGATGATTTGGCAGACGGTAGTGGCAAAGCAAGCATTTCTTGGATTGTGAAAGAAGTTCCGTCTAAGTTAGTTACTGCAAATCAGAGTGTAACAAACGTTGGTGGTTGGGAAGGCAGCGCTTTGAGAACGCATGTAAAGAATATTATATATAATGCTTTGCCTGACGACTTGAAGGCAATAGTAAAACCTGTTATTAAGAAAGCATCTGCGGGTGCTAAATCTACTGAGATTATTGAGTCCACTGATTCAGTATGGATTCCTGCCATTGTAGAAATTGATGGTACTTATACTAATGCTACAACATATCCAGTATATGCACAAGAAGGTAGTACTTACGCAGCATATACTAGTAAAAATAAACGTATAAAATATAATTCTACAGGAGAATCTTATGTAAACTATTGGACACGTTCTGCTGATGTAGGAAGTGTTAACAGTTTTCACTGTGTATATAATAATGGAGCAATTTCTAGCTTCGGTGCCGACTTCCCAATGGGTGTGGCTTTTGGATTCTGCATTTAATATTTTTAGAAAGGAGTGGTTATAGTGATTCGAGGAGCTTGTCAACAATTTAAATTTAAAACGCCATATGACTTAGAGCAACTTAAAACTGTTCATATTACTTTTTGGCAACCAGATAACAATGGTACTGAAGATTGCACTTTGCCCATTACAAAACAACTAACAGATTGTAAACAGGATCAGCTAGGAATTAATGTAACTCTGAATCAAGTAGAAACGTTAGCCTTTTCGGAAAAGAGTAAAGCGTTTGTGCAATTTAGAGGATTGACTACTGAAGGATTTGCTTTTGCGAGTCGTATAATGCCTATTAATGTATATCCCGTAAAGGACGAGACTGTTCTTGAGTGAGGTGTATATTATGGGAGAAGACAAAATTATGCAAATAAAAGAAGAACCTATGAAAGTAGAAACTGAAATAAAGTCTACTACTACCGAAGTTGACGAAGCGTCACAGAATGTTGAAGTGCAAGTGACAACTCCACCAAGTTTTTCTGTTGAAGATGCTAATATCATTGATATAGGAATGGATGAGGCTTTTCCGTATATGCCTCGAAATAACGTCGAGGATTTAATAGGTAGCAATAATATTCTCATTGATGGTCAAGAGGTTAATGGTTCCAACACTAATGGGAGTGTATCTTTGGTACAAATACTCACAGAATACGCCAATAATAGTAGTGGAGAAGGAACTACAAATCACTCTTTGCTAGATGGTAGAGAATTGCCGAATCAACACCCAATTTCGGCCATTTCAAATTTAAAAGAAGAATTAGATGAAATTAAATCATTGAAAAGAGTTTATTCTTCTGAAAATGGTTTTGGTGAATTCCGTAAATGGGACGATGAGAATCCAAAATGGGAAGATCGATCTGGTTATTTTGTGAAACTTATTGGTGGCACAGAGAACGTTGCTATTTGTACTAATCAAGATGACGTGTATGGTGTATCAGTAATACATAGTGGTTTTGTTGGTGGTCAGGACATTTCAGATAAAAGCGACGATCCTCTTTATGCTCTAGTGGGTATTACTGGTGCTTTACGTGTGCGTACAGATGGAACGGCTACGACAGGAGATTATATCGTACCTAATGAGTTGGGTGTAGCAACGAAATCTAAAAATAACTGTGGTTATAAAGTCATATCAACTGGTAGTTATGCTAGTTATGAATATCTCACAATTGCTGTAACACCACAGAACGATAAGATTAATAAAATTTATGGCACACTAATGGATGCCGAAGGTAGCTTTGGTAATATTGTTGTAAGACTAGGTGAAGTTGAGTCGAGAGTCGATAATGCAACTGATAGAATAAATATTGCTATAAATAATAATGATGAATTAAAAAATCTTATAAAAGAAAATACTAAAAACATTGAGTCTGTTGGTGCTATAGCTCAGGAGGCACAAAAAGCTGCTAACCAAGCTACTGAGAAAGCGAACCAGGCAGTGACCGAAGCCAATAATGCAAAAAATGAAGCTCTAGCTGCCGCAAACGAGGCAAAAGATAGAGTGAATGCATCATTGGCAGATATTAATGACCTCAAGGATAAAATGACTATTATCTCTAGCTTCAATGATGGTGATGGCAATACTGGTGTACAAGGATTTGTTGATGTTGCGGAAAAGAACAATATGTTACTTGGTTCCTTACAAGAATCAGTTAACGAATATGGCACTGATATTACATCTATTAGTCAGCAAATAAAAGAAACTGAAGCGGCAATACAGCACCTTGTTGTTCACTCTGACAAATACTCTGTTGGTGAATATTCACTTTCTTATGGGCTTTCTCATGACGAGGCAAAATCTCTTTTGAAAAACGGAGATACGTATATAGCTACTTTTACTCACACAGAAACGATGAAGCAAACTATTGAAAATCCTGATGATCCAGATAATCCTACAGTAACAACTACTGATTTTTCTTTTGAACGAGGGTATGCGTACCAATGGGATGCGACCAATATGATGTGGGTCAAGGGTGAGTCAGTTTCTACAGCAACTACTTATTCACAAGGAACGAATGTTGGGGATTTGTGGTTCTGTTGGCAAGAGGTTGAGTATACTGACGAAAGTGGTAATACAAGAACGCTCATTCCAGGAACGCTCTACCGTTGGAGCGAAGATGGGCAATGGGTTGCTATAGCTACAACAGATGGTAATTACAAGAGTCGTATGATTTCGTCTATCAAGCAAACAGCTGATGGTATATATTCTGATGTAGCTAATTTGCGTGGAGATGTGTCAACTATCTCCCAGGAGGTTGATAAAATTAGCACCAGAGTAGCGACCGCTGAAGGTAATATAAGTAATGTAGAACAAAGAGCGGACTCTATTGAAGCAGAAGTTAACAATATCAATGGCACTATGACTAGCATAAAGCAACAAGCTGATGATAATAGTGCAAAAATTACATCTGTTGCTTCGGGACAGTTCTCTATGAGATATCAGTCTTTCATGGGCAATCCCGAACTAGTCGTGGAGCAACATAAATATAATGCACCTCCTTTTTGGGACGAAGATAAGCAGGAATTTGCGTTTAGTGATGAAATAATAGATGATACTAATGGTATTTATTGCTATGCTACTAAGAAAGATGTTGATGGTAATACTATTCTAGATAAGACTAAATACTACAAAATTACTTCTGATGGATATGAAGTTTATATTGTAGGCAATCAGGCAACTTCTTTTATTGATCAACGTATTGATGAAAATGAGGCAGCAATAGATTTATTGGTTCAATATAAAGATGGTGAGTTAAAGGAATCATTAGCTAATATTAGTGAAAAGGCTGATGCAAACGGTGCCAGTATTAATTATATGACTTCTTATTATTATCATACTTTATTGTCGGTATCAGAAACCCCTGCGTTTTCTCCAGATGGATTGAGATATAAAAATAAACCTTCGTGGAATCCTGCTCTCGGTAAGTATGAGTTTGATGCTAAAGATAAAGATGAGAACGGTGCGTATTATATAGCCGACGAAGATGCCACAACTTATTGCTGTATTAAAACAGCTGGAGATGGTACAACCTTGTATGAAATATATGGTCTTGCAGGTAGTTATATGGCGGCAATTCAGCAAGGTGCTGATGAAAACGGCGGCTATATTCAGTCTATTGTGCTAGATATAGAAGCTTACAATGTAGGACAGTATTCTCCTTCTTATGGTATGTCTTACGATGATGCTGTTACGTCTATTCCGAAAGGAACTATGTATGTTCCTGTGATAAACCACTCTGAGAACCTAATTCCCGATGAGCGAGTTGGTACTGATACTATTGATAATGACCTTAATGCGGGTACGCTTTCTGAGAGAGGGTCGAGTAACGATGTAGTGCGTTTGCCCACACCTCCGTTTAATTCACTTGAAGCGACTGGTATGCAGACTTATGATTTTGTAGTTGAAAATGGTCAGACTTATAGCTATAAATGGACGGGCACAGCATGGGAACAAGATGGTATAGTCTCATTAAGTAAGGAATACTTTGCTTATGATGGTACGAAGAATATAGCGAGGTTATGGTATTGCACTCAGGATGTTACAAATTCTCAAGAAACCGAGAATGGTAAAAGCAAGATTTACAAACAGGGCACGTTATACGCATGGCATGGTGGAAGATGGTTTGCTATTGCTACTGTAAATGATAATTTACTTTCTCGTTCTATTAGTTTAGTGCGTCAAACGGCAAACTCTTATTCCATAGAACTACGTAATATGCAAGGAGATTTTTCTCAGTATAAGCAAACTGTTAATAACATTGGTCTTTTAGTAAGTGGTTCTGATGGTTCAAGTGGTGAACTTAATATTTCCAAAGAAGGAATTGTTGGTGAGGTTTATAATCGTACAGGTAATTCTGGCACTTTAAAGACACAAGTTGATTCAACTCAGGCAGTTTTAGATTTAATGGTTTCTGGTCTTTATCATAAATTAGAGCAACCGTTAACAAGTAATGTTCCACAACCATATGGTACTTGGGGTAAATATGCTGTGCGACCAGAATGGTCAGTGGCACTGAAGAAATTTGTTTTTGATACAAGAAATGAAGATGCTGATGGTATTTATTATTTCTTTGATAATGACGAAACTCATTATTGCAAAGTTGTTGGAGACCAGTATGAAATTTATACCATAGGCAAATTATCTACTGCTGGTACAGATGCTCACATTACTGAAGAATATGCTAATATTAATACACTTGCTTATTTCGGGGATGATGAACAGGGTACTATTGCCGGATTGAGAAATTTGGCTCTTGAGGGTAAAGCACAAGTACAGCTTTTAGCTTCGTTAGATAAGAATAAATTAAATCGTGTTATTGATATGTATGGATATACTGTTCCCGAAGGAACTAAGAGATATGCTAACAAGCCTACGTATTTAAATGGAGCTTTTACTTTCAGTGGGCAAGCTGAAGATACCAATGGAGAGTACTTTCTTATTAATAGTCAACAGTTCGGTAAATTGATTTTAGGTAACAAGGGCAGCTGTTATGGCTATGAAGTTTATGACTATGACAGTAGTAGCACTGCTGGGCTTGTAAGCACTGTGCTCGACAACCAGGCTAACGTTGGAATGATAGTAGATAGTAATGGCGTTAGAGGTAGCGTAGTAGTTGAAGCCATTAACGGGCAGTCCCAAGCAACAATTTCTGCTGATAAAGTGAATTTAAACGGCTATGTTACTATTAATAGTTTAAAGTCTGGTGGAAGTACTGAAATTGATGGCTCAAGAATTGTTACAGGTGTTATTGATAGTAGCAATTATAGTTATAGTTCTGGAAACTTCTCTACGAGTGGAACGTCATTTGATTTAAGTGACGGTTCTATTATTAGCAAGAATTTTGCAATTGATGCTGATGGGAATGTATATTTAAGAAAAAATATAAATATTGGTTTAAACTCCAATGGCGGATATAATTTTACTGTTGACTCTTTTGGAAATGTAAATGTTGCTGGTACATTAGATGCAAAAGTTTTGAAATTTAATGGAAAATCTGTTTTAACATCAGACGATAAAGTGAAGGCAGATTATCTTGAATTAAAAGGAATAATAGTTACGGATAGCTCTAACAATATTACATTCAAGGTAGACTCTAATGGCAATGTCACGGTAAAAGGTGATATAACAATGGGAAGTAGTAGTAGTATTAGTTGGAGTAGTATCACGGGAGTTCCTTCGACAGTTACTGGTGCTTATAGTTTAGCTGATAGTGCATATGATAAAGCAACAGATGCACAATCTGACGCTTCAAGTGCCTTAGAGGCTGCTCAGACCGTAAATAGCACAGTTTCAGGATGGACTTACGAGAAGAGTACATATATTGATGGTAGTATGATTCAGACTGGCACCGTAATGGCTTCGACATTACTAGGTGGAGAAATAGGATTATTAACACAAAGCGAGAAGACAGCAGGAGTTATAAATATTACAGGAGCAAATACATCTACATTTGCAGTCGATTTTACTTCGCATGGAGCAATGCGTCTTACAGCAGAAGATGGTTCTCTGTATCTTGAAGCAGCAACGACATTTATACAACTGCATAGTTCACCAGCAAAAATTACTATACTCGGAGCTTTCATGCCTTCAAAAGATAATTATATGGAACTTGGTGATCAGGATCATAGGTGGATTGGGGTTTATGGTGTGAATTGTTATATAACTAATTGTAACTGTAGCTCTGACAAAAAACAAAAAAATAGTATTGAATATAATCTAGAAAAATATGAAGACTTTTTCTTTAAGTTAAAACCAACTCAGTTTAAATTTAATGAAGGTACAGGGGATAGATATCATACTGGTTTTATCAGTCAGGACGTTGGTGATGCAATTATTGAATCTGGTCTTTCTACGCAAGATTTTGCAGCTTTTGTAAAAGCACCAAAAGAGAACTTAGCATTGGATGCGGATGATCAAGACTGTGATTATTATTTAAGATATAATGAGTTTATTGCCCTCAACACTCACATGATTCAAAAACTATACAGAGAAATAGACGAACTTAAAAATAAGATACAACAATTGGAGAAGACCTCCACAGAAATGGAGTGATTATATGGCACAAAAATATAGTATACAATTATTAACGGCTTCAACATCCGAGTGGAATGCGTCCCAATACGTTGTTCCCAAAGGAGAGCTGATAGCTGAGTTACAAATAGATGGAAAAATACAATTAAAAATCGGTGATGGGTTACATAAATTTTCTGATTTATCATATGTAGCCGATAAGGGTCCAAAGGGAGATACTGGTACACCAGGTACGTCACCTACGGTCTCAACGTCGAAAGCAAATGGCATTGCTACTATAACAGTTACTGATGCCCTTGGGGAACATTCTTTTCAAATAAATGATGGCAAGTCCCCTACAGTTGCAACAGACAAAGTAGGGAGTGTTGCTACAGTTACTATTATAGACGTAGAAGGTGAACACGAATTCACTATAAATGATGGTGTATCTCCAACAGTAGAAACTTCCAAAACAGGCAATACAGCAACGGTTAAGATTACTGATGCAATCGGAGATCATACTTTTATAATTAAAGACGGCGACAAAGGTGATCCTTTTACATTTAATGACCTAACTGATGAACAAAAGTTAGAGCTAAAGGGCGATACTGGTGAAGGCTTTATTATCAAGGGCACGTATGAAACATTGGCACTTTTGCAAACAGCTGCTACAGCTCCTAATGCTGGAGACGCATATGCTGTTGGCGCCTCTGCTCCATATGATATTTATATCTATGATGGCGTAAACTCCGTATGGGTTAATCATGGACAGATTAAAGGAGCTAAAGGGGATCCTTTTACATACAAAGATTTTACAGCTGCGCAATTGGAAGCTCTAAAGGGTCAGGATGGGGTGTCCCCTATTATTACAACCTCTAAAGAAGGCAAGGTAACAACTATTACAATTACTGACGCTGAAGGTGAAAAAAAAGCAACAATTAATGATGGTGCTGATGCTACTGTAACTGTTGACAGTGAGATGAGTGCTACAAGTACCAATCCCGTACAGAACAAAGTGATTAAGACTTATGTAGATAAGTTTAAAGCAAGTCGTTATACACAAAATATAAGTACTACGTGGACAGGAACAGCTGCCCCATATACACAAAATTTATCTGTACTTGGTGTTGATGAAAATAGTATAGTGGATGTCTCTTTAGCATCTACTGCTACAGAAGAACAAGTGAAAGCATATAATGCCCTTAATCTTCAAGATGGTGGGCAAAGCGTAGGACAGATAACACTTAAGGCATTTGGAGCAAAGAATACTGTAGCGATACCTATTAATGTTATTGTGAGGGGGGAAGCGTAATGCCTATTCTTATTCGTGGGGGAGGTAAGTCTGCCAACTTACAAGAGAAGACAATAAGTCCCACAACAATAAAAACTATTTATACCCCTGATGATGGATATGATGGATTTAGTAAAGTCACAGCACTTGCTATGAAGACCCAAACAAAAACAGTAACTCCTACAACAAGTCAGCAAATTATCACGCCAGATAGCGGATATGATGCACTTCGTAAGGTCACTGTGAATGCTTTGACAACAGTAACACAGGCTACTCCGAGCATATCAGTTAGTTCAAGTGGATTGATTACTGCAAGTGCTACCCAGTCGTCTGGCTATGTGAGTTCTGGTACAAAGTCGAGTACCAAACAGTTGAGTACGAAAGACAGTACAACTTATACTCCAGGAACTAATAACCAGACTATATCTGCTGGTACATATCTTACGGGAACTCAGACTATCAAGGGAGATAGTAATCTCGTAGCTAACAACATCAAATCTGGTGTCAGTATATTTGGGGTGAATGGAAGCTATGAAGGCGGTAGCGTGACAAAAGTATTTTCGGGAACTGTAGATGCAACGTCAAGTAGTACATTGAGTATTAGTTTACCAGAAGATGTTTCCAACTTAACTCTCAGTATGTTCGCACTTGCAAGAAGGAAAGCGGATGCGGAATCAGGTGATGGAATACTTAGTTATAGTAGCTTTCCGCAAGGGGCAGCATGTGGTTTTGGTGGATTATCTAGTAATTACGAATATGCCGCGTTTGGTAGCCAATATATGTCTACACAATGTTCAGGAAATGTGTTAGAAATTATAACCTCGCGAACAAATCCTGATTTACAATTTTGTACTAACGCAATGTATAATTATTTAGTTGTCTTTGAGAGCAACTAAGGCAAGGAGAAAATAAAAAATGAAATACATAAATATTATTAAAGCTCAAGCCCCAATACATTATATGGCAAAGATTAAACTTCCTATTAAGGAAAATAAAAAATCTCGTGCTATTTTTAAAATGGTACTTGCAATAGATGAACTTGCAGCATATATCAAAGAGGAAGAAATGAAAATAATCGAAAAATATAAAGGTGTCATTCAATCAGATGGTTCAATCCAGTTTGGCAATGACCAAGATGGCGTTGATAGAGCAAATTTGTGCGTTAAAGAAATTGCCGAATTCGAAAACTCTGACGTGGATTGGAATTATGAAGTTGTGCGACTTTCAGAAGAATCACTGGCTGATGCATCAGATTTTTCTTTATCGCCAGAAGAAATATTCTACTTAGAAGGTTTTATTGAATTTGAATAAAGAGGAGAGGATGGTAATGTACCGTCCTCTCTTTGTTGTTATAGGAGAAAATAATTATGGTTATATGTGGAATTGATGCAAGTACAAATAAGACTGGTATTGCTATATTTATGGACGGTGAGTATATTGTGCATACATTGATTGATTTGCACAAGGAATCTAATGCTGATGTGCGTATTCCAAAAATGATGTGCGAGATATGTGCTTTTCTAGATCGGTTTGGTATAGACAAAATTATTATGGAAAAAAGCATTTTAAAAACTAATGTTGATACCGTTCAAAAGCTAAGTAATATCGCTGGGGCGGTAATGTTATATGCGGCACAGCATAATATTGAATTTGAAAATCCCGTACCTTCCGTATGGAGAAAGCGCGTAGGTTTACAACAATCTAACAAGATTAAGCGAGAAGTACTTAAATTGGAAGCGGTACAAGCAGTTAAGCAAGAGTATGATATGGACGTTACAGATGATGAGGCAGAGAGTATTTTAATGGCACGGAGTGGTTTTGAGCTGCCGAAGATTGAAGTAAAGGCCAGTGAAGTTTTGTGGGGCAATGAATAAATTTGTGGAAGAGAAAAAGGAGATTTGATTATGAAGATTACAGCTAAACAATTTGTTGAAGATTTTAAAGAAAATAATGTTCAAAATACAAAAATAAATGAACATGCAGTGGAAGATTATATAAGAGAAGAGCTAGAAATAAAAGAATATATTCCGTTCATGGAAAAGTGTAGGGTTCTTGAAGAAGTGGTAATTCAGAGTGTTGTCGAAGAAGATGGTGTAAAGCGAGTTAATCCTGTTAGTCAGTATATCTGCTTCGTTATTGCTATGTTAGTAGCACATACATCGTTGGATATTGATAAAAACAACCCAATAGATGACTATGATATTCTTTGTGAGGCGGGGCTACTGGAATTAATTGTGATGCTATTCCAGAAGGATTATGACGAATGTAAAGTAGTTCTCGATATGCTTTTGTCTCAGGCATTTGAAGATAACAATTTTAATATTATTGTTGGCAAGTTTTTAAATGGCATTTTAAATCGCTTAGACATTTTTACTGACACATTAAAAGAATCTATAGGCAATATGGATCTTACAAAATTATTAGGTGCTGATTTTAAAGAAGAAGATTTGGTAAGATTACACAATTTTTTAGAGACGTATAGTAAATAATTTTTGGAGGAGTTGATTCGATATGGCACAAACTATAGATGAAAAAGCATTAGATAATGCTATTGATGAATTGTTTAAAGATTATAAGAAAGCACTTCGAGTTGCTGCACAAGAAGCCATTGATAAAGCAAGAGATGATATATATATTAAATCAATTTCTTGTTTAGTTGATTATTATAATGATTATCCACCAGCAAATTACACGTTAAGTTATAATCGCACATACAATTTAATGAAATGTTTAGTGCCATATTCTAATCCAGTAAAAGAAACGGCAGATGGTTATGATTGCGAGGCGGGAATAGAATATAACGGGTCATTGCTAGAAAATACTTATTCTGGTTCAAAACAATATAGCCCTACTGACCCAAACTGGATTATAGACAATTATCTTGCTGGTATTCACCCTCGAACTGATGGCAGTAGCGAAATTGGTGGGGGTAATTATGAAGAGGAAAAATATCAAGGAACAGTGGTTCCTTTTAATATAATGAACAACTATATAAATAGTTATAATGATACTTTTAATAAAAATTTAAGATTTTCATTGAGTAAGCAAATTTTAAAACTTACAAGAAAGTGAGGTGAAACTTATGGCAAGTAAAAGACAAGAATTTTATATGTCTGTAAAAGCAATCTTGGATAAGACTCAGGCGAAGAAGGATGCTGCTGAATTACAAGAGCTTTTATCGCAGACTAAAATAGATTTTGATACTCCTGAATTCGAAAGCAAGGTACGAGCTGTAGTTCAAAAAATGAGCAAGGAAACAATGTCTGTTATTGGTCAAAGCTTCAACGAAGCATTAAGGCTACTTGGTACGGAACAGATTAATATTGACAGTTTAATTCAGATGCCCAATGTCGATATGTGGACAGAAATGGGCAAAATGGCTGGGCGGTTTTATGGCGAAGGGTTACAAGAAGCAGTTAAAAAGGCTCTAGAGGGTATTGATTTATCAGCACTAAACGGTCAGAAAAAAACTCATGGATGGATTAAGAATCTTGGTGAAATAGATCAAGCTCTTAGTAGATTAAAAGACAAAAAGGGTAATATTAGCCAAACTAAGGCAAAAAAGATTCAGGAAGGATTTTCTCCTAAACCAAGAAAGCAAGAAGAAGCACTTTATACTCAGATAGAAAAACTCCAAAAGAGTTATTCCGACAAGGATGAATGGGAAGTAAGATATGCTAACTTAGTAGAGTATATTAAATTATATGAATCCTATCAGGAAAAATTTAAAAATGTGCCTAAAGAGTTAGCTTCCATAGGCAAATTCACTTATAAACAGGTAAAATCTATTGAACCACAATTACAGACATCATTGCAAAATATATTTAATGTTGCCGCAGGTAAACAGCCAATAGGTTTAACTGAAGGTGGTACTGTCGATGTAAATGTAATTCCACGTGTAATAGAAACATTGGATATGTATGATATTCTTGGTGGTAAAGATAAAATCAAAGTTCCTGTTGAAGTTAAGGTAGAAAACGAACCAAAGCAGAGTAGAGTGACTCCTAACGCGCTTAGAGGTGTTCAGCCACCTGAAGAGACTGCTGGTAATAGATTGTCTTCTAGAGAGTATTTAGGTGGTACATATTGGGTTCCAAATGCGTTTAAAGACATTGCCAAGAATTACGGAGATGGCGGTAATGTCTTAAAGGCGGCGCTGAAACCACTTAATGAACTTATAGTATCTGTTGATGGTTTGGAGTTTAAAGACTTAGATAAAAATCAGTTATTGTCATATTTGTTCCCCGGATTTGATAAGTATGAACAGGGTGGACAGCAAGGTGATGCTTCACAAAAATTCTTCAACGAGATGGCACGACAGGCAGGCTTTGATTCACTTGTTATTAAAGAAGTTAACGAGGGCGGAAACGAACTAGTTGACACGATTGCTGTACTACAAGAAAGAATCACCCATTATATTGAGGCAATCCCTGAGTATTATGATGTTGAAAAATTAACCCCTGACCAAGAACGGGTTGTTTTATCTCAACAGAAAGGCTCTGCTGAAAGATGGTATGGCGAGACTATAAATAGATTGCACCAAGAGCGTGATGTAGCTTACGCTAATAGGGATGATATTAAAGAAGAAAATAAGGTAAAAATTATTGATTCGGTTATGCCTATGTTAGAGCAAATGAAGGCAAAAGCAATGGCGGCATTTGACCAAGCGATTCAACCGCTAGGTGGATATCTTGAAGAAGAAGTTAAGCGTGGTTTGCCGGAAGTTATAAAGGATGTAGATGGTGGGCGAAAGGTTGCTTTGATTCAGGAGGATACTTTAAAATCATATTTATCAGAATATTCTGAACTATCTTCCAAAAAGACTAGAACCAAGGCGGAAAATGCCCGTATAAACGATATTAATAATGCCATTACACCTGTTGTGTCAGAGAACGACATTGATAATGTTTATGATTATTTAGATGCGTTGTCTGAAGGTGCTAAAACAATAGATGAAGTGTTTGATTTTTTAGCTCCTAAAATAAGTTTTAAACCTAATAATTTTGTCAATTCTGTGACAGAGCCTAATATATTAGGTACAGAGCAGCCCTCGAATGACAACAATGTTAATAAAACAATTCAGTCTTATGAAGAATTATGCAACGTTGTTAAAAGATATAATGAGCTTGTTCTTAAGAATAAAACGGAAGGACAAAACCTTACGGATATTGATCGTGAGGAACTAGATGGTTTAACTAATAGAATTCAGGCTACTCGTGATTTAGTTGCGTCTGATGATATTGTTAATGAAATCAATGCTTTTGACCGAACATTGAGTGCCTTGGGTACTACTACACCCGAAAAACTTGCACATTATCTTGGCATAGAAATTCCAGAGTCTGCACGAAAAGCACAAGATAGTATCGAAGCCGTTAATGATAGTGTAAATGAATTGGACAAGCAACAAAGTAATGGTAGTCAATCGACGTCTAGCGCCGAACCAAGAACAAGTACATTCGATACTACTACAGTTGGTAAGGTAGCTATTGACGAGACAGCCCTGAAAGGCATTCTTGATAGTATTACATATAAGGTGCAGGTTGTTAGTGACAACGAATCTTCAGAGCAAGGTACCACAACTATCAGCGAAGAGTCACTGAAGACAATTTTAAGCTCTGTTACTTTTAATGTTCAAGGTTCATCTGAGGCGTCTACAGAAGAAGCCAATAAGGTTGCTATTGATGAAACGTCGTTGGAGAATGTGCTAAACAAAGTGTTTGGTAGTATTTTAACTTCTCATGATGCATCTACAAAAGGCGATAACGCTGGTGCTCCACAAGCACAGGCTACTGAAAAAGTAGATGAAAGTTCATCTCAAGCTCCATGGGCAAGAGAAAATACTCTTAGTGGCGAGATTAAGTCAACTTTAGAAGATATTAGAAAGAATACTACCTTAGATGAAAATAATAAACCAGAAACATCTTTAGGAGAAGATACAGTTACAAGATTAACAGATGCTATTAGTCAAATAAATATTACTTCTGATTTAACTACCGAGGGGTTAGCAACTCAAGATACTGTTAGTGAGATTTCGGGTCTTGTTAAGAGCATTAATGATAAGATTGTTCAGGGAACAAAGGTTGTTGAGAAGGGAAAATCTACCTCAGTAGGTGATTCTAAAAATACTCAGAAGCACAATAGTACTATTAATCATGGACAAGCTGAAGGAACATCTGGCTCTGCGCAAAAAATGTTTGATTATTATTATTGGCTTGAAGAACAGATGGAGAAGTTCAAAAATAATACCAAATATTATAATGCATTAAAAAGTGTTCGTGATAGAATTACACCTAAAATTGTAAAATTCAATGACGAACTTGAAGTAAGTGGTAAAGAATCTCCTGTTTGGAAAAAATCGCTTGATCAAAAACATGACTTGCATATGGCGCAAATTCAAGGTGGAGAAGAATACTCTGAGAGCCTGTCTACAGAAAAGAAAGCACTTGAATTATTAAAAGAAGAATATCGACTTAAATCAGAAATCTTTAATTTGGAGCAGCAAGGTGCGGTAAAGGAAGACTTAGATCCCCTTTATGAAAAGCTTGGTATATATCAGTCTATTAGAAATATCATTGAAGACGATATGGATGATGAGGCTTTAACTAGGTATGCTGTCCAGGCTGCAGCAGTTCAGGGTAAAGGTGAAGACAAATTAACTGTTGCGAATATTAAGTCTAATATTAAGGCTCGGGCTGAAGAAGTTAAACAAGCTGCACAAAGCGTAAAAGAAGAAGAACAACAGGAAGCTACTGCCCTTAAAGAGCTGAAAAAATTATATAGTGAACTCGGAGTACTTCAGGCTAAAAAACAAGCGTCTGACAAAGGTAGTGTTGTAGCAACAGAATTAAGAGCACAGATTAGTGCTAAAAAATCAGAAATAGCGGCAAAACAAGTTGACCATAACGTCAATCAACAGCTTCTTGAAGATGAACGGCAATTATCATATGAAAAGGAAAAAAGTTCAATTGCTATGCAAAATGCCGCTAGCAAGGATGCTGCTGCGACAAAAGAAGAAGCTACTGCCCTTAAAGAACTTAAAAAATTATATGAAACCCTAGGTAAGCAAAAGGCTATTATGGACGCCGCTACACCAGGGGCACAATATGACAAGGCAAAAAGTGATTATGATAAAACTGTTGCCGATATCCAAAACATTCCTAAAGCCTCTAATTTTGAAGCGGAAGATGAAATTGACATTTATAATAAGGCTTATGAGGAACAAAAGAGAGTGCTTGAAAACGAAAAGAAAATTCAAGACGAAAAGCAAAAAACGAATGATACACTTAAACAAACTAAAGAAGCACTTGAAGAAATTAAAAAGCTTTATGCCGAGCTTGGAAAATGGCAAGCTATATTAGATACTAGTTATGATGATTCTTACGTTGCTCAGGATGCACAACTTAATATTGATAGACTGAAAGAAGAAATTGCAGCAAAAAAAGAAAAGGTAGATATTTCTGAGAAAGAATTACAGCAAATATATGAAATTGCTAAGGCAGAAAAGCAACGTGCCATAGCATCACAACGGTCCAAACAGGGCGATAAAAGCGCACTTAAACAGCAAATAAAACAATCTCGTGAAAATGCTCGTTTTAATCGTGCAAATTCTGTATGGAATACAGGTGTTAGCACGATGGAGTCCTTGTGGAAAATCGATGATGATTCTATTGATATATCACAAATCAATGTCGTTAGACAATTAAATGATGCATTAAATGCACTCAAGGCCACTAGAGATAAAGTAGCCCAACAAGGTAGCACTATTAATCCAAATGACGAGGCTTTGTTAAAGGCACAAACACAAGATGTTGCAAGACTTGGTGCCCAAGTTAAAGAATTGATTCAAAATTACGAGCAATTAAGTGGCGAAAACAGTATAGAGATAGGCAAGCTTGGCATTGGAGATCTTCGAGATCAATTAATAGCTGCGGTACAAGAGTTTACGCATGGTAAGGCCGTAATTGGCGATTTTGACGCGACAACTGGCCGACTAGAATATACGGTTAAAACAGGAGCTCATGAATTTACTAAATATACTGCGGCAGTTAGAGATGCTGACGGATCTCTTAGGGCTATGCAAGGGACTACAAAACGTACTGAAACATTCTTTGAAGCAAGTGCTCGTAAAATGAAAGAGATTTCTTCTTACATTACTGGCATGGGACTAATAAGTCGAGGAATGCAAGAAATTCGTCAGGGTATTACTTATGTTAGAGAAATTGACAGTGCTTTAACGGAATTGAGGAAGGTAACTGATGAAACAGAAGAGAGCTATGATCGATTTTTGCAGACGGCATCCAAAACGGCTGCTAAAGTTGGTAGCACGGTTAAGGATGTTGTTAGTTCGACGGCTGATTGGGCCAGACTTGGCTATAGTATGGAAGATGCGGCTAATTTAGCGGAGAGCACTTCTGTACTAATGAATGTATCTGAGTTTACAAGTATTGACAATGCAACATCGGCACTGATAAGTACAATGCAGGCGTTTGGATATGCTGCTAAAGATAGTATGCATGTAGTTGATGTAATGAACGAAATTGGAAACAACTATGCAGTTTCTAGCGATGGCATAGCAACGGCATTACAAGACTCGGCAAGCTCATTAATGGCAGCGAACAACAGTTACCAAGAAGCGGTTGCATTAGTAGCGGCAGCAAATAAGGTAGTTCAAGATCCGAACTCTGTAGGTAGTGCCCTCCGTACAATTTCTTTGCGTTTACGTGGAACGAGCGTTGACGAATTAGAAAGTGCTGGAGAAGACACGACCGGAGTAGTTACATCTAAGAGTAAATTAAGAAGTAAAATTAAAACGCTTTCTGGTGTTGATATTTTAACCGACACGGGAGCTTACAAAAGTACGTATGAGATATTGCTTGAGATTTCCAAAGTTTGGGATCATATGAGTGATATTGATCAGGCTGCACTTTTGGAAATTATAGCTGGTAAATTTTACCAGTATGTATGGAAACATGCATATAGAACACATCTAAACCCAGTAACCCCTAAAGCCCTATTACTACAATGCGGATGAAACAAGCTGGCATGAATGCAACGAAAGTAAAACAACAATAGGGATAATATATGGACAAAATCCTAAGTATTGATGCAATGGGTGTTTGGGCGCGAAGTCCCGAAAAGGGATGTGTCAACAGACTATGGGAATGTCACCCAGTAAGATACAAGCTTATGGTATCTGAAATGATGTGGCGGTAGCTGTATAGCCCGTTAAAAAATAGTCGAAACATTTATGGAAACATAAAGAAGTATTTAGTTGTGGGAGATTATAGATATGAAAAAATTTGATATGGAGTATTCTACTCAATATACTCCAGAAAAAATATATTTATTAGCACACGGAATTACCCCTTCGTTTGTTAAAGTAATTAATGGAGTAACAACATATAAGTATACAAAAACGCCAGAGCTGTTTCAGTTGTTGGCGATTTTTTATGCACAAAAATAATTTTTATAAAAGGATAATATATAGGTGATAATATGAGAAACTGTTGGACTAATGATGAAATCGCAATAATACAGAATAATTATAGAATGTTTTCCGACAAAGAACTAATGGAATTAATCCCAAATCATTCAGAGGCATCCATTGCAACCAAAAGAAAACATATGGGGTTACATCGTACAAATCGAAAATACACATATAGTGACGTTCAAAATACATGCAAAGAAAGAGATTATACTTTGTTGTCAACTGTTTTTATTAGTTGTGCGAATGATGTTGATTTTATTTGTAATAAGCATCCAGATAGAGGAGTTCAGCATGTAACCTATGGGCATATGTTAGAAGGAAAAGGCTGTTATTGGTGTGGTCGTGAAAAAGTTGAACAAGCACGTAAAGATATGGTTTCGATACAACAAAAAATAGATATATGCAATGATAATGGGTTGGAATATATGGGGTGTAATTACAAAGACAATCTTCTTAATATTGAATTCATTTGTAGAAAACACAGAGAAATTGGTATTCAAACAATGAGATATCAAAATATGAAACGGGGTATATGTGGATGTAGATATTGTTCAAAAGAAAAAGGCATTATAAAATCAAAAGGAGAATTGGAAGTAATAGATACATTGCAATATTATAATATTGATTTTATTGAACAAAAAATTTATTTAGAATGCAAAGATATAAATTACTTGCCTTTTGATTTTTATTTACCATTTTATGATATTTTGATTGAGTTTGATGGTGAACAGCATTATTTCCCCGTTAGGTTTCATGGTATGGACGAGCAGGATGCAGAAAATAATTTTTTGTATGTACAAAAACACGATAAGATAAAAACAAATTTTTGTATTGAGAATGGTATTCCTTTGATTCGTATTCCATACACCGAACGTGGTAATATAAAAATATATTTAAAAGAGCAATTGCAAATTCTTAATATCTTATAAATTAATACACAACTAATACTGGTTAGGTGTTGCGAACCTAATTGAATATAATTGAAAAATAGAGCCAATACTGCGGCTGCTATACTTAGTAACCAAGTAGACCTCGAAAATGCATATGTTGATGCACTTGGAGCCGAGGGCTCTGCGTATGCCGAGAATGAAAAATATTTAGACAGTATACAAGGCAAGCTCGACCAATTCACTAATGCTGTCCAAACGATGTGGAGCAATACCTTAGATGATAGCTGGATTAAGGGTTTTGTAAGCTTTGGTACTATTATAATTCAAACAATTGATAAAATTGGCTTATTAATTACAGCTTTAATTGCTCTAGGTGCCGTTTCTATGATCAAAAATAAGACGGGACCAATAGTCTTTTTACAAGATTTGACTAAATTTGCAACTGACGCAAATGCTAAAATAGCAAATTTCCCAAAAACTATTAACACTTTAGTACAAGGTACTCAACAGTTAACTTCAGCAACACTAGAACAAGCAATAGCAAATGGCTCTTTGACAACTTCGGAAGCTATTCGTCAAGCAACAATGAGTGGATTAGTATTGTCGCAAGTTTCATTAACTGCCGAAGAAGCAAAAGCATTGTTGGCAACTACTGCTTTAAACGAGGTTGAACAACAGAATATTATTACAAAATTAGGTTTGTCGTCCTCATCTCAAAAAGTCACTCTTGCTATGCTTCAACAAGCCGTAGCAACTGGTAAATTAACGGCTTCTGAAGCAACACAAATGGCACTTGCTACAGGGTTGGTGGCTAAAGAAACAGCATTAACTGCGGCACGAGCTACTAAGATATTAACTACTAACGGCGTGGCTGCCTCGGAAGCACAAGCTATTGTATCTGCATTGGGGCTCGGAAAAGCAACTCAAACTTTAACATTGGCAACTATTCAGCAAGCAATAGCAAATGGTACTTTAACTGCTTCTCAGGGAGCAGCAGCTATGTCTTTATTAGCAACTCAAGGCGCAGCGACGGGATTGATTGGCACATTAACAGCATTATTGGCAGCAATATGGCCGTTGTTGGCAATTGGTGTAGCTATTTTTGCTATTGTTAAGATAATTGATGCCGTTGTTACAACAACTAAGGAACTTGAGGAAGAACTTTCTGGACTTAAGTCTGAGCTTTCAGATATTCAGTCTGAACTTGATTCTGTAAATAATGAGCTTAAAACAACGCAGGAGCGCATGGACGAGCTTCTTTCTAAAGGTACATTGTCGTTTACAGAAGAAGAGGAATTAAAGAAACTAAAGAAAGCCAATGGCGAACTTGAAAGAGAAATTTATTTATTAGAGCAAAGAGAAAAGAGAAAGAATAAAGAAGTAGCCCAAAAGTTTGTAGAAACAATGGATAGCGCTCATGGGCGTACATCTTTTGGCAATGTAGGTTCAACACTTGAACCTTCAATGTCTGCATGGGCAAGCACAACTGAAAAGATTAATAAAAAGAAAGATGAATTAAAAAATGCATCGACTGAAAAAAGAAAATTTCTTTTTCTGGAGCTTGATTCAGAAGCAGATAAAATTCAAAAAGACATTGACAACTTAGAAAAAGAACGTGATGCTTATGCACAAAATATTGATGACACTTTTGATAAATATTTAGAATATGCTGAGGGTGTAGAATATTTTGAAGGTGATAATCTTGAACAATGGCAAAAGGCATCAAATGCACAATTAGATTATATAAATAATAGACGTGATAAGTGGGAAATTTTATTAGGTTCCAGTGATGCAAAACAAAATGCAATCACAAGAATTTTCAACAAAGAGCAATTCTCTGAAATTTCTGATGAAATTGATAAATTAGTTGAAAAATTAAAAGAAGATCCAGGAAATACGGCATACGAAGAAAAAATAAGAGATATAATTTGCAGTAATGAAGAATTGCAAAATAATCTAAAACAAACTGGATTAACAGTAGATGATGCTGTTGCATCCTTTACAAAATTTAGCTCTGGTTTTGATAGTGACAGCATTGATGGAATAACTGAACAATATCAAAATGCTATTGATGTTTTAAGACGAATTACTATTGACAGATTAGAAATTGAAAAAGAATTAAAACAATACGCTCATGGTGGAACTGTAGATTTACTTAATAGACCATTAGTGGATGCTTCAGAACTATCTAAGGTAGGATGGGAAAATGCTGGCGAAGGTACGGCTACAGTATTTAGTAGCACGTATTCAAATGAAAATGGTACTATTGCAGTAAACTTTACACCTATCTTACCCGATGGTAGTAGGGTGTTGGGCCCAGATGAACTACAAAGATATGCAGAAGATGTTATCTCTGGAGTTCGTCAGGACGATTTGAATCTTCAAATTGGAGCGACGTTCGAAGGAGAAGATGCAATAGATCAAGCAGTAAATGCGGCAGAAGAAATACACAATCTTCAAGATATGTATTATTTGCCAATTAAAGTTGAGCTAGATGACGGTACCACAGAAGAAATTAAATGGGATGATTTGTTTGAGTGGGACGAGGCAAGTAAACAATGGAAAGCACAAAGTACTCAGTTTGCTAAAATTTTAAAGGATACTGACGAAACACTTAGACAAGAATTTATAACTTTAGCAGAGAATATTAAGAATAATAAAATAAGTATTGAAGATGCGGTTAATTCTTTGGAATTATCTGGCTTGATTCGTATTACCAAATTAACAGAAAATACATTGTCAACTTTAAACACAGATATGTTTGCTGATGTTAAAGATGATATTTCTGGGCTTATTGATACATTTTCAGAATTAGGTTCTGCTCTTGAAAGCACTGCGTCCGCAATGGATTTGTTACATAGCGCACAGCAACAAATGAACAATAGCGGCAGAATATCTGTTAAAACAGCGCTTGAATTAATTGAATCAACAGATAATTGGGAGAAAATTTTAACTGTTACTGGAAATACAATTACACTTAATTCTGATGCAGAACAGGTATTAATAGGAACAAAACTTCAATTGATTGAAAAGAATATTGATTTAGCATTAAGCCAAGCTCAATTACAACTTGCACAAATTGAAGGCACAGAAGCTACACTTGAAAACGCCGAAGCTGATCTTATTACAGTAGAAGCGCAAAAAACATATGACAATGCAATGCTTCAGAGTTCCGCTGTGTCGGCAGGGTTAGGTGCTGCTGTTGGTGTTCTTGTTCAAAAGCTTAACGCTCTTAGAAATTTAGATTTTGATAATTCAGCATTAAACACATCGTTATTTGATGCATTCAATAGCGCATATGATTCTGTTATTACATTATCCACGTCTACAGTAGATGCCGCTGTTACGGCGGATGAATTAAAACAAAAAATTAGTGCTTTACAGGCGCAGAAAAATCTTATATCACAGGTTAATACTTCTGGTAATTTTAAAGATTACTATGATTTCGATAAAACTCCAGGAGATAAATACACCGATAAGAGCAGTACGAAATCAGATTCTGCCCTTGAAAAACTCAAAAAGGAATACGAGAATAAAATTTCCTTACTCGAAAATCAGAAAACATATATTGAAAACGAAATATCTCGTCTAGAAGCATCCGACCAACAAGTTAGTAGAAATTTATACGAAGAACAGATTAAGCTCGAACAGCAAAAGTTGGCACTTTATGAAAAAGAAAGAGAAAAACTACTCGCTCAGATGTCAACTGTAGCTAAAAACTCCGACAAGTGGTATGAATATGCCGATGCCATCTGGGAGGTCGAGCATTCTATTCAAGAGACAACAATATCCGTCGTAGAGCTTCAAAAAAAGATAGCTCAACTTTATATTGATGTCTTTAACAAAATAGATGAAGCATATAGTAAAGAGCAAAGCTTACATGACAAACGCATAGAAGCTCTTGAAGATGAAATTGAGCTTTTAAAGCTTCGTAATGAATATGCTACTATTTCTCCTGAAACTTATAACCAGTTAAGTGCTGAAGAAGATGCGAAAATTCAAAGTAATCAAAATGAAATTACCAGACTGAAGGCATTACTACAAAAGGGCATTGATGAAAATGGCGAAGCACTGACAGAAGAAGATATCTATGATATGTTGGAAACTATCTATGAAAAAGAGGCAGATATTCGCCAAAGCGAAATTAAAAAAGAACAGTATAAGCAAGACAAGAAACAAGCATATTTAGATAGATTCAATAATACATCAGAAGCATATGATAATTTAGCCAACGTTTATCAAGGTAATTATGATAATGCAGAATATTACAAGAAGTACGCAGACTTATATGGTATAAGTATTCCAAAAGAAATTTTAGATTATCAAACCAGCCAGCTGGAACAACAAGTTCAAGTAACTCTGAACAAAAAAGCCGAGCTGGAAAGACAATTAGCTGAAGCAATTGCCAGCGGCGACATTCAAGTTGGCGATTCCCAATGGCTTGAAATGGTCAACGCAATTAATGATTGCACTTCTGCGGCAAATGAATTCCAGTATCAGATTGCTGAGGTTGCGCAAGAAATAAATGCTTTATCTGTTGAAAAGTTCAATGACATAAAAGATGCATTCAGTAATGTTAATGACGTATTCAGTGATAGACAGTCATATATAGAAGAATATATGAACTATCTCGAAGCACTGGGCATAACTGTCCCTGCAGAAATGTACGAAGAACTTATTGCTAACGAAGAGCAAAGACAAGCGTCTAACATGGCAAGTCTCGAATCACTTCGTAGTCAACTTGCTGAAATGGAAGCTAATGGTTATACTGCAGAGGACGATGAATGGGTTCAGGCTCAAGCAGATATTCGTGCATTAGAAAAAGAAGTATTGGCGTCCGAAACAGCAATGGCTCAATGGAACAAGACCATACAAGAAATGAGTTTTGAGAAGTTTGATGAGTTCTTGAAGAGGATACGGGATGTTTGTGACGAGCTTGAGAATGTTTATGGTCTTATATCTGATGAAGATGTTGCTCTTGAGGATGGTTCTTGGACAGAAGAAGGCATTATGTCTCTTGGACTAATGACTCAGAAGATGGCAATAGCCAAAGAACAGGCGGCCGAATATGCAAAAGAAATAGAAAAACTTGAAGAAGAATACCAAAAAGGTACAATGAGCGAACAGGACTATTATAATAGATTAATGGAACTGAAAGATGGACAATGGGAAAGCATCAACGCATACAAAGATGCAAAAGATGCTATTATTGACATTAATGAAGCTCGTATTGATATGATTGAGCAGGGTATTCAAAAAGAAATTGATGCTTACACTAAACTAATAGACTTGAAGAAAAAAGAGTTAGATGCCGAACGTGATCTATATAATTTTAGAAAAGATATTAAATCTCAGACAAAAGATATAGCCACACTTGAGCGCAAAATAGCAGCAATGTCGGGATCGACAGATGCTGCAACCATTGCACAGAGGTCGAAATTAGAAGCTCAGTTGCGCGAAGCCAGAGAATCACTTAACGATACATACTACGACCATGCTATGGATTCGCAAAGCAATGCATATGATGACGAACTTGACAGCTATACCAAATCAAAAGAAGACTATGTTAAACAACTCCGTGAAGCTTTAAAAGATGTAGAAAAAATAGTAGCTGATAGTATGGCACAAGTGCTTGTCAATGCAGATTCAGTGCTGACAGGCTTGAATAATGTTTCGTCAGAATACGGCGTAACTTTGTCAGATTACCTAATGCTCCCATGGCAAAATGCCGCGCTGCAAGCTACAGCATATAAAGAAAGTGGCATTCTCAATTTAGCTGACTTCACTGACCAAACAGGAATCTATAGTGGTATAATTACTGAACAAATTAACAATCTATTTGGTAATGGTTCATTAGCTGCAGGTCTGTTCCAAACAAGTGTCGAAGGCGTTGTGGAATCTATTAGAGTGACTGCTAATGAAGCTACTTCTCCTTTAACTTCTGATTTACAATTGCCTTGGCAGACAGTTAAAGAGTATGCACAAAATACATTTGCTCCAGAAATAATGTATGCCCTACAAAGTGTAGCTAATGACGCTTCTGGCAAAAAAGAACAGTTAACAAATGATTTAACAATCGCTTTCCAAGAGGGAGTAAATAATGCGGAAGAATTTAATCAAGTGGTTATAGATGCATTGAACGATGTTATAAACAAATCTGATGATTTTGCCGATGTCGTTCCCTCAAATGTCACTGCACCCTCAGACGATCCCTGGAGCTTGTGGTCTAGTAATGTTCAAAATCTCATTCAAAAGATTATTGATAAAGCAAACGATGCTGTGACAGCTATTAATAGCATGAATAATGCTGCCAATAATGCACAGAGCATAGCTGATACTATTAATAGTACTGGTACGAGTGGTAATGGAGGAAAAGGAAATAGTGGAAGTACTAAAACCGGTCAACCTACATCGTCATATCCACCAATTGGATCTCAACATACCAAGTATACGGAAGCCGACGTGAAGGCATTGCAAAGTGTTTTGAATTCATTATTTAGCACAGGATTGACTGTTGATGGCAAGTTAGGCCCTGCTACTAGTGCAGCTATCAAGAAAGCACAGAGGATTATGTATCAAAACGGAAATGAAACAATGAAAGTGCAAGATGGTTTGTACGGTGTGGCAACTAGAGCTGCTATGATTAGTTATATTGATAAAAAAATTGATAACTTGCGCGGTCAAAGTGGATCGTCTATGATGAACCAAGGTATTAAAAGATATACTGATATGAAAAAAACATTGCCCAAAGCATTTTATGCAAAAGGTACAATGGGTATCTCTAAAGACCAATGGGCGATTACCGATGAACCACAGTTCGGTGATGAACTTGTTCTTATCCCTGGTGCTTCAGGAAATCTTTCCTTTATGCGTAAAGGTACTAGTGTTGTACCAGCAGATATTACAAAGCGCATATTTGATCTTGCTCAAACCCCAACAAATGAGCTTGGTAACAACTTAGTTAAAGTATCTATTCCTGATATTTCTACTAATAATAATATTGAACTAACCTTCGATACATTATTGAAAGTGGAAAATGCAACAAAAGAAACTATTCCTGAACTTAAGAAACTTGTACAAGAACAGCTTGACATATTTGCAAGAAAACTTAATTATGGAATTAAAAGAGTTGGACAATAAAATACTATATAACAATCGGAGGGAGATGTCCCTCCTTTTGTTATATAAATATAGTAGTAGTTAGAAAGGAACGGTGATTGTGGCGTGATATCTCCGTACAAAATTAGATTTAGAAATAAGACTAATATAGATTTTGACGCCATTGTCGATATTACATTTTCTGATGATAATGGTGAAACTGACAGTTTTTTAAATAAAGAAGTAGTGTCATCCACTAGTTGGGATGGCTCATATAAAAGAATACATGGCTATAAATACAACCAACCTTTAACAGCGACATTGACGTTCGTCAAAAATGATTTTAGTGATTTTAATGACTGGGAAAATAGACGTATGTTATCTTGGCTGTCTAGTAGTAGTGAAATGCAAAAACTTGAAATATACAAAGATGACACCGAAGTTATATCGTATATCTTGTATGGCAACATCGTTACTTTGCAGCAACAAAAAATAACTAATAATCGAGTAATTGGATATGTGTGTGAGTTTGAAAATATATCTCCATATGCTTACTCTTCAATAAAGGTAATAGAAAAAGAAGTAGGTTCTTCAGAGAGTATTTTAATTAAGTGTCGTAGCGACGAAGAAGAGAAGAAACTATATCCAAAAATTACACTTATGATTGGCAATAGTATTTATTTGGATACAACAGAAGACCCTATGCAATCTACTTTTGATATGATGCCTAATACGGTCTATAGATATACGTATAAAGACCCAAAAAGTGGTTTGGATAAAACTGTTCTTTGCGTGAATATTGATGGGCAAAAATATACTTTGGCTGGTACTTTTTCTGGTAGTATTGAGAATCAAACTCCTAATGCTGATACAACAGGCTTATATTATTTGAGTTCTAGTGATATGAGCATATACAAAGGGGTGTACAACAATCAAAGTTACAGCTGGCAACTAATAGGCAAGGTTGGCAATGGTGTAGAAATATCTAATATTTACACCAAAGATGAAAAGATTACTATTACAAAATCTATTATTACGGGTTGCTATAAAAATGAAGTGATAACTTTGGATGGTACCAATCGAGTTATTGCAAGTTCAAATACGCCCTTGCGAGTTTTTGGTAATGATTTTAATTGGAAGTTTCCTTATTTTATTAATGGAGAAAATAATATTACAGTGTCTGGAAATTGTGTAATTAAAATTGAATGGTCTGAACCACGTAAGGTCGGACAGTTATAATTCAAAGGAGGAGTAACTATGAATTTACCATCAAATTTATTTGAGAATTATACTCCACCTTCGGTTTTTCTATGTCAACCAAATAAAGAGATTATAGGAGAGCTACAGATTTATGATTTTTCAGGTGCTTTTAAATTTAATACCTATTCTGAGATTCAATTTTCTGTTGCGAAAACGTATAATGATCCAATACAAGGCAAGAGTGTAGAGAACTTATATTATCCATTAATTGATTCTTTGCGTGTCATTTATATTCTCGGTATAGGGCATTTTATTATTCAAGATGTTCAAGAAAATTTAAACGATTATGATAGTAAAACAGTTTCTTGCTTTTCATTAGAGTATTCTACAAGCACAAAATTCCTTGATACGTTTAGAGTTAATACTGGTGAAGATGACTCTTTGGAATACATTTATCATATGCAAAAAAATGGTGTGGATTATTCTATAGATAGACCATATGTAAATGCTCCGACTACATTTGACCCATATGAACGATATTTTATTAAGGAATATACAGACAATGATTCCTATGTTTATACTGAAGTGAAAATTACAGACGCAAACGCATTTGCTGAATATGATGAACAATTATATATCAAAGCATTTCCTAATATCAGATTTTATAACCCATCTAATCCGGCTTTAAGTTTATTACACATTGTTTTTAATTATATCCCTGAATGGAAAATTGGAACAGTGGATTCAGACTTATGGTTTCAAGAGCGTACTTTTAGCGAAGATCGAATTTCAGTATATGATTTTTTATGTAATACTGCTGCAGAAACTTTTCAATATATGATACAGTGGGATTCAATTAATGGGGTTGCTAATTTTTACGCAACCGAAGAAGATGGAATTACTGATAATAATGAAATTCAAACTCGCTGGGATACTGACGTATTTATTTCTAGAGAAAACTTGGCGTCACAAATTGATATTAAGTATTCTACTGACGAAATAAGGACAAAATTAAAAGTAACTGGTGGAGACGGACTGGCAATTCGTGATGTAAATCTAGGCGAAAGTAACATAATGAATTTATCTTTTTACAATGACCCTATGTGGCTAGGTAATGATTTATATATTGCATATAACAAATATATCAGTCAAGTGGAAAGTAACACAGAGAAATATACGAATTATATGTCCGCGTGGGTGGCTGCTTATAATGAATATAGTGATTTAATGAATGCTATTCCCATATCGCAAGATGTGCTACGCATCGGAGATAAATTTCAATTATTATATTGTTTGTACAGACCTGTGTACGAGGATGGGGCTTCCGATAACGAAAAAGAAACGGCGATTAATGCTGCAAAAACATCCTTAGAAAAGAAATTAGATTTATACCATGTTAAAGAAGATACAAAATGTAATAAAACAGATAACGTACTATTAACTTTAGAAAATGCTGATTCTGATAGTGCAACTATTCGTGTTTATTATAATAGTGAGGAGTCAGTTTATAAAATTCGTAGAACTATAACCAATGCGGCAACAGGTGTTATTTCTTCAGTAGAATATTCTTTAAGACAATGGGCAACAGAAGTATTAACAGCTAATTATTTAGGATTAAATAATTATACCGTTAAATCAATTGGTATTTTGGGTGCTTACTTATGTCTCGTCAAAGATGAAACAAAAAAAGAAAATGTACAAGATTATGGTATTAAACTTCTTCAAGAAAAGCAATCTGTTTATACTAAAATCTTTATTGTGCAAACTGAAGGTTATTATTCAAAAGAAGGGAACCAGTGTGTTGCTAGTGATACACAACCAACTGGAGAAATAGCCGCTGGTACAAAATGGCTTGATACTGATAGCAGTCCATTAAAGCTTTATATCTATAAGAACGGAGCATGGATAGAGTATGACCCAACAGAGAATAATGAGAATCAGAGCGATTATGAAAATTATGCTCGGTATATAGAGAACTATGAAAAATTACAAGTAGTACAGGAAGTTCTACTTGAAAAAGAATTACGAGCATCATATTTATTAAATGGTGTTGCTGTCAAATCCCGCTATTTTACAAAGGATAAAGTCAATTCTGAAAATTTAATGAGCGTTATTGCTGAGTATTTCCCTGAAGAGTATCAGGAGGGAACTATTACGCTTGTTGGGTACGAACAAGAATTTGGTATTGTTCGTTTCACTATTGGAAGAGATTTAAAAAATGAATATGCTGTATATATTGGTGACAATGGTATTCCATACATTGCTTATAGTCGTTCACAAGGCGTTAATTTATCTAGAATGAATAGTTTAAAAAAGCAATCAGCAATGGAAAATTTCTTTACAGAAGGAGAGCTAATAAGACTATCTCCTTTCATTAGAGAAGATGAATATACTAATGACAATATTATTTTAACAGGGTATGAATCAGAAGAAGAAGAAATTTCAATTAAAAAAACATTGTTGCAAGAGGCAACAAAGGAACTTAAAAAGATTTGCCAACCTAAATTGTCATTCAGTATAGATATGGCAAATATTATGGCTATACCTGAATTTTTACCGCTAAGAGAACAATTCCAACTAGGAAATTTTGTAAAAGTTGAATTAAGAGAGAATTACATTAAAAGAGCTCGTTTATTAGAGGTCTCTATTAATTTTGATAATTTGTCAGATTTTTCTTGCACATTTGGTGATCTAGTTACTACAAAAGATGAAGTTGATAAAACAGCAGATTTATTGCAGCAAGCAGTAACAGCTGGTAAAACTGTTGCAGCGAGTTCGTCAAGTTGGCAAAAAGCGGTTGAAAAAAGTACAGCATTAGATAAAGCTATTAAGGATGGATTAAAAGATGCAGCCTTACAGGTTGGTAGCACGTCTAATCAAAGTATCTCGTGGGATTCTCGGGGAATTTTGGGTCGTAAATTAGTTGAGGGTACTGAGAATACATATGAACCAGAACAGTTTCTTCTGAGTAACAATAAGCTTGTATTTACGAATGATAACTGGAATACTAGTACGGGCGTTTTTGGTAAATTCAAAATTACTCAAGATGGACAAGAAGTATATAGATGGGGATTACTATCTGACGCAGTTGTGGGAGGTTATATTGAAGGTTCTCAAATTAAAGGTGGCTCACTGGAAATTGGTGGAGAAGGTGGAACATTTAAAGTAAACCCAGATGGCTCGGTTGAGATTTTAGGGGCAGACGGCAATAGTACATATGCAACAAAAAGTGATTTTCAACAAGCCGTTGGTTGGACAATTGAAATTACATCTGATGGACCAACAATTTTTACCGACAAGAACCAAGCAACTACATTAAGTTGCAAGGTTTATAATCAAGGTGAAGATAAGACAGGCACTATCAGTAGTAGCAAATTTAAATGGATTCGCACGTCAGCTGATACATCTAGTGATGGTATATGGAATTCTAAGCATATTGGTACAAAGACAATAACAATTACTCATTCGGATATTGAAAACAATGCGACAATTTGTTGCAAGGTTGATATTGAAACTACATAATTACGGAGGAACATAATATGATAGTTGGACTTATGTCAAATCAGCAAACCTTTATTGATATGACAGATTCTCAGAATTTATCAATCAGTATTGCATACAATTTACCTGTGGTGCAGGTTAAAAATAATAGCGAAAATCCAGCAACTTATTCTCCTTCGTGGGAGACGACAAATTTAATTTTGACACCAACAGTATTTTTAAATTCAGCAGACGTTACAACTTCTATTGAATCTATTACATGGAAACGTCAAGATGGTGGGGCAACTCCTGTTAATTTAATTTCAGGAGAAACTGTTTCTAATGGAATTCTAACAGTAAGTACCAACAACTTATCTACTTCTTCAAGTGGAATCATTACATATATTTGTACTGCTACCACAGCAGACGGGTTAACTGCAACTGAAAAAGTATCTTTTTCTTTAATTGTATCTGGTGCAACCTCAACATCAGAAAATGCAAGTGTAACTTTTCAGTTGTATGCCCCTAATGGATATGTTTTATCCAACACAATAGAATCTATTACTCTACAAACTGTTGCATACGTTGGAAGCACACAGATACAAACAGGAGAAGCAACATATAGATGGTATGAACAAAATGATGCAGAATGGTCGTTGATACAAGAGGGCACTTCATCTTCATATATAGTTACTCGTGATGACGTAAATAAATTTAAAAACTATAAGTGCGACATGATTTACAACGGTAACACGTATACAGCAACTATTATGGTTGAAGATAAAAGTGATACATATAACATCGTTATATGCATATCAAGTAATATTAATATTTTTACTAAAAAATATTATTGGATTATATATATATTAATATACAACCAATACGGAGAAGTCGACCCATTGCTCGGCCCAGTTTCTATTATTGAGCCACAAAATCCCAATACAAATGACTATTGGTATTCAATTGATGGTAGCAATGAAACTGTTACATTGAAAAAATATAATGGAACTACTTGGGAACCATCTGATAATTTACAACAACTATCTTACTATTGGAGCCAAATAAATACCAATGGTAGCGACATTCCAATGGGACAATCTGAAAAAGTTAAAATTATATCAGCAAATGATTTTACATCAACTGCCACCTTTAAGTGTGATGTTGAAAGCCAAGAAAATGGTTTCTTAACAATGGATACATTAACATTAACAGACACATCCGATCCTATTATTTCTGATACGGCTCCTCAGAATGTACAAGATGGACAAATATGGATTAAAAAGAATGACAATGGCACATATATGATGTTTATTTGGGACGCAGCAGAAGAAAACTGGATTTCAGCAGATGCAGATTCGAACAACAAGATATATACGAGTAGACCTTCGCAATATAATGTTGGTGACTTGTGGATTACTAATTCTGATGAAGACCATGGGACATATTTACAAGGAACATTATTACAGGCACAAACTAGTAATACGACTTATAATGCGGATGATTGGACTCCAACATTAAAGTATGATATGGAATTAGATGATATACATGAAACATTGAACAATTTATCACAATACGTTCGCATTAATTCTCAAGGATTGCAAATAGGTGCAAAAACTGATTCCGGAGAAATTAGTCCGTTTACTAGTTTGTTTACAAATACGGAACTTGCTTTTTATCAGGATTCAGACAAGTTGCTTACCCTTGCGAACAACCAGTTAGTTGCTCCAAAGGTAACTGTAGAAAATAATTTAAATGTTCAAGGTACTATTAATCTAGGAAATATGTATATGACAATTGAAGATAATGGTAGTTTTAGCTTTACTGTATTGAACTAATGAGGAGGTAATATTATGGCATCAGGAAATTTTTCGTCACGATCAGTCAATGGATTAAGCCTTTATGTGGCATGGTCATCAACTGATAATATTAGTGCAAATACGTCTAGCGTGACGGCAAAGGTTTATGTTAAAAGTTACGGTCTAAGGGGTTCTGCACTGTCTGACTCTTATATTACTATTAATGGAAATAAGAAGAATTGGGCATACAGCTTTAATATTGATAACACTTCAGTATTACAAACAACCAAGGTCACAGAATACACTGTCACGGTACCTCATAATAGTGATGGTACAAAAAGTATTACAATTAAAGCCAATATGGAATTTAATGGCACTTATGGTGGAACATACGTGTCTGATTTAACTGCTTCTAAATCAGTTACTTTAGGCACTATACCACGTTCTTCGGCATTATCTGTTCCATCAAGTGTAAATACAGGCTCTTCATTAATATCAACAATAACACCATCTAGTTCTACATTTAAGCATAAAATTAGATTTGAAATAGATGGTAGCTCAAAATACACTAGTGGGTGGATTGCAAAAGGTACAACATCATTTGCATATACAATTCCACATAGCTGGTTGCCTAAAACTACAAGCACCAAAATGAAAGTTTTTCTTTATACCTATTTGGATTCTGCAAACAATGATTCTGATTATATTGCTCGTATTTACAAAGAAATAACTGTTAACGTGCCATCTAGTATTAAACCTACGGTGTCATCGGTAAGTACTACATTAGTTAGTGGTTTGAATAATAAGTACGTGCAGGGTAAATCAAAAATTAAATTAGTAGCTTCTGCATCTGCGGGTAGTGGATCTTCAATTAGCTCATATGTCTTTAAGGGCGCAAATATCTCAGGCTCATCAGGCACATATAACAGTACAAGTAACACTCGTACAAGTAGCACTATTCAAACGTCTGGAGCAGTTCAGTATAAGGTTGCAGCCAAAGACGCTAGGGGTAGAATTTCGGATTACAAAACTGTATCCGTAAATGTATATGAATATGCAGCACCACAGATTAATTCTATTTCTGCACAAAGATGTAATGCTAGTGGTGTTTTAGATAATAATGGTACTTATGCAAAAATTGTTATTAAAACTAGTTATGCTTCTGTTGATGGAGCAAATACTCGTACAGTTAAATTATGTAGTAGCAAAGATGATTATGCTTCTACAATAACAGTTTTGGACACAGATAATACATCAAACACTTATACTGGTGTGTACAATGGAAATTTTGCAACATCTTCAAGCTACACTGTCAAGGCAATTATTCAAGATTCATATAATACAAACAACAAATCCATAGTTTTAGGCGTGTCTGAACGCACGATTAACATTGCAAAATATGGTAATGGCGTTGCTATTGGCGGTCTAAGCACAGTAGTTGATTCGACTGCTTCTGGTCTATTTGAATGTAACTGGCAGACACATTTTAAAGAAGGAGTTAATATAGACAATTCTACACAAGAATACGTTACTGTAACTCGTAGGAGTGTTTCTGATGATATCAATCAAGATGGTACTAATGAAACTGCAGATATTAGGGTGCAATTATATGTGAACGATGGTGGAAACGTTACTTGTCGTAGAAGATATTCTGTAGATAATTCTGCGTTTACTACACAAGGATATTGGCAGTTAAGAGATAGTGATTTTTATGTAAATGAGAATATAGTATCTTATAAAGAATTATTTACTAATGGGAAAACAGACGCATATGATGGTAAACAGGGTGCGTGTATAAGCAATAATGGTAGAGTATATTTAGTAGGAACTACAGAAGGCAAAACTGGCGCGATATCTCCGTACAAACCAGGCATCGTATTTGCATATGACAATGCAACAAATGGTACCTCTTCTATATTAGAAACCGCTTCCGGGGTACTTACATTTGATTGCACAGCAAACGTCACGGGCAATGTTGCAACAGATGGAAAATTTGGGTCAACGTCTACATATAATGATTTAGTTTTTGCCATGTATTGCCAATGGAAGGACAATGCAAATCATGATATTATCAATCGAGATATTGACGGATTAACAGCGGGTATTGGCTGGGCTGGATCATCTTCATACTCTACAGTTTTAAATCTAAGAGGTCAAACTGTAAGAGCACCTAACAATAGTGGCGTAGCTGTAACTTCAGACGAGCGACTGAAGAATAGTTTTATCGATTTGAATCAATATGAATCATTTTTTGATAAATTACATCCCGTTGCATTTAAATATAATGATGGGGCATCTGGAAGATATCATATTGGTTTTGGAGCACAGTCTGTTGAAAACGCATTAACAGAAAGTGGTCTTGATAACACTAAATTTGGTGGCATACTACGCTACTCAGTAAAAGAAGATTCAGATGATTATCGTGGATACAGTGAAGAGTATGGTCTTATATATAATGAATTTATTGCACTTAATACACATATGATTCAGAAGCTAAAACAAGAAAACGAAGCACTAAAACAGACAATGTATGAATTAGAGAATAAATTGAACTATGTTTTATCAGAAATAAAAGGAGAATGACTAAAATAAATATTAATTATATTTAAGGAGAATGTGATATGGAAATATTTAAAAACATTGCTACAGTCGTCGGTTGTATCTCAGCTTGTATAGCATTATTAATCACAATTATTAAACCTTTGAGGCAGATACTTGTAAATTCTATTGCTCACAAATCTCAATATCAAAAAATGATTGATAATATTGAAAAATTAAACAATAAACTCGACGAGTCTTTAACTAACGATGCAAAAATACAAGAGCGTCTTGAAAAAGTTGAGAAGAATGTACTGGAAAATGAAGTGGAAAGACTAAAATCAGAACTATCAACTTATTATAATAAGTGTTGTAGGGGGTTGCAGATATTCCCAGAAGAAATGCTTAGAATAGATGAAGTATACGATAAATATCATAACAAATTAGGGCTAAATCATATCGGAACAAAAATGTATGACGCAATTGAAAAATATTATAAACAACAAGATTTTATCAAGATACGCAATGATTAAATTACATGGCAAAATAATTGAGGTGGTTCTATGAAAAACAAGAAAATGGAAACTTCAAAAAAGATTATATTATTTATTGGTGTTCTATTCGCTGTAGCTATAGTATATACAATCGTATCTTGTTCCATATCGTTGATTATGAATACGTATACTGACTGGACATCCATTGTGGCATTGTTAACATCCACTGGAGGTGCCTTTGGCACAGCTTGTGGATTTTATTATTCAAAAGCTAAATCAGAGAATAATTACAAATTACGTATGGCTTTTTTAAAGGAAAAATATACGATTTTAAAAGAAATTGGTGCGCTAGATGAAAATCGTGCAAAAATGGAAATTGAGAATGAGCTTGACACGATAAATGGAAAACTCGATATGGAAGCTGAAGAAGCGATGTCGATTGATAATTCTATATATCAAGATGCGTCGTCTACGACAATATAATTTTAGGAGGATTTTAATTATGGAAAAATATTCGATGTGGATTGAACTTGTAGTAGCTATATGTGGGGCTTTGGCTGTTTGTCTGCCACTTGTTACTAAACTATGTAATACAATTGTAGCATTTGTAAAAGAAAAGAATTGGAATAAGATTATTGAAATGACTATGGAGTATATGGCTACAGCAGAAACAATGTTTGAGACCGGGGCTGAACGTAAAGAATGGGTACTTGAAATGGTTAAAGCAAGCGCAAAAGTTTCTAATTTTAACTTAACAGAAGAATCTCTTGCGAAAGTTAGTGAACTGATCGATCAGATTTGCAAGACAAGCAAAAAGATTAATACAAAATCTAAAGAAACTGTTTAATATTATAGGGTGCAATATAAAAGTTGCACCCTATTTTTTTTGACTTTCAAGATGCTGTTTAATTAAATTTATAATCCATGAATTTATAGTACGATTATCTTTGTTTGCAGCTTTGTCAATTTGAAATTTTAGCTCAGGAGATACACGAATTGTAATCGCTTTTCGTTCATCTTTCACTATAATCACCTCTCCCCTGCATATTATCATAAAGCTAAAATGTCGTCAATATTGGGGTATTTGATAGCAAAAAAATAAAAATGCCAATAGGGGATTATGTGGAATAAATTGGTCGATAACGGCAATAATATAAATACCATATCTCAATCACCACATTTTGTACTTCCAAATATTTAAGGGACTATCTTTTGATAGTCCCTTATTTTTTATGCTCGTAACAAGTGTCTTCAGATGGGGAAAGTTCTACACATGGCACCAATGGCGAGTTTAAAACTTGCTCCACTAGAAACACAGAATCTTCGGCTGTTACGAGCCTATAGAAAATTTACTTTAGTATCAATATTGTCACCTTGTTTTGTCCATATAATACTTGAGATTATGGTCTTATACAAGTCGTTAAGTTCTTTATCGTCGAGCTCATCTTCCCATCTACTTCTTCTAAATTCTTCTATATAATGAAGTTTTTCGTGGTTTGTTATAGATTGTGCTTTTTGTAATTTTAAATTTTCTATACTCAATTGATTCTCTAATTCGTCCACTTCTTTGAGTATTCGTTCTTTTGCGGATCTATATTCGTCTAATGTATCAACACCTTCATCATAGGCTATTCTTGCTCTTTTTAAAGCTATATCTTTTTTATTTAATTTATCCATAATAGTTTTTATTTGAAGCTGAATCAAATCAGTTGATTGGTCCTCACAGCTTTCTATTTCTTTTCTTATTTGTTCTTCATACTCTTTTAATTGTTCATCTATTGCATCAATTATATATTGAGCTTTTCCGCTAGAGTTTGGACACTTATTACCAAGATAATCTTTATGCCAACATTTTTTTACAATTAAATCTTTACCTCTTTTATATTCTAATGGTAAACCATATCCACACAATCCACATTTAATCAGTCCTTTTAGTGGGTAGTAATGATCACTCCGTCTATATGGTGATTTTAAATTTCTTTGAATTCCTATTAATATTTTTTCATGTTCATCTTGTGTTTTTATTGCTTCATGTCTATTTTCAACGACAGTCCATTGTTCCTTTGGTATTTTTTGAAATGGTTGTTTATTAGGAGATTTGTTTTTATGCCCATCGCCTTTAGTTTTGTTAGATATAATTTTCCCAAGATGTGTTTCATCTACAAGCAATCTACGAACTGTCATATTACACCAACGACCACCACGTGGAGAAGGTATATTACGCCTATTTAATTCCCAAGCAATTTCATTTGTACTCTTTTTGTCTTTTATAAATGAATCAACCATAAATCTATATATTGATAATTTCTGTAAATTAACAACAAGTCCTTTTTCGTTGTAATATCTTTTATTTGTTGCTGGGTCTATCCACTCTTGATATTCATATGGCATTGGAGGTGTGCCGTTTGTCCACGCGCCAAGTTTCGCGCCAACCTTCTTACCCATAGATAATCGATGGGTAATTTTCTTATATTCTCTACGCGCAAATAAGGTTTGTAAATCAACGGCAAATTCTTCATTGTCGTCATTTAGATTATATAAAGAACTTGGAGTCACCATATAAGTGTTAGTTTTTTGAAATACTCTTTTTATTTGTCCCCAATCTACTAAATCTCCTCTACCCAATCTATCTAAATCAACACATACAACTGCATCGTAAATATTATCTTCAACGTCTCTTAATAATTGTTGCATAACTGGTCTTGCAAATAATGATTCTCCAGTTTCTACTTCTTCGTATACAACATAAACCCATCCTCTAGATTTACACAGTTCTTCTAAAATCGTTTTGTGTTTTATTAAGTCTTCTGTAGTTTCTCCTCTAGATTTTCTCAAATATTCTGCAACATATTTTATAATAATTGGATTGTATTCATTTCGCATTTCCAACGAATATCACCTTCTCTATTGATTTTATAAATATATGTTAACTCTGAATACTTTTGCTGTCAATTGTCTGCTTTAATTTTTGGGCATACTGCTTGATAGCCTCTAAAGAAGGTTCGTTGTTGTATGTAATAACCACCACAGTGTTATTAGAATATTTTTTAATTATAGTTTTTGCCATTTGTCTCTCCTTGGTCGTTTTATATTATTGTGTATAAAAAATAGCGATGATATTTTACTACCACCGCTATTTTATTTTTTTATTTTTTATCTTTTTCTATATAGCCGAAGCATGTAGAATCTATTTTTTGATACGCCTTATAGCCCTTCCATTTAAAATGATAATCTGCTCGGAAAAATAATACATACTCAGGTATCGTGCATCCAGTTTGAATAACTTCATCTACTGCTTCGTAATTAGTTTCATTTGGTGTGGTACAATACAGTAAGCTAGCGGGTGTAAACTGATCTTTAGCATACACCACTTCTTCTAATGTATCTCCCCATCGACCATCTTGCCACCTGTTAATTACTACAGATACAATAGCTTCTTGACATTCAATGCTTTCTGTGTTTGCTTCTCTATAAACTAGTCGTGCAAGCATTTCACGCTCAACAGAAGTGATTGTATAAACAGGTTCTTGTTCTCTGCCAATACCCGCAGATGCTTCAACAATTGGGTATTCCGGCATGTCAGCTTCACAACTACAAACACATATAAGTGTAATAATGAATATAATTGCTAATACTGTACATATACAAATCACCTTGGTTATATTTCTCATTTTATACTCCTGTTGAACCGTGTCCGCCACGATCTATGTTGTCTTCTAGCGTATTAGTAATAAATTCTATGCTTGGTTGATGCTCCATGATACGGAACTGGCAAATTCTATCGTTTTTACTGATTCTAGTGTCTCTCATAGCTAATGCTGGGAAAAACCATTGGTCATTGGGTCCACAATATGATTCATCAACAACTCCCATGTGATTTGTTTGGATAATACCAAAATTCTTAAAAGTTGAGCTTCTTGGAACTATATGTGCCTCATACCCTTTTGGGAGAGCCATAGCTACTCCAAGTGGAATCAGTTTAAACTCTCCCTTTTTCATTTCAACCGTTTCTGCCGCACGAAGGTCAATCCAATCCGACTTGCCATCAACATATCGAAGCTTATCGATGTCTTCTGTAAAGTATTTTATTTTAATATCCATACAGTCACCTCAATTAAAAGAACAGATGCCACAGATATGAAAATGGGTCTGATTCGCTAGAATAACTATAGCAACCATAGTCATTCACATATGCCTTTTCGAGCTTCTCAAGTTCGTGCATTTTATCTTCAATCTCTTTTCTACGAGCTGCTTTCTCTGATGCGAGTGCAGCTTCTTTTTTCTTTATTTCTTCCGCCTCTTTCTTTTTAATAATTTCCTTCAGCATGTTGTATTGATTCTGTGTAGTTTCAAATTCCTTTTTGAGTTCTTCAAGTGTTTTTTCTCTCTTAAGTTCTTCCATAATTTTAGTCTCCTTTTCAATCACTTTGTTTTGTTTAATCTTTAGTAATAGTTACTATATAACGTCCACACAAACATTCATAAGTTCCAGGAATGCCGTCGTTTATAATTTTACGGAAAGATGCACACATACATTTATCCTTTTCTGGTATTTTTGTTAAAGAACAAGGACACATATAGTCATTTTCCTTTAATTGTTTTAAAATTTCATCTAAAAGTTCTTGATCTTCAGTTTGTTTGATTTTAATCATTATGATATTACCTCTGCGTATTGATTGTCACTAGAAAGATTAACCTCTAATATTGGGTCATAATGAGGTTGTTGATTTGGAATATAGCGACCAAACTTAATAATAATATTGGGAAATTGTTTTAGCTGGCTAACTTTATCTTGTATCTCATCTTCATAATAACCAGAGTATATTACAATATCGTCCAAAGATTGCTCTCTTAAAGTAGTTATTAAAACTTTTAGGTCATTCCAACTGTCAAAGGGTTCTAACCCCCCTATTACTACAGCAGACGTTAAGGGGTTATCTATATATTTTTTAACAAGAGTCATAATGTCAATATTTATAATAGGAGCTTGTGCAAGAGCACTGTTTTGGCAACAGTGCTCTCCACACTCTTTCTCACATTTGAAATTACAATACGGGAAAATGACAAACATAGACGTTTTTTTATAATTTACAATATCGCATTCATCTATTCCCTTAAGTTTCATTGACGTTTTCCCACTCTCTCATTGCATATTCTGCTTTACGTTCTTTTGAATATGTTTTGATAGGCGTATAGAAACCAACAATTCTCGTATATTCAGTTTCTACTGGATTGCCACATTCTGGACACACACTACCAAAAAATGCATGGTTATTTTTACACGACTGAATTTTCGTATTAAAAGCAAAATAAGTTACACCTTGATCACTAATATAATTAAACATATTCCAAGCTTGTTCAAAGTTCTTGAATGGAGCCTGAATATTTGCATGAAGTATAGATCCTCCATTACAAAATCCATCAAACAAAGCAGCTACTCTAACTCTTTCTTGTAAAGTAGTTTTGATACCTAAAGGCATAAACTGATTTCCATATAAAGGCAAATCATCTACTACAGTATTTGGATAAAAGAACTTGTCTTTTTTCATTAATTTTGATGCAGCGGTTTCACCAGGGATTTGTTCAAGATTTACCTGATAATCCTTGTCTTTAGTAAATTCTGTTTTAATTGCGTGAATAGTATCGAAAATTTTTTTACCAAAAACCTCTGCTTGTTTCATATAAAATGTATTGCCAAATTCATCTTGCTGAGTATATCCAAACACTTTCATAGTTTCATATATACCAATAAAGCCAATCGTATTATAAAGATGTTCAAAATCTACTAAACCTAAAGTAAAGTTCTTTAATAAACCTTTTTCTACATTGCGGCGAATAATATATCTAATACAGTCAAGTGCCTTAAGATTTAAAATAATAATATCCTTTAGCGCATTAATATAATCGGCTTCGGTATTATTTTCCAATGCAAGTCTGGCAAGATTAATAGTGCTTACTTTTACCGAGCCAACCTTGAGTGCAGTCCCTCCGATAGAATTAAAGTAACCTAAATCTTCAATATTACTCTTTAAACGGCAACAATTTGACAAACTTGTTACTGATTTATCAACAAACAAGTTAGAATCATTCCACTTCATATTGTGTTGAATTGCCCATCGTGCAAAATCTTCATCTACACATTTACCATCTTGCTTTAAAATGCTTATGGACGATACTGGAAATGTCATCATATTTTTTGAACGAATTTCACTCATGGTTCCCATGTACAATTTTTGAAAATCCATAATGCCTTCAATTTCATCAATCATAAATGACCCATCTGGGAATTCTGAGCCTCCAAATAGTGCTTCAAGGTAAGGATGGTCAAAAACAGAGGTATTTGTAAAAGCAGATTGGATGCCTCCCCGTAAAAATGGCTGATTAAGAGCATAAATTAATCGCTGAATATGTTGTTTTGCATATATAATAGGATCTTTTGTATAGTAACCATTTTTTACATCTCTATCCCAAAAATAATACATATAGGGAATAAGATTTGGTAAGCCAACTGCTCCAGAACTTCTATTGCAAGCATAGCTTACAAATTCTTTTACGAAGTCAACAAAAGTACCTAAATGTTTGGGTGCTTCAGCATTAAAATTATCAATAAAAAATAATCCTTTTTCTGCAAGGTCTTTTAAATCATAGGCAAAGCAGTAATGTACAAATGACGTCGTATTTGCATCATGGCAATACAGGTGCCCGTCCCATTCATTTTTTAACCACTCATTAGCTGTTTTAAATCCATACTTTTTATTAATTTCGTGGTATATCTTATTAAAAGATAATAACTTCTGATGTGGCTTTGGCATCTCGTTCATCAAAGTAACAATATCTTTTTGCCCCACATTGGCATTACCATCAATAGATGCATCTGCCACAGTATCTTTTGCAACAAAATTGTCAATAAAATCTGTGTAGCTTAATTGTTCATCTGAAAAACCATTAATTGCTGCAATCTCAGTACCATAATCGTTGATTAATCTATTAAACTGTGTAGTAAAATTTTTGTCCAACCTAATATTAAGTTCCATAACTCACTGTTCTCCAATCCACTTAACAGCATCTGAAAAATTCATAACTGCTCCGTTTACCTCAAGTTTTGGCGCGTCCTCAAACCCTTTTGATTTCATAACTTCAACATCTGTAATATCTTCATATTGAATATTCTTTTGATTAAGTTTTGTCTTCAATACCTTACATCTTGGACATCCATGTTCATAAAGTATCACACGTCTTCCATCCATTCTTTGTCTTTCCTTTCAATTTCTTTAATTGTATTTACAATATCAGTCCAGTTGTAACACCGACAAATATCATATACATAGTCTTTATTTTTATCACGATTCCACGAATAATCCAGCACGATCCTCTCGCACAAGTTTTTGGTTAAATTGTCCAACTTATCATCCACCATTACATCGCAGTTCAAGATACTTTTATCCTGTACACATACAATATCGTCCGGCGTTACGCAAGGAAAGTGCTTACAAACCCAGTCTACTTTACTAGCAAAGCAGCGATACGGTGTGGCTGTTGCTAAAAATACATGATGTCCTTGCTTAATTAATGTTTCAAGCCCCCACTGAGCATCTGGGATTGGACTGAGATGGTTGTAGATTGTTTGCCCCTCAAAGATATTAAGAATCATATCAGCATCTTGAGGGTCAAGGCACTCATGTAAGTGAAAAGATGTGATATCGTCAAGCATGATATTCTTGCCCATTTCGGCGTTGTATAACTTGATGCCAGTTGGTACTAAGTCACACAGAATATCGTCTATATCTATACAAATTCTCATTCAACGTTTTCCTCCGTATGATTCTTCCAAACCCCCTCAACGTCACAAATCCATTTTAATACCGAATATGCGGTCGCAAAATCAACGTTTGGAATAACATAATCTACATCCATATTCTTTTTCATATCCCTAAATTGCTGTTTTTCCGATAGACAACGGCTTCTATATGTCATAAGATTATCACCTCGTGCCATAGCACGTTCTTTGCGCATATCTTCTGGAACATTGACGTACACAGAAACAATACGTAGATTTGGCAAGTCCAATGCTTTCAATGATGCTACGCCTAGTGGGTCTACCGTATAAAAATCTGAGTCGTAAAGCTGCTCAGTTGTTGACCAATAATGCTGATTATTAATGTAAGTATAGGCAGCAATTTCACCGTTTTCTCTCATTGCCTTATAAGTATCCACCCCTACAAAAATATGTGTTATACCTTCATTTTTTCTCTGTTCACGAGTAGTATATGATATTAGTTGACTCCAACCATTTCGCTTACAAAGCTCGTGAATCAAAGTGTCTTTACCTGCTGCCGACTCTGCCATTATACACATCAACACATGTTTATTCTGCATTAGTTTCACCACCTTGATAGGTCTGATTAAATCCACAGCAATTAAACTCGTCACATTTACCATTCTTCCAATAGCACATTGGTACTAAAAATTCAGTAAACTCTGGGTTGACTTTAATCACTGCTTCGCAAATAGCTTGAACCACTTGACGAGTTTCATATGCTGCTTGTCTACATAATCGCTTATTAGCGATAACCATAAGTTCTTCAGCATTAACAAACCAGCACATATTAACTGGAGTATCCTGTCTATCTGCTCCTCTATCATGACCATGATTTCTGTCAGATCGTTGTGTTTTAACGAATGGGGTGGCATGGACGTGCCGTACAAGATGCGTCGCGCACCAGCTTGGTATGCCATTTAATCTAAAACAAAATTCAAGCGTTCTTATAGGAGAATGTCTTGCTTTAAGTATTTTCTTTTTCCATTCTTCTGTAGGCGGTTTTGAACTTTCTTTTCCTACCGTAACTAACGTACAAGTTTTACATAACTGCCAATCATCTTCGGTAGGGTGTTTCAAAATTTCAACCGTAAAATCCATTTAACTCTTTCTCCTTGAAAAAATAATATCGAATAAATTCTTTAGCGTATAATATATCGCATATTTCATAATCAATCCTTATTTGACACCATACTATCTTCAGCTTTCTGTATACCATAAAATCTTAATGCACATTCAAGACAACAGAAATAATAACCATCTTCGCTGATGTAAATCTCGGTATTATCATCATAGATGTCTTCATCACATTCTTCACAAACGCCTATTTTTCGGATATCATCCATATCCTTGTCTAAGTTGTCATAATAATCTTCATTCATTTGTGCCACTCCCTTCATTCTCAAACTTTTCTTTTTCATATAAAATTGAATTTTTAGGTGCTCTGTCAATCACGTCCATTGGCATCAGTCTTGCTCCAATAGGATTTTCTTTATATGCCTCGTTCATCGTAGAGTCCCACTGAGATTTTGATAACTTGCACACTACCTTATCAGAGTAAACGGGGATACAATAAGGCATCATCTCATGGTCAAAGTGGGTAAAATTATATTCTCTTTTACGAATACGTTCCACCAATGCCTTTTTACGTTCTAGTGTAAAATTAACCGTTGGATAAACATCATCATAAGGAGAAGTCCAGCCGACAACTACCAATGCCATAATTAACTATTCGTCCTTTCGTTTAAATATTTTTTAATCAACGCATTTGCTGGCTGCTTAAAATAATTATTTTGCATCCAATACAAATACCCTATTTCTTCTTTTGCAACTTCGGGAATTGTTTTATCCTTAAACTTACCAAAATTAAATTTCCACTCATTTATGTCTGGAAGAATTTCTGGCTCTGTACCAAGAACTGTCTCAAGATATTCTGATGGAAGCATATCAATGTCTGAACGACTACTTAAAATATCACATTCGTGTACTAGAATTTCCATTTCATTTTCTGGCTCGGGAAGAACTATATTGCTGTGCTTACTGGTCGTCCATTCTCCACTATGTCGTTCGCACATACGAGCAATTCGTTCCTTAATCTTTTCGTCAATATCGTGCTCGACGTGGGCTTCTCTTACCCATTTACCAGCTAGCATTGGATGTTCATGTACAGAATATTCAGACTTTTCCCAATTACATTTCAATGCATCGTGAAATATGGGGACACATCTCATAGCATCTCTTTGTACGGGAGATGGGAACTTTTCCTGATTGCATTTGAGTTCCAAGAGATAGTTCATAATTTTACCAAACATAACAATGTGATAAACTTGACCATGCGGTTTACATTGTGTGGCATTATGAAATCTAATACTTGTTGAACTAGGCATTGTAAAAATGTAATCTGGAATTTGTTCAATCATATCTTCACAATACAAACGCATATCTTCTGTCTCAAATTTATCAAGGAGCTCCTTAAATACTGCTCGTTTATTCATTTCTTATATCTCCTGTTGTTTCAGAGTCACTTTGTTCTGTAGATTGTGTAGCTTTTTCTTCCTCTGCTTTCTTCAGTGGAACAGATACGACTGTGACAATTTCAGTTATACATCTCTTATAGTCACGTAGGCTTATTTTAGCTGGCTGGTTAAGATGCTTGTCGATAATCTGTAATATAACACTACACATCATCCTTGCTCCGTAGGTCATAGCATCATTGCGAATTTTTTTCGCCATATGCTCGGCAGCTTCTTTAATTACTTTTGTCTGCTCGGATTCTTCGGCAATTTCTTCTTGAGGATTTTTGTTTTCGTCCATAAGTTTTGTCCTTTCTTAAGATGGTACACATATTATACATCAATCACTTTGTTTTGTCTATGGGCAAAATATACAAAAATTAATGAGATTTATCAGTAAAATCTGTTATATATTTAGTCCAAATTTCTGATTTATACCCATTATCAACTAGTAGGCTTGAAAAAAGACTAACTAAAGTGTTGACTACGATACTATTACCTGCCTGTTTATACCTTGCACTCGCTGAAACATATTGTGCAGCCCTATTATAATCCTCATCAGTAAATCCCATAAGCCTCCAACATTCAACAGGCGTAAGCTTTCTAATTCTCCATCTAGTTATAGGTTGCTCTTTTTCAACAACGCCCTCGTAGCCCAACCCATTAATAATATTCTCTTCTATATTACGGGCTCCTTGCTTGTAAATTGAAGCTCGTATAGCTGACGCTACCTGTTTACCACGAGTGCTACAAGGAAATTCTTCTGCTACTTCAAGACCTATACGTTCACTTCTTAGCGTCGGTGCAGTTTCTGAATATATTCTTGCTTCTCTACTCTTATAAAAATCTTCAATGATAACTGGTTCACAAATGTAATTGTCTTTAGCGACGCTTGTGAGACAGTTTGTTGTACCGCTAAAATTAGGTTCAAATCTTTGCTCAGTCGGTGCTCCAGTTGTTCTATCAGATGGATTCTCTGGATTTCGACCACGAGAGGCAACCACAAAAGGTTCTGTATTTGTGTTTTTAGATAAATTTAAAAGTTTCTCAATACGTTCATCGGGTAAATAATATTTATCATCAACATTGATTTCAAGAATATCTTTGAGACGAGTTGTGAGAGGAATGGGTTCGGGGAAAGTAAAGTCTTCCCAAATCTTTATGTTTGGATGTTTTCCTCTAATTTCTTTCATAGTGCTAAGAACTTGCTTATTAGAACTGTTGCATTCCCTGATAGTTGTGCTACGACTTTCTTCATTTTCAATTTTTCTACTTACGCAGAAAATTCTCAAACGGTTCTGTGGTACTCCATAATTTTTACTATTTAGTAGTTCAAATGCACTTTCATATCCCATCTCACTAAGTCTTTCAAGATATTTAATGAAGTTATGTCTATGTTTCCCACTCAACACAGCAGCCACGTTCTCCCAGACTATGAACCGGGGCATAGATGTGCCAATTAGCCTAAGAGATTCCCACATTAGTGAACTTGTGGTACCACTACCCTCGTCTCCACCTTCTCCCTTTCCAGCGCAACTGAAACTTTGACAAGGCGAACTGTGACAAATGATATCGACATAAGGTAAACTATCTACCTTCGATATATCTCCAAGGTTTCTACTAAGATAATCTGCTATATAGTATTGCTTCAACTTGTTAATTGGTGTTCTCTTTATGATGCTATGTTTTCCGTTTTGGAAATTATATCCTAAATTCTTCGCCTGAAGTTCTTCAATCATTTTGTCTTGTGAAGGGAACTCGAATGTCTCCATTTCTTTTTCTAAATCCCACCTCATTGCGGCATAGCTAAGAACTGCGTTGGGGTCACAGTCGCAAGTATGGGTTATTTCATAAGGCAATTTTAACTGACGAAGTGAACGTTCATGGGCTCCGATTCCGGAAAATAATTCTATCATAGAAATTTGTTCTGTCATGACTCGGATGCCTCCCATTCAATCACTTTGTCTTGTAGTCCTCGTTCACATAAAGAAACTATATAATCGCATAAAGCATCAGGAATTCTAGATCGATCCTTAGAGCCTTTAATCCCCTGTGTCCCAGTTTTACTACCTCTCGGTGCTCTTTCATGACAACTATCACCATTTTTGCAACATGGAAAGTAGGCATCTGGATAATTAGTAAACAAATCGGTAGGTTTCATGCGTTTGTCGCCCCATTGACAATATGTCGTAGTATATCGATTAAACTCCTGTATCCAATTCATTTTTCTAAGACAACCACGAGGATTTTCAATCCATATATATTTGGGATTTAACTGATGATAAAGTTCAATAACATGTTGGTCTACCTTATCACAAAATTTAGCATAATCGCTAACAGGATCTAAATTGCCTGTAATAGGATTTTTCTTACGATGATGGCTAACTGCCGCCACGCTGAATGTGGTACAATCAAAACTTGCCCATATGACATCGGGGACTCCATCGCACAGTTTAATAATGTCTTCAACGGTCAATTCTCCAATATCTGCCTTTAATGTTGGTTCAAATTTTTCTTCCCAATCAACTGTATAAGTTTCCCATCCTGCTCTTTCAAAGGCCTTAGCCATAGATTTTGTGCCACAAAATAAATCTAGCATTTTTTTCATATCTGCAACCTCCGTTTAGCAATGTTAAAATATTCTTCACTCAATTCAATACCAATTGCATTTCTATTGTTTTTATATGCAACTAATAAATGACTACCACTACCAGCACAAGGATCGAACACAATATCTCCTTCGTTGGTATTGTCAAGAATGAGCTCTTGTAGCAAGTTGTGATTCTTCTCCGTTGGATGTAGTTTGCTACTACCGTTAGGGTATCTAAAAACTGTATTTTTACAATGTGCATTAAATACTTTTGCTCCCGCTTTTTTAAATCAAACGGCAAGCTCAACACCACTTAAATAAATATATTGTCCATTCATTGGACTAGGATTACTTTTTGCCATACGATAGGACGTGTAGTTCCTTGTTTATTGGCAAAATATTTATAAATGTCACTAAATTGTTCTTTTCCACAGAAAATACAAATACTGTTTTTAGTGACTCGATAAACTTCATCGAGAAAACTCTCTAAGTCAAAAGTCAAAACATCTGCATTGCCCTTATCTAATGTTCTAAGACCATTATCTTTCCTGTTAACCACATTGTATGGTATATCCGTTAATGTAAAATCAACACTGTCATTTAACATAGATTGCATTTCCACCATACAATCACCGTGTAGTAAATCTATCATTTTATTGCTCCTTAATCATTCTGTCTTGTGTGAACTTTCCGTTATAATTTGTTCCGGTAAAAAGTTCCAACAATAATAATTGCTGCTAAATATTATTTTATTTTGCACCACACCGTTATTTAAAAATTTCATACGTTCTTCAAACATTAACAATTAAAGATCTTTGTCTTTAAATAACTGCTTTTGGGGCTGAATCATTCAACCATGTATTTGCCATTATTAACGCAAATTTGTACTAATCACTTTGTTTTGTTATCTTTTTATGTCTTGCAACCACTGCGCATAAGGTTTTATCTTATCAACAATAACTTTATCGTCATCTTCTTTTTTGCACAGAACTGCAACCTGAGTGCCTTTGACTATTAAGTCCTGAAATTTCTTTAGTGCATCAGGCCAGCACGTAGCTTCTATCAAACCACCTGTACCAGTATAGATATTAATGAAACAGAATTGGTCTCCTTTTTTTGTTTTCTTTTTTTGTATCTTGGAGATAATACCAACAATCGTGCATTTATTACCAACTGGCACATCCTCAAAATCATCTAGAATTTCTAGAGCTTTTTCAAAAGGATTTGCGTCACTAATAAAAGTTTCAAGTGTTTGAAATTCCCAAAATTCTTCGTCCTGTAAATACTTCTCTTCACACTCATTGATATAAGCTTTGTATTTTTCCATTTGCTCTATATCATATTTCTCTTTACGTTTAGCATTATAAAGTGCTAATACCTTTTCTTTATCAATCTTTTTTCCAACTATAAAATCATCGGCATTAATACCCCATTCATCTAACAGTTTTGCTTTTGTACCGTATGACTGCACGGGAGTATATTCTTTTATTTCATAGTTACTTTTAAAATAATTAATTAAGAAATTTCTTTTATTTTTTGTAGGAATTGCACCAGATTTAACTAAACTAATTACTTGTGTTTTGGTAGGGCATATTCTTGCAGTAAAATCTTTAAAATTAAGAAATTTACCATTAGCATTACGTTCTGAAATCAAGATTTCTGCCAATGTCTCGCCTATACCCGTAATAGCTGATAAGCCATATAAGATTTTACCCTCTGATACCGAGAAATTTATATCAGACTTATTGATATTGGGAGGCAAAACTTCCACTCCGCATTGTTTAGCATCAATGATGATTTTATTAACCTTACCTGCTTTGTCTTTGTTTAAGTTTAACATTGCCTTAAAGAAAGCAGTTTTATGATATGCCTTTAAATATGCAGTTTGCATACAAATCACAGCATAGGCCGCCGCATGGCTCCTATTAAAGCCATATCCTCCCTTGGTTGAGAGCTCCTTGCATATATACTCTGCAATATCTTCGGTATATCCGTTATTTAGTATTTCTTGATGAAGCAATGTAACTTCTTCTTTAACCTTTTCGGGCTGCTTTTTTGCAAGGCATTTACGCATTCGATCTGCTCCTGCATCACTTCTACCGCCAAAAACTTTTGTCAGTCTCATACTCTGTTCCTGATATAGGTTCTGACCAAAAGTTGAGTTAAAAATAGTAGCCATATTCGGATGAGGATAATGTATGTGTTCGGGGTGATTCTTACAATCCACATAAGCATCTATTGCTGGCATAGCATCTGGACGATACAAGGCGATCAGGGCTGTTAACTCATTTAACGATCTTGGTTGCAATCTTGCAATCAAATCTTTCATTCCTTGACTTTCTATCTGAAAAACTGAATCGGTGCGACCACTGCAAATTAAATCAAAAATACCCTCGTTATATTCAAATTTAGGGTTGTTGATATCAATTTCCCACAAATCAATATTGTCTTCTTGCATTGCTTCATTAATTGCAATAAGCGAAGCAACAGACAATATATCGAATTTAACAAGAGAAATTTTTTCATCCATAACCTTATCAACTGAAATTACATGTTCGCCATTCTGTCCTCGTCTTATACCAATATAATGGTCATATGAGTTACGACAAACAATACAACCTCCTGCATGAATACCATAACCTCTTGGACGGTTAGTAATATGTCCAGCGATTTCTAAAAGTTCTTTATACTTAGGATTGTTAGCAATTTCTTTATTGTTATTTAAGCACTCCTCCCAAGTATCTTGTATGAATCCCTTACTTATACGTTCCATTTCTTTATAAGGAAAACCAAGTATTTTGCCTACATCTCTAATGCTTGTAATCGGAGATGTATACACTACGTTCATAACCTGAACTACCCTATCTTCACCATATTTATTCGTAAGATATTCGATAACTTTTGCCCTATCACTTACGTCAACATCAACATCAGGAAGGTCTTTTCTCTCAATAGTTAAAAAACGACCAAAATCCAAATCGTATTTGATGGAATCAAGTTGTGTAATACCAAGTAAATAACATATTAATGAACCACAAGCACTACCTCGTCCTGGACCAACAATAACACTATTTTGGCGACACCATCCAATGTAGTCTACAAGAATTAAAAAGTAGTCACAAAAGTCTTTCTTTTCAATGACATTAAGCTCTTCTTCAATTCTCTTCTTGTAGATGTCCTGTTTTTCCTGTGACCATTTATCCATACCTCGACGAGTATACCCTTCCCACGCCAGCTTACGAAGATATTC